TAGTCACACAGGATTAAATTCTACTAATACAGGTTTTTATTTATCTTCAGATGGTCTTTCTATTGGTAATAGTATAAGAGTTACTGCAGCTGAAGGTGGTTCTATTTTAATTGGCAGAATTAATGGTAGTAATTATTGGACTATCAGTGGAGATTCTAGCAATTCATATATTGCATATGGAACTACTACTTTTAATTCTGGATCTAATTCAGTTTATTTAGGTACTAATGGTATATCACTTGGTGTTAATAAATTTTATGTTGATAATGCAGGTAATTTAACATCTAAAGCTGGTACTATTGGTAATTGGAATATTAATGCTACAAGTCTCAGCGCGGGTAATACGACTCTTTATAGCAGCGGAACTATTGAATGTTCTAATTTATATGCAAATAATTCTGGAGAAATAGGTGGCTGGAGTATTGGATCTTCTAGTTTAACAGGAGGCAATACTACTCTTAATAGTAATGGAACTATTACTTGTGATACTCTTTATGCAAATAATAGTGGTTCTATTGGTGGTTGGAATATTAATTCAGGTTCTCTTACTAATGGAAGTCTTACTTTAGGGGGAGGTCAAATTTTAGGGCCTTCATTTACTTTAGGTTCAGGAGGATTGAATTTAACAGGAGGACTTATTAGCTTTGGTGGTGTTACTTTAGATGGTAGTAGCTTTAGTATGAATGAAGATTCTACTAATTTAGGTGGTAAAAATATTAAGACTAGAGTAGGAGAACTTTGTGCTGATAAAATTAGTGCTGATTATATTTCAGGTAAAATTGCTAGTTTAAATTCATTAGGAGTTGTTAGTTTACATGCATCAAGCGCTGTTCAAGCTAATACAATGTCTTGTAGTAGTACTTTTACAGTTAATGATGTTCAAGCAAGTAGTTGTACTTTAATAGCAGGACTTTCTGGGTCTAAAGCTGATCATGGCACATATACAGTAACTGGAACTATAAATGGAGGAGCTATTCCATTTAGTTTAAAAGTTGAAATATAAGGAGAAAAAAGGATATGGAAGAATTAAAACAAAAATTAATTGATGTTTGTAATGAGAGCGGACTTCCACTTGAAGCAATATTATTTGTAACGAAGGACTTATGGAGGGATGTTGAGGACACCCTCCGCACAGTCCGCACGGGATTATTACAAAAGGAAGAAAACAAGGAGGAAACAGTAAATGAATAATATCAATCCAGTATTAATAATTACAGCAATAACTTTAGTTATAGTTTTCACCGGAACTATTATTGGTTTTATCAAGCTTCCTAATGAGAAGAAAATTGAAAATCTTAAAGAGTGGCTTAAGTGGGCGGTTGTAATAGCTGAAAAGGAACTTGGTTCTGGAACTGGTCAGTTAAAACTTCGTGAAGTTTATAATATGGCGGTAGCTCAGTTCCCTTGGATAGTTGGCTTTATTACATTTGAGATATTTAGTCAGTATGTAGATGAGGCATTAGAGTGGATGAAACAGCAGTTAGAGTCTAATGGTGCAATAGCAACTTATATAAATGAATAATAAATGTGCGGGAAGGGCATAATAAAAAAGTCCTTCCCGCCTATTTTTTTGGTCTAATGTCTTTTATGTATTTTCTTTAAAAATCAAATATATCGAAGATAATAAGACCTTGGAGGGTAATACAATGACAGATTTTTTTACAACTTATGATTTATCTCAAATCATTGTGTTCCTTTTTGCATTTATGTTTGTTGTAAAGGGTTCTTGGGATTTAATTGATTATTTTAAAACTAAGTATAAAGAGAGATTTAATAAGGATTATAATAAGAAGGTGCAAGAAGAAACTTTAAATGAACATTATAAAAATTATATTCAACAGCATACTGAAATGTTAGAAAAATATAATGCTATTGAAGAAAAAATAGAATTTTTAACAAATACCGTTAATGATAGAATGGGAAATTTAGAAACTCGTATTAATGCATTAACAGTATCAGATATGCATGATATAAAGCAATCTATAGTTAGAGCTTATCATTATTATAAAGATGATAAAGGTTGGATCGATGATTTTAGTTTAGATACTTTAGAATTAAGATATGGGGATTATCAATTAGAAGGTGGTAATTCTTATATAGCTGGACTTATGAAAGAAATAAGAGATTTACCAAAGCATCCCCCGCTTAATTAAGTAAAATTTTTGGAGGTACAAGGATGGCAAGTTATATATTGTATCCGCCAATTGTTGATAGTTATATGCCAGCTTTTAAGGCGGGAACTGCTAGTTGTAGAATATATTTTAGTTTATCTAAATTTAACTCTAGTTCAGATTTTGTCTCTGTTCATGCTACAGTAGTAAAACAGAATACTGGAATGAGTGCAGTTAAAACAACAGATAGTAATGGGAAATATCGTTCTACAGGTATAATATTGAATATAAAACCAGTTAAGGTTGTTGATGAAAATAATTTATATTATATAGAAATAGATAATGATGATTTATCTTCTCAGTCAGGAGATTATTCAGGTTGGATCCCTGGATGGACTTATAAAGTTCAATTAAGATTATCAACAAAGAATTATGATGGTTCTGTAGGTCAAGCAGCTTGGTTAAAAGCTAATGCTAGTGAATTTTCAGAATGGTCTACTATTTGTATTGTTAAGGCTACAGGAAAAATAGACTACACTATTCCTTTATTAGGTATAGATACAAGAAATGAAAATTCTAATGTTATAGAAGAAGTTAATACTATCTATACCACTACATTAAATTTATTTGGGCATTTTTATAGAGATATTGATCCAAGTGAATTAATATATTCTTATCAATTTACATTATTTGATATTAATAATAATGTAATTGAAGATAGTGGAACTATTTATGCTAATAAAATGGAAGATAGTGATAGTTTTAATTATCTTATGTCTACAGAATTGATAAATGGAGAAAATTATAAATTAGCATTTAAATTTGAAACTCTTAATCATTATGTAGATGGTTTTTATAAGGTTGATGAAAAAAATAATATAGATCAGCGTATTGAATTTACAGTGTCTCAAATTTTATTAGATAAAATTGACTGTGAATTAATTGTAGTTGATTATGATACAGACGATATATTGAAAGATGTTACATCAGTTCATGAAGAGGAAGAGGAAGGAAGAATATGTGTTAAGATATATTCTGCAAATGAAGATATATATAATGGGAATATTTGTATACGCAGAACTGATTCCCGCACCAACTTCAAGAAATGGACAGATGTATTAATATATGTTGCAAAGGAGCAATTAATAAATACAATTCCATTATTCTATGACTATACCGTAGAAAGTGGAGTATGGTATCAGTATGGAATTCAACAAATTGATCAAGAGGGAAATAGAGGCGAATTAAAAATTATAAGACCTATTATGAGGAATTTTAATTATACCTTCCTCTTGGGGAAAAATAATCAACAATTAAAATTGCAGTTTGATAATACCATGAATAGTTATAAACATCAGATTGTTGAAGGAAAAGTTGATCCTATAGGTGCTCAATTTCCTGTTGTAAGTAGAAATGCTGCAACTAATTATAAAACCTTCCCAATTAATGGTTTAATATCATTTTGGATGGATGAAAATAAACTGTTTTGTGATAAAAAGGTTATTTATAAAGATGATGATATAATTAATTTATATGAAAATTATAATAAAGAAAATAATATTATACAATATGATTATATCTATGAAAGAGATTTTAGACAAAAAGTTCTTGATTTTTTATATAATGGAGAAATTAAGTTATTTAAATCTCCAACAGAAGGTAATATTTTAGTTAGATTAACAGATATATCTTGTGTTCCAAATCAAAGTTTAGATAGAATGATTTATAGTTTTTCTGCTAATGCTTATCAAATGGCTGAAAGTACTATGGAAAAGTATCATGAGTATGGGCTCTATGATACGGGGACGTGGTCTTCTGATTTTAGTGTATATGAGACACATTTAGGACAACTCCAAATGGACTTTCCTGTTGAAACCAATATATTAAAAGAAATCTATAAAAAATATGATAGCCAAGGAAGAAACTTGGGTGGTTATACTAAAGAAATTGGTAATATTACTAATTTAAAAATAACATTTGATGGTAAGCCTTTAAGAATTAAAAATTCATCTGGTGAATTAGTTATTGGTAATAATCTTGTCTATAATGGTAAATTATTTACAGTTAATAGCGGAACTAGAGTTATTGAATTTGATGAAAGAATGATTTTTTCTACTTCAGATAATTTAACTTTATTAGGTGATGAAGAAAATACTGTTTCTAGTGTTTCTGCAACTATTGATTTCTTATACGAAATAAGGTCTGAAGTATGGAAAGATAAATCTATACAGACAAGAAATGTTGTAGTCAATATAGGTCAACTATTTAATGAGTATGCACCAGATAGTGATTTATATAATGAAATTTATTATAAATATTATATAGATTGGGAAGATATTTTTAGAAAATTGAATAAACTTTCTTCTATTGAAATAGAGGCTAATCCTGGAGCTGTTTTCTATATTAAAGATGAAGATGATAATATAGTAGAAAAGCATATTATAGGTGAAACTGGTCAATTAAGATTCTATGAGTTAAGTAATATAAAAGGAATTAAATATGCGGGAATGCAGTTACCAGATGGTAGTATTGATACTACTAAAAAAGCTGATATATTATTAAATTATATATATACTTTAGTAAAAGGAACATATAAAAAGGAGATATAAGGATGGCAGCTCTAAGTTATTTAAAAGATAAAGATTTTTTAAGAGAGCTGGATAATAATACTAATAAATTCTATTGGGTTAAGATAGAAGTTCTTGATGCAGATGAATTACCGATTCAGAGTATTGAAGGCAGAGTTCAGTCTGGAAGTAGTATTAATTTAGATGGTAGTTCATCTGTACGTAGAACTTGTAATATTTCTTTTGTAGCGGAAGAAGAAGAAAATGATTTAACAGATGTTGAGAATCTTCTCTCTATTACAAGAAAAATTAGAATTTTTGAAGGTATTAGAAATGATATTAATAAAAATTATGATGATATAATATGGTATAAATTAGGTGTATTTGTTATTGTACAACCTAGTATTTCTCATAGTGCAAGTGGATGTATTATTACTCTTAATTGTAAAGATAAAATGTGTCTACTTAATGGGGAATGTGCGGGAGGCCTACCTACTTCAATTACTTTCCATGAGTATGATCAAGTAATTGGAATGAAGGAAGTTACAACAGATCCTGAAATAGATAAGAATTTAGAACCTAATAATTATACTGTATATAAGTATGGAAATACTTATAAAGTTTGGTCTGCGGAATATGGTTGGACAGAAGTGGATGATGCTAGTATGGTTGGCGAAAGGGTCCAAGTCCCGCAAAGATTTTACGATATCATCCAGACTCTTGTTTGTAATTATGGCGGAGAAAGTTTAGATAGAATAATGATAAACGATATCCCGCTTGAAATAAAACAGATTGTTAGATACATCGGTAATGATGTATTATATTTTAATACAGATACAGGAATGTATACGGTAGATGAAGCCTATGTTACTAATGAAGGAACTTGGAGAAGTTTTAAGTTTAATGAGGATGTGGGTTATATTTATACTGATTTTACGTATCCTGGAAATTTGATTTCTAATATAGGTGATAATGTTTGTACTATATTAGATAGAATTAAAAATACATTAGGCAATTATGAATATTTTTATGATATAGAAGGAAACTTTGTTTTCCAAGAGGTTAAGAATTATTTAAATAATTCCTATGATCCGACGAATATTTATAGACTAGATAATGGGCGGAAGGTGGCTATTGCAAGTAATGGTTTAAGTATACTTGATGATACTAATTATCAGGTTGATTTTTATAGCAATACTAGATCTATGTATACTTTTAATGAAGGTAATGGACTTATTACTTCTGCCAATAATACACCTAATTATACTAATGTTAAAAATGATTTTCATATTTGGGGCGAAAATGAAGATGGCTATGCAATACATTATCATGTAGCTATTAAAAATAAACCCGCAATTATGAATACATATAAAGTTGTTTTTATTGAAGATGCGGAAGGCTTGCCTACAGGCGCTTTAAGACTTGCTGAAGAAGGTGAAGAAGGTGTTGATTATACTCCTGAAGACTGGCGAGCTGAATTATATTTACAAGGTCTTACTAAATGGCAAAAAGAGCAAAGACCTGATGTTTATGAACAAGAACTTCTTGATTTATTTGATAATATTTATGATTTCAAAGAAAAGAAGTTTAAAGCTGATTTAGTTGAACATCCTAATGATTTACAATATTTTTTCGATTATCTTGAGCCTATTGATAAATTATATGATTGTTCAGTAGATTTATTAAGATCAAAAGTAATGTCTTATAAACAAGATAAATTAAAAAGATTGTATAATACAGATATTCCTAACTATATTATGATAAATTTAACAATGGATGCTAATACTAGAACAAAAATAATTGATAGATGTGAAAAAGAAGGTCAGCCTTATTCTAATGTCGATGCAACTGTTTATTCTAAGATTGCAGTTGGTACGATTGGATATACAGCGCAAGAGACCGCCCGCACATTGCTTTATCAATATACAAATTATAATGAGAACATTTCAATTCAATGTATACCAATTTATTATTTAGATGTAAATTCAAGAATAACAGTCCAAGATAGGGCAGCTGGTATTTATGGAGATTATATTATTAAATCTATCTCCCTCCCGCTCAGTGCTGAGTCTACAATGACTATATCTGCAACTAGAGCATTAGAGAGAATTTAATAATAAAAGGAGGCAAATAGTATGGCTTATCAATTAGGTCAATATAATAAAAATCCTGACAGTGATAATGATATTTTTATGACTTTGATTACAGAAGGGACTCCTCGCAGAAAACAAGCCATGGATGATACTGGAGCTTCAGGAACAACTACTTTATTTGAAAATGAGTGTATTCAAATATCTGGTTTTATTCCTAATAAAAATTATTATTTTCATGGTAAGATAAAGAGGATGACTTCTGATCAAGTTTTTTATATAAAATTAGTTAATTATGAACAAAGTGCTTCAGAAGAACAAGTAGAACAATATATTAAAACAATAAATGTTGCTAAAGGTGATTCTGATGATTGGGTAGATGTAGAATTTTTATTTACTCCGTTAACTATTTTTGACTCTCTTTTGTTTGAATTACAAAGAACAGTAGAGGATTATAGAGAAGAAAAACGTTATCCTGTTATTATTTATGAAGAATTAAGTGAAATAAATAATTTAATTCCGAGAAAAATTAATGATGGATCAAATTTAATTAAAATAGGAGTTCAAAGTCATCCTGGTTTATTAATGTGTATAAATGGAGAAGAAATAAGAACTTGTAGAACTGGAGTATATGAAATTAAAAATGGTTTGATTTTAGTTTCTTTCTTTTCTGTTGTTGCAGGAGCTATTGAAAATACTTCTATATTAGAAGATCAGATAAATGAGGTTAATGAATTGTGGGCGGAAGCTGAAATGTTACCGACTCCCGCAGAGCGGGAAGCAGCTAAGGCAGCAATTCATAGTAGAAGTATTATAGATTCTTCAAAGACAAGACAGATAGATGGCTTTACTCTTGATTATTTATATAAGGAGGATTAAAGGAGATGGCACAAAGTTCTTTTTATGGCGGGAGGCAAGGATCTCCTTTCATTATAGTTGAACATTTTGATGGTATAAATATTCCTCAAGGAGAAACAGCTTATAGAACCAGTTATTTAGCAGTAACTAATGATAGAAATTATTTTATTTTTAATAATGGTTTTATATATAGAGATGCTAATAATTACGAAGATTATATATGGCAAAGAACATTACTTGATGGAAGAACTGTTTCAACCAAAATTAATAAAGAAGGGACTGGAGATACTTCTTCGGAGGTTCTGGACCTGGTTCCCGCAAAAGGTATGGTTCAATGCTTTGAACAGGGTGGGGCAACTACTAATATAGTTAATTATGGAGAATATGTTATTATAGACACTCCTAATAAGACAGATCCAGATAATGGCAAGATCTTCCGCAGGGGAATGAATTATGATATTAGTGAAACGAATCCTTTAGCGGGCGCTGAATATATTGGTCAAGTAGTTGGTCCTCAAGGTGAAGCAGTTGATTTAGATTTTGATTTATATGATAATATAATTCAAGAAGATCCCCATGAACAGGGTGACTACAATGTTAATAATGGTGGTATAGTTTCTGGTAAAGAAAATGATAGAATTTTATATGCTTATACTACTATTAAAGATGAATTTGATAATATTATTGGTAGTAAGATAGGTTTTAAGATTCCTTATTTAGTTACTGAGTTTAATGGTCGTAGTAGAAGTCCTTATTATACTAGTACTGATATAAGACCTGCGGGAAAGGCTGTTGGAGATAGGCTGAATGAGGACTTCCCGCTGGTTATTAGAACAGATGATGATTCAAATCCTTTTTATAGGACTTGGAGAATTGATGTTCCAATGGGTATCAAAGGTGATAGTTCTATTGGTATTGAAAAGATAGAAACTCAGGCACTTGCGGGAAGTACTTATTACTATGATCAGACTTGTTTAGATAGTGCAGGTATTTTAAGTGGTAATGTTAATTTAGATACTGATAATATTGATTATAGTTTATCTTATCTACCTGTTACTATTGGTGGTGAGATTTATTATATTAAAAATGATGGTTCATCTACTGGTACTTCTATTTTAAGATATACTGAAACTAGATATGATAATAAAGTAACTGGTGAAAGTACTTATGTTCCTATTGGTGCTTATAATACTATTAAATCAATAAGTATTGCTGATAATGGTGATGTATATATTAATTATAGTTATGATAATCTTGTTAAACTTGATGGAGTACATCTTCGTTGGGTGGATTCAATGGAGATAAAACAGAATGGTGAGTATATCATTACTTATAATGATGAAACTACAGATAAAGGAAATATTTATTTTATAGGTAAAATAAATGTTGCGGCAGATGGTACAGTTACTTATTATTATACAGATGATAATGAAACAGTTGCAGGAACGCAAGAAAAAATTATTCGTTGGATTGAAAATGTAACGATTGATACAAGAGATGGTAATGGTACTCAAAGAGTAACTGTTACTTATAATAATGATAAAAGTGGTTCTATTTCAGAAGAAATTGGAGATCCTTTAAATTTTATTTTGGAAGCGGTTATTACTGAATCTAGACCAGAATCTCCAACTACTGAGCCTTATCATTTATTAGTTTTATATAGTGATCCTATAAAGAGAGCAGAAATTGTTACTGCGGGTAATAATGCTACTTATAGATCAATTTATCCTGATAATTATGGTAATTATATTAGAAATGATTGGCTTGATTTAGGAAGTGTTCGTGGTGCAAAAGGCGGACTTGGTATCTTATCTAAATTAACAGATGTTAATTTACTTAATGATGATAGTACAAGTCATACCCCAATCCCGCCCGAATATATGATGGATGCTATTGATACAAGAGCAGGCGGGAATGACTATATACTAAATCCTCCGCAAGGAATGGATCCTCAATATAGTGGCTGGTTAATGGCAATAGACGTATCTACTGTGCAAGATCCAGATGCTACAGATTTATATTTCTATGATTATGGAATAGAACAGTGGATTAAAATTGCGGGAGGTGCTGGTACTGGTGGTGCTAAACCAGAAGAAGTAGTACGTATTAGTAATATTGCTATAGTACCATCAAATCCAGATTTAGAAGAAAATGGTCTTTGGTTTGTATCAGAAATACGAAAGATAGCTAATTAATAATTTTTGGTCAAGTTAAGATTATTATTTTTAATATTTTTTCATATATATATAGGATATTTTAGAAATAAAAGGAGGAAATTTTTACGATGGCTACTAATGAAACTGTAATAACTCAAGTAAGGCGTAAAAATAGTATTGGTTTTGATTCTCCTTTACCAATAGGCACATCTGCAAAATATGTAACAGGAATTCGTGGAACTGGTGTTAATAATATTGAAGAAAATATACTTTTAGGATATGATCTTATTACTACCACAGAGGTAAATCCTATTGAAGGGGTAAATCATATTATAAAAGAATTTAGAAAAGAAGAAGATGAAAATGATTATTATTATATAGATATCTATGAATATACTGATTATACAAATTATAAAAGATGGTTTAGAAATAATGTTTTATTTATTTCAACAGATGATGTAGAGTTTGATGATGTGGATCATAATTTTTTAATGAATGATCCATCTGTTTATGAAATAAATGATCATAGCCTTCTAATGGATAATTCTGAGTCACCTGATGAAAAGGCTATATATATAGCTGTTTTACATTACATAAATGCAGAGGATGATGATATTTCTGTTTCTAAATTAATTCGATATTCTGCAAAAACAGAAAATGGAAAAGTAGTGCAAAAGCAGATTATTCAAAATCTTTTATAGAAATGATGGGAAAGGAGTCTTTTTATGACAAATTATGTTGATAAAATTGGAATTAAAGTGGATAATCCTTCAGATCCTTTAGTTCCAGAATATGATTATAGAGACATTGGTATAGACAGTGATCATGTCGTAATGGGAACTTATAGTGTTTTAACAGAGAATGATAGTCTTACCAAGAAAATTCATGATCTAGAAGAAGCTACTCCAGATGTTGCAACAGCATCCACTGCGGGTATTGTAAAACCAGGTGCGGGATTACAGATGCATGCAGGATCAACTGATGGAACTTTAGATTTAGCTTATGACCATACATTAACATTTACTGATGAAAATGGAACAACAATAGAAACATTTGATGGTTCTACAGATAAAACAGTTTCTATTTCTAATATTCCTACTAATCATGCTAGTGCAAATAACACTTATGGTGTTGGTGATAGTTTAAAATATGGTCATTTGAAAATAACAGATACATATCAAACTGCACCTGCAGCCCCCGCAGGAATAGCAGCTTCTGCAAAAGGTGTTAATGATATGTATACTGAGTTAAAGCAAGGTGTTGGTATTGAATTAACTCAAGCACAATATGATGCTTTAACACCTGAACAGCAAGCAAATGGTGATTATTATATTACTGATGGACTTGATCCAGTTTATGATAATTCACTTGATGACTTAACAGATGTAGAAATTACTTCTCTAGTTAAAAACGGGGATGGACTTGCTTACAACTCTGCAACTCAAAAATGGGAAAAGAGTGATGATGTATGGAAGACAATGGCGCAGAATGGTGCGCATAATTTATGCTTAAGAGAAGGTCTGAAACTTAAGCCCGAATATAGTCAAGGCTTGGGAGTTGACTATTTTACTACATCCGCACAAGACGTTGTCAGTTTTACGGCAAAAATAGACCAAAACACAGATTATATCGTATCACATAAAAATGGTAATAGATTTAGAGTTGCGCTATCTGTGGACTATCCAAAGTTTGGTGGTGCTTGTTATACACTCTATAATGATAATGATGCAAAGTCATATGAGTTCAATAGTAGTACATATAACTACGTGACGGTATTCTGTAATAATCCATATGCTGATTATGACACAGTACAGCCTATGGTGAAATTAAAAACTGACCATTGTGATGAGTGGACTGATTATGCCCCTACCAACCGTGATTTAGCGTATGTCCGTGACGGATGGAAGAAGAACGGAGCGTATAATATACTTCCTAATAATAAAGTCACAGAAACCGTTAGTGGAAATGTATTTACAGTTAATAGTAATAAGTCTGTTACCGTAACTGTTCCGACAAATCCTACAACAACGAATTTCTACTTATTAGGGACTAACGCAACATCAAAAATAACATTACCAGCAGGTACATATAAATTGGTCGGTTGTCCTAGTGGTGGTAGTGGTTCAAAATACTATATACAAGGTTTTGGTGACCATGATTATACGACAGGTATAGCTATACTTGATACGGGCGATGGTTTTATATTCACTCTTACGCAGGAGAACAATTTATATTTCTTTATTTCGATAAGAAATACGTTTACATCGGGCGGTACTGTTACCTTCAAACCCATGATAACAACCGACCTCAATGCTACCTATGATGATTATGTTCCGTATGCAAAGACTAATAGGGAGTTGACAACTATTGTTAATGATTTTGAAGTTGATGCAATACCCGCATCTACATATTTTGGTTCAATAACATTTTCAAAAAGAAGTGGAATATTAATGGGAACAAGTAGAGCAATAAAGGTATTAACTACAGTTAGCAGTAATAGTTATATTCAATTAGGTACATTACCTGCATCATTAAGACCAAAGTGGGATACTGATTTTCCTGTCTTTAATAGAACTACTGGAACATTTGGAGAAATACATATTACTCCTGAAGGAGTTGTATCATTTTTAAAGACTCCAAATGGTGTATTTAATAAAGATGATTATGTATCTATTTGCGGAAATGCTTGTATGGCAGCCACTGTATAAGAATTAAAGGAGGATAACCCTATATGTATAGATTATACAAAATAACAAAAGACAATGAAAGTAAAGAAGTTACCTCTCGTGATGAATACACGGATGTATATGAAGCAGAGGGTAATTTCGAGTTCCAGAAGGGTCTGGCTATGGAGGAACATAAACTTACGTTCCTTATGTTACTTGAAAATAATGGAGAAATCCATAATGGATATATCGCAAAGATAGGTGAAGGTACTTTTAGTCCTAGACTCTATGAAGTTAAGACTACAGATGTTGATACATGCAAGACTTATGCACATGAAACTGCATATGATGTTTCAGCTGATTTCTATAAGAGAATGGGTAGTGCAAAGCAGAATACAGAAATACGTGCGGAAATGCTTAGAGGCATAGATGAAAATGGTGGTCTGTTAGAGTATGAGTATTGGGTTAGACCTATTGAAATACCTGAACCCACACCCGAGGTATAATATTTTAAGGACTATGAGTGTAAAAAACTCATAGTCCTTTTTATATATATAATTATTAAATAGAAATTTATTCATATAAATAATTAAAAATATTTAATTATTTATTATTATTATATAGAGAGAAGAAAGGAGATATATTTATGGGTTACATATTAAAAATGGAGTCCATTATGGCTCTGGCCCAAATAAAGCTTCACAATTATCTATAGTTGATACAGAAGGTATTATTGGAAATGCGGGAAGCACTGTGACTACACAGGCTCTTGTTGATGGAATTGCAGATGATTTAAAAGAGTATGAGGTTGTAGAGAGTGATAACTTGTGTCCAAATGAAGGTGTTTCAACTGTTACACAGGGAGTAACCTTTATTGTCAATTCTGATAAAAGCGTAACTGTCAGCACAGGTGCAGGTGGAGCAACAGGAAATGCTTTTTTCTTAGTTGCGACAGGGTTAACTCTTAAAGCAGGAACTTATAAGTTGGTTGGATGTCCAAATGGCGGAAGTGATCAATTCTTTTTATATTGTAATAGTGATTTTGATGGTACAGCTAAATATGATTATGGCACAGGTAAAGAGTTTACATTAAGTGTAGATGGTACAGGTGGTATCAGAATTTTTATAGGTACGGGCACTGTTATTACAACACCAATTACATTTAAGCCAATGATAACCAAAGACCTTACAGCTACTTATGATGATTATAAACCTTATTATACTCCTCTTAAAGATGCAATGTGGACTAAGGAACAACAGAAGAAGAATGGGGCGTATAATCTGTTGCCGAATAATGGTACTACACAGGTTATAAACGGCATAACATTCACATACAACAGTGATGGCACTATTACAGTGCAAGGTAATTTGGCACCAGGGAAGACTTACGCAGTATCAACATTTTATAATGATGCTACGCATAATCTACCAAGTGGAACGTATAAATTATGTGGATGTCCGTTACCGAATGATGAAAGTGACTTCTGTATAGATGCTTGGGATACAAATTCAGAAAAGAAAGATTTTGGTCACGGTCAAGACTTTACCATTACGGCAGGTACTAGATTCTATGTGGCTATTTCTGTTTATGCAGATATCCCCAATGCAATAACGTTTAAGCCTATGGTTACTACTGATATGAACGCTACGTATGCTGATTATGTTCCCTATGCAAAGACTAATAGGGAGTTGACAGAAAACCGTATTAAATATGGAGAAGTAAGTGGGACATTATCTAATACACAATATGACGGTTATTATTGGGCTGATGTTGCAATAGACATGCCAACGGATGCGGTGCTTATTTCAGCATTACCAATTGTAGCAGGAAGTAACAAATTTATCAGTGTTCAAAGATTAACAGCAACCACGCTTCGAGTATATGGAAATGTTAGTGAGAACACTTTCACTATTAGATATGCTTATATCTAATGTTGCTTTGTAACTTGTTGAAGCAAAAGGGATTAGTGATAACGATAAATGGTTCTACGAGTGGTGCTATTTTAGGAATAATAACCGTGGGAACAGATAAAAACCTTATTATCAATACAACAGTAGCAAGTGGCACGGTTATAAGGTCAACAACAATATGCTATGTAACGGCATAATCACATAACACATTAAGGAGGAAAAAATTATGTATAGATTTTACAGAATAACAGTTGATGAACAGGGAACAGAGCATCCGTCACTTGACGAGTATGAAGATGTAAACGTGGCAGAAGGCAACTTCGAGTTTCAGAAGGGCTTGGCTATGGAGAATCATTCTTTCGCTTTTCTGATGTTGCTTGATAATACAGGGGCAATCCACAAGGATTATATCGCAACAGTAGGAGAGGGCATTATCACTCCTAGACTTTTTGAGGTTAAGACAACCACAGAGGAAACAGCAAAGTCTTATCTCCATGAAACAGCCTATGATGTATCAGCAGACTTCTACAAGCGCATAGGTGGAGCAAAGCAGGATGTTAATGTTCGTGCAGAAATGCTCCGTGGTGTTGATGAAAATGGTAATCTGTTAGAGTACGAGTATTGGGTTAGACCTATTGAAATACCCGAACCCACACCTGAAGTATAATATTTTAAAAAGACTTGACTTTTTAAAAAATTTTTGTTATAATATATATAAGATAAGAATATGAGTTTTTTCTAAACTCATATTCTTATCAAAAAATTTTCTTATTTAATCTATTTAATTTTTAAATTCTAAAATTCTTTTTAGATTTCCTATTATTTAATTTAATATAGAAAATTTAACAAATTTATAATAATATCTTTTTTCGTAGAATATTTTTCTATTCTCTTATTTTGTCTAAAATCAAATCTTATATTATTATTACGTCTTGTTAAAATTTTTTATATAACTAATTACAAGTTACTTGACTTTTAAAAATTTTTATGTTATACTAGAGATAGAAAGAATAAAGGAGAGATTTTATGCTTTTATTATCTTTAGACCCTAGTACAAAAAATACTGGATGGGCAATTTATGAAGGTCAAGAATTAAAAAATCATGGATGTATAAATGCGGGAAGCGCTAACCTATTTCATCGCATCAATAGAATGGTAGAAGAAATTAAGAAGTTATGTATTGACAACAAGATTGAAAAAGTTGTATTAGAGGAAGTTCTTCCAGAGGATGTGCGAGGAAATAATAAAGTATTTAAAGCACTTATATATTTACAAGGTTTTATTATGGGGATGTTAGATGAATTAGCCATTCCCGCAGATTTTTACGTGGCTTCCGCATGGAGAGCTAAGTGCGGCATCCGCACAGGTAGAGGTATTAAAAGAGAGAGTTTAAAACCTCAAGATATTAAATTTGTTCAAAGCCAATTTGGGATAACCGTTGGTGATGACGAAGCTGATGCTATTTGCATTGGTTTTGCTGCTGTTGGTGGGGAGATTAAACATCCCCAAGTTGTAGTAGATGATTCTGGCTTTGAGTTTGCTTAAAAATTTTTTTAAATTTTTGGTCAGCTCGTAATACTAAATGTCTATAAGAATTTAGCTATTTTATATATTGTAAGAGAACATTTTGGAAAAACAAAAGAAGAGAGAGTGGAAATGGGCGGGAACCCTTCAATGATGATGCCATCATCATCTGGTCCCATGCCTGCAGTTAGATAAAAAAAAGCCTTGCTATTAATATAGCAAGGCTTATTTTTTTTGCAATAATGGTGCGGGAGGACCAGTCAAATAAAACATCGGACTGGTCCCGGTTCCCGCATATTATTGAACGCCAGTGGAACCAAATCCACCTTCACCGCGTTCTGTATCATCCAAATCAGTAACTACATTCATATCTATATTCAAATAAGACATAATTACTAATTGAGCGATTCTGCTTCCTGCAGGTACCATTTGCGTTTCTTCACTGTCATTATAGAGAGCGACAATAACGGGTCCTCGGTAATCTGCATCGACTATACCCACACAGTTAGCAGGACGTAGTCCCTGTTTAGTCGCTAACCCGCTTCTTGCAAATATAGCACCAAAATATCCTTTAGGAATAGCCATCGAAATTCCAGTATCAACTTTCACTGTTTCACCTGGATCAATATACATATCATACTCAGTAGCGGCATACAAATCCCATCCAGCTGCATCCTCACTTCCGCGTGTTGGTATCTTTGCTAAATTATTTAATAACTTAATATCCATTAAAATTCAATACCTCCCGCAGACTCTTCCTCATCCTTTTCTATTGGTTCAGGGAAATAACCATCCTGCACATTGTAAGTAATATCAACTGAACAATCAGGTTCTTTTTCAATATTAAAATCCTTAGTCAAAATCACACGGAACCACTCGTCAACAACTTCACCCTTGGCCTTAGTGCACTTATATTCAGATGAGTACTTACTCAATGTATAGCTCTTATCTGCCTTAGCTTCTTCTATTGTTTTCTTAGCTTCAGCTTCATTTGCCACTCTATAAGTTTCAACTGTTCTTACTAAATATTTCATATCCTTTTATCTCCTTCATTTTATTGATAGGTTTTATGTAAAGTAACTTTAATTTCATTTCTTGATCCATATTTTTGTATTTGAGGATTTATTTCTGATTTAAATTTATCTTGAATATTTCTACCCCAAACTAAGTCACCTGCAATATCCACCTGGTCTATGTCATATTGTTCACAAATACTGTATAGCGTAGTTGTTAAATTAGATAAAGGTGCTTGTATATGTTTAATACATTCTCCATCCTTATATACTTCTATATTTTGTTGTATTGTAAAAGGGCGGATAACTGTTACTACATGATTCATATTATACCTCCTCTATAACACCATAGGTATAATCAAATAAATAATAAACAAAGTTTTCTTTCGTATCAAAATCTCTAATCCAGATTTCAAAACTATCATCATCTAACTTATCTATACTTAATACCTGACCTCTATTAGTGAGTGTTTCTTTAACATCATTAGTTAAAGTATCTAATTTAGGCTCAATTAAATTAATTATAGTATAATCTCTTCTTTCATGGCATAAAAGCATCCAATACTTCGTATTTAAAGTAGCAAATAACATTTCTTTAGCCATATCTTCTATTTCAGTATGAAGTAAAATAGGATCGATTGGATCAAATTGATTCATCCCTTGTTTATTAAATTCATAAAGGTTCATACCTAAATCTAGTTCTGCCATAATATTATCTCCTTTTATCTCTTAATTAATTATAACATAAATTTTTTAAAAAGTCAAGATAATATTATACAAACCCACCTCTTAACTTCTTACTATGTTTATATCTATCTTCAACTTCTGCTTTTTGACTTTTATTAAATGATGTTTTATAATCACCAGTAAGATAACCAGTTACACGGCGTAAATGTTGAATACGATTCCCGCCACATTCTGGACAAGTATCTCCTATTAAACCAGAGTATCCGCAATCTTCACATAAATCAGAAGGAACATTTAAAGCAAAGTAAGGAATATCATGATCCATAGCATAATTCACAATAGTTTCAAGTGCCTTAATATTATGAGTTACATCTCCTTCAAGTTCAACGTAAGTAATACATCCTGCAGAACTATACCCTGTTAATTGACTTTCTATATCTATCTTTTCTATTGGTGATATTTCTTTCCACACTGGAACATGCATAGAATTAGTAAAATAATCTCTATCACTTACATTAGGGATGTTTCCATATTTAGCTTTAAATTTCTGCATTGCAGTATAGCAGAGATTTTCAGCTGGAGTATAATATACACCAAAGTTAAGTTTATATTCTTGTTTAAATTCTGCACACCTATCTTTAAATAATTGCTCTATTCTTTTAGCTAATTCCATTCCTTTTTGTTCTGTATGATCGCAATGGACTAATATCTGTAAGCATTCAGCTAAGCCTAATTGACCCAGTGCTAAAGTACCATGCTTAAGAGCTGACCTAATACCTTCTTCAGGTATATATCCCGCCATAGTATTGTTTTCATACATAAATTTCGCAGAGGAAGAGTCTTGGCTGCATATATATTCAAAACGCTCAATGAGCATATCTTTTGCATCATGTATAGCTTCATCAAGAAGTTGGAAAAAGAAATCAATAGTATCTTCTTCTAAATCTCCACAAGGTTTATCATCATAATACCTTGCAGCTTCCATAGCTATTGTTGGAAGAATTATAGTTACAGGACAGATATTTCCACGCCCATCTTTTTGAGCTGCTGAAATATAATTATCATATAAATGTCCTGTTTCTATTACTGATTGAATATTCATTCGATAGGAGTTGGACGCGTTTATATCTGCTCCGTTCTGGGTTCTGCAGCCCATGGTCGAGAACAATTCTACCGGAGTCTGGGTCTGTTTAATTCTTATTTTTTTCATTTTCATAATCCTCCTCATATATTTCAAGCATTAAAATATTTTGTAATTCTGGATTTTCTTCTAATCTTTGAATTAAACTATTATATTCTTTTTCATTTAAAGAATTTATATATTCTTCTTTTTGTTTTCTATCGTAATTAATCCAATCTTTCTGCATTTTAACATCACAGTTGGCATAATTAGGATAAAGTCTCTTGGCAGTAGACTTAAGTGCTAACTGGTAGAGGTCATAATTAGGGTCTCCTTCTTTTCTATTTATCCCCTTCATCATCTGGAATATACCGCAAGGGAATATAGGAGTTTTATGAAACTTACCCACACCTTTTATACTACCATCAAGAAGTGCTTTAATTACCATTCTACCTTCAGGAAGTATACACGTTCCATAATTGATTGAGGTAAAGGGGAGCTGATTTCCAGATCTTGATTGCAAAGTATTTAGATTATGATACATACCTTCAACTGCCTGCTGAAGTTCTTTAGTAGTCATATCCATAGCATATTGGTATGCTTTAGGATAAGAATTTTTAAATAAAGGATAATCAATAGGAATTTCAAAATCTTTGTCCACAAGTTCTCTAATTAATCGAGATTCATTTTCTATATATTTCATTCCATCTTTAAGATGTTTTTTGAAACTTTTTCTTACATATGGAACCATAGTCCAGTCTAAATGAGTAGCACTAACTCCACCAAATTGCTGTAATGACTGGAGCTGAAAGATTACCGCAACTAATTGAAATGCAGTATTAATACTATTCGCGGGGCGAACATCTGTCTGCCGCGTATTAAAACCATTTGCAAGTATATCATCGAAAGGTACCGAAAGGCAGTTATGCATGCCTACGGCATAGCTATCAAGATCATGAATGTAGATCTCATTATTCAAATGCCTAGCCTTAGATTTCTCTGACATACAATTATCTAATGCGTACTGTTTAGAGATAACAGAATCAAATTCTCCCTTTCTACCTCCAAATGAATGTTCATCTACATTAGCATTTTGATTGTCAATTTTATTTCCTGCTAATTTATCTCCCGCAATCAACATCATATTATTTTGCCACTTGCGGATTTGATCTCTATCATGGCGATACTCAATATATGCAGTAGCCACATCCTTACGTTTACATGACATAAGTCCATGTTCTACAAGAGTCTGAATATCATCAATAGTGAGTTCATTTGGGAGACCATCCATATAACCTAGAATATAATCTGCTATATTCTGTGCTTTTAATTCAGCATATTCAGTAACTTCTCCATCTACTGCTTTAAATGCTTTAAGCACAGCTGCTTTTATTTTTTCTGGGTCAAAAGAAACTGATCTACCATCTCTTTTTTTGATAGTATACATTATGAAATTACCTCCTATTTATTATTATTTTAAGGGTGTAATATAATATTAAAATTATTATATTTAAATTAATCTAAATTGACCACTATTCCATATATCCCATATCTATTGGTTCAGAATGTGTATATTTTGCTGTCAAATTATCACAAGCAAGTTCTTTATATTTTTTTAAATACCAATCTGATTTCTTTAAATCTTCTTCTCCATTTTTATCTGCTGCTCGATAACGATATTTCCAACTATTGCATAAACAAAAATTCTTAACTGCCTCTATACCAAAGACAAGAATCATTTCATCTATACATTCTAAAGCCCCTTCTCTATTATAATGAGCAGGATGTTCTACATTGTTCATATTTATTCTCCTTATGTGCGGCGGGACCAGTTCCAATTTACTTTGGGATTGGCCCCAGTTCCCGCTATTCATCATAACCATTTTTTATATAATATTCTTTTATATTATATTTATTTACTATAAAATTAGAAGTATGTGGATCTAAATCTTCTAAAACAATATTTTTATGAGTATAAGGAATTCTAATTAAAATTAAATTATTATTAAAAGCATATTCATTTTTAATCATATCTCTTTGATGAGTCTTTTTTAAATGTTCTTTAGTATTCCAACCAGATTCTGAACCAGAATGAAAATGTTGCTCGCCATCAAACTCTATAATCCATGAATCTTGTTTATTTGGATTTATTACAAAATCCCAATAGTAATTTTGACTATTAATTTCTTCTTTTACTTCAGTCTTATAGGGTAAAGGAAAATTATCTAATAATTTTTTAATCTCTTGAACGCCATAAGAATTATGCCAATTACATCCGCATGATTTAGTCAAATCTCTAGTTAAATTAGTTGCCAATACTTCAGTTTCATTTCCACAATCACAAAGACATTTATATTTAATATGCTCATCTTGCATCATACGATTTATAGGTTCTATAACTAGAAGTTTTCCAAAGCGCTGTCCGCTTAAATCTTTAAATCTCATTTGAGAAGTTATTTCTTTTTGTAAACACCCGCAAGATTTAGTATTCCCACTTCTTAAATTAACTCCTTGAACTACAATAATATTTCCACATTTACATTTACATTTCCAATAAGCATTTCTACTTTTTACTCCTTGTGGTTTTTCAGCTCGTTCAATTACTGTTAAATATCCAAATGTTTGTCCTGTTATATCTATTAATGCCATAATTTTATTTTAAAGAAAGTAATATATCAATATATTTTTCTAATTTTTCTATTTTTTCAGGACTTAAATTTCTTTGACCTGCACTATAACTATATATTGTATTTTGATTTATATCAGTTAAATATGCAAGATATTTATAAGAAATTCCTTGTTCCTTTAATAATAGAAGTTTTTCTTTTAAATTCACTTTCTTTTTCCTCCTATTATTATATAAAAAATATAATATAAACTTTTTTATACTTTGTCCAAAAATTTTTATATTAATTATGGGAGCGCAAGCTAGATTAATATTGTTTCAACCGGCTCCCACAATTTCTACTCTTCATAGTCTTCTTCTATTGTTTCTTGATTTGTTACTCGTTCATGTTGAAGTTTCATACTATCTCCTATAATATCAATTATTTTATATAATCCATGAGTTTGACTACTTGCATAAGTCTTTTCTATAAATTGATCATCTCGCCTGTAGCCTACCACCATAAGCATAGTTCCGCGTTTAAACCAGCTACGCTCAAGAATTTTTTTTGTTCCATCTGATTGTATTTGACTAATTTGTTTTTTGTAAAGACTATAATATTCTCTACTGAATTTAACACTAACGACACCAGTTGTTGTCAAAAGGCTTACTGTATGTCGTGTATCATCTTTAGATATAACAGTACCAATTATTCTATATAATTTATAAATAGGAATTTGATTTCCTTTTCTATTAATAAAATAATCTATTTCATTAGATTGCAATTTATTAAAATCTGCTAAATTATATTTATTTACATTTATATCTTTTAATTCATGTTCCCCATGATAGAAACATAATGATTCCATTTCCCAAGCGGAAGTTGTTCCGGTTGCATATTTATTCCAAACCTCCATAAATAGCATATCATTATATGTATTTAATATTTCAGTTTGATTTTCTTTTAACCAATTTCTAATAATATCCATTTGAGATTGATATGTTTTATCCCAAATAGTTTGTTTAATACACATTCCGCCATTATCTAAAGTTTCAACATCATTTAAAACATTAGAAAGATACTTTTCTAAAAATTGAATACTTATTTCATCTAAACTAAAATATTGACCTGCCTTCCGTTTTGCTTTAAGATATTTTGTAAAATTATATACTCTAACTTGTAATTCTAATTCTTTAGGAACTAAATCATGTTGTATCAATCCATTAAAGTTCTGTAATGTTAATTTCTTTTTAGGTTCACATATTTGTGAAATATAATAAACCATTATCTGCTTACGGTTCTTTAATATTGGTTCTACTTCATCAAAAGCTCCTGCCTTAATAAGATTTAACATTGCAGTCTTTGTCAGCGGACAACGAGTCATAAAATCTTTAATTCCAATATATGGTCTCCCGCATTTTATCTTCTCTATTGTTTCAGAGTTAATATTGCTTAATGCTTTAAGACCATATAGTATTCTATTATTTTCAATATCAGGTTTAAAACCATAATCTGATGTATTTATATTAACAAGAGAGACATCAATCCCGCGGGAGGTGATATCCCCGATAGCCTTAGCTACTTTTGCATAGTCTGTATTTTTTTCTTTTTTCTTTCCACTCCTATCTTTTAAATCTGTATAAGTATAATCTTCATCTTCTTTTTCATATATATTTACTATTTCAATATCATCTTCTTCAAGGCTACCACTATTTACTACTAAACAAGCGGTATCCCAATATATAGGATTCCATTTAGTTGCTATATATGCAGTTTGATACCCTATGAATGAGTATGCAAGAGCGTGGATGATCGAGAAGGAATAGCCCATCTGAGGTCCAACTCCGCATGACCAAACATATTTACCTAATGCAGGAGACGCTGCTTGCTTTAATATCTTATCATGAAGTTCTGGAATCTTAGACATTTGCTTTTTACCAACTATTTTTCTAGCTCCATTAGCTTCTGCCAATGTAAAATGACATATGTCTACATCCATAAGCATCTTCATTAATTGTTCCTGACTAGGCGGGACGCCATATGATGATTTGAAGTAGGGCTCAAGAACTTTGATTTCAGTCTCGGTTAATCCCGCCCGCCGCATTTCATCATACCAGAGATTTATATTATTTTTAAATCTAATATATTTCTCCATTGGAGTTTCAGCTCCTTTTTCTGCTGTCATAAGACGCATTAGACCATTTGCATCTGATAACTCTAACATAGTTGAAGGGCGTATTTTTTTAGCTGCTTGACTGCCTATAGCTGAATCAAACTGAAAGATATTTAATATTTTTCCTTCTTGAATATTCTTCCAAACTTCTTTATCTTCAATATCTAAAACATCAGGATGAAAATATTTATCATATACTTCTCTTAATGTTAAATCATTTTCTATTTCTTCATTCTCTTGTAAGAGTTTAATAGCCTGAGCTATCTTGTCTTGCACTTCAGTAAGAAGAAAATCATATTTAGTCATTCCTGCAGCTTCCGCCATATGAAGGTCATACTGCGTTATAATATCACCACTTGGAGTTTTCATAAAGCACCCAAATTCATATGGATCTTCATCAAACATAATTACTCCAGAAGCATGAGAACCTCTGCGAGAGATCAATCCTTCAATACCTTGCATTATCTGAAGAAGACCGGGATATTGATTAACTTCTCTTATAAAGATTTGAACTGGCTCTCTATCTTTTTCAGGATTACCATTTATAACTTCATCTAAAGTCCATAAGAAACCTCTTTCAGATGGAATTAATGAAGATAAATACTGGGCAATATCATTGTCAATACCATCGGGATATTCTTCTGACCTATATCCGCGGCAGGCAGTGAGTATAGTTGACTTAGTTGTTTCTGTACCAAATGTAGCTACCAAAGTACAACCCAAGTTTTTGCGGGATACATCATCTATCTCTGGAAGGAACTTCTTTCCACGCTCTTCTTTTATTTTTTGAATAATAAGTGGTCGTTTACTAGGACATAGATCAATATCGATATCACCAAGTTCAACTCGTTCTTTATTTAAATACCTCCAGAATGGAAGTTCCCATTTAATAGGATCAAGCTGTGTCACTCCAAGAAGATAATGATTAAGACCAGAACAACTTGAACCTCTTCCCGCGCCAACTGTACTTCCTAAATCCCAGAACATATCAATATAATGCTGGAGGGTTATAGGATAAGAAAACATATTAGTTCCTAATTTCTTACCTATTGTTCTTTTTATATCAGCTTCTTCCTCTAATCGAGAAAGATAATCATTATTATATAAATTTTTTTCTTTTAATTTATCAATACATTCATTTACCCAATATCGTTCATATTTATCTTCACTATACATCATTGAAGATAATATAGGAAAATTATTATCAAAACATTGATCAACTACTTTAGGATAGTCTTTAACCTCAACTGAAGGAATTACCTGTGAATGAGTTAAATCATAAAATTCAATCTTATCATAAATCTCCATACTATTTTGACACATTGTTTCATATAAATCAACAATAGAAGGAGTTAAATTCTTTTTAATATCTTCTTCATCTTGAAGATATGCATATTCATAAAACTGGGCGGTTTCTCGTTCTCCGCCTTTGCTATTTAAATATGCTTCATGCACATATCTATCTTCTTTTGTTAAATAATGTGCATCTGTGCCAATTACCATCTTAACACCAAACTGAGGTGCTAATTCTGCTAATTTTTTATTTACTATTATTTGCTCGCGGGAGGCGCCAGGTGCACATTCGATGTAGAAGTTTTCTCCAAATACTTCTTTACACCAAAGAACAAAATTAATTATATTCTGCTTACACTTTTCTGCTGTTGCTATATCACCTATCTGTCTTGCTTTTTCCATTTCAAGAACATTACTACTAAGTTCTCCACCAATACAAGCAGTTGTAGCAATTAAGTGACCTGGGTTTTTATCTATAATTCTTTTTAAATCTTCTTTTAATGTGGGCACTCTCTCAAGACCACGATCATAATAAGAATTCATCCAAGCCAAAGATGATAATTCTCTCAACTGGCGGTGACCTTGAGCATCTTTAGCAATTAATATAAAATGATAATATTTTTGATTACTATCTCTAGTGTTAGTTAGATATATCTCATTTCCTAAAGCTATTTTGAAATCAGGATTAGACTCATGAAGTTTCTTAGTCAATATATTAACTTCCATATGTCCAGATAAAGATTCATGATCTGTTAAAGCCATTCCCGCCAGTCCTATATCAATGGCTCTTTGAATTAACTTATCTGGTCTATTTATTGAGTCAAAGTAATCGAATATTGCTGTAATGTGAGTGACTATGACATTCAAATCTTTTCATTAGCTAATTCTTCCCTCCCTTCTGTTATTTAATATTTTCAATAAAATAATCTGAAGTAGTATTAGTTTTTTCTTTAAAATCATTCCATTCATCCCAAGTCATATCTCTTTTTGCAAGATTTTCAAACACAGTTAAAAATTGTAGATTTTCTAAATCTTCTGTTCCACCTTTAGATTTAGGAATTATATGATCTAAACTTGGTTTTGCCCAATCATAAAAAGTTTGTGTTTCATTTTTATGTCTTTGCCAAAAATTATATATTTTATTAAATTGTTCATCATTATAAAAATATTCTATATTTTTTTTATATTCTTCTAATGATATATTTATTATATCAATATTTGAAGTTTTTAAAAAAGCTTTATGTATTAAAAGAAATTTTTCAAAATTAGAAAAAGTTGATAAATATTCTAAAGTTAGATCATTTCTATTTGTTGTTTTTATAAAAGCGGCTATTTTTCTATCACATCCGCAACTTTTTTGAGTATAATTTCCATTTCCCGTAAGATAGCTTGCAGGAATCATTATATTTTTTGTTCCACAATCACAATCACAATACCAATAATTTCCATGAGTTTGTGTTGGTCTCAATTCTTTTGGAACTATTGTTTTAATTAATAATTTTCCTTGTCTTTTCCCTTTTAGTTCAGCTGCTAAAGCCATATAGTTATTTCCTCCTATCTAACAATCTGATAATCTGTTTATCTATTATATATCAGATTAGTAGATAATAAATTATTTAATCCCGCCCAATATTTTATTTATTTTTCTTTTTATCATATATAAATATTATATCATATTTTTTATAAAAAATCAAGCGGAAGATCACTTCTTCCGCTTAAAAACAAACCAATAGTCACACTTTCCAATACTGCCTCTATCCCTATTATAATAAAAAATATGAAGTTCATTTTCTTTAGGATAGTAATAAAATGTTCTAGTTAAAAATTCATTATCAGAAGTTATTTCTTTAAAATATTCTTTTGCCATTTCATTACTTTGTTTTTGGTTCATACCCCATATACCTGGGCCAAATACGTCAATCCAATTATTAAAACTTAATTGTTCTTCACTATTATAATATTTTGTCCATATAGAACATTTATCACAAAAGCCATCTTTGCAAGTATCACATTTTTTATCTCTAGGACTAGAATCATAAAAATGTATAGTAAATTCTAATAATTTATATTTAAAAAACAAATCATCCATTCCATTAATAGAACATTTTGATATAGGAATTAATTTTGTTTTAACTCGTTTTTCTTCTTTTTTAATTAATTTATAATCAAGTTCTGTTAACATTGATACTCCATTCTTTACAATTAAAATATTTTTGTAATGCCCATCTTTCACTACAAAGATTAGTTGGCGCTTCATAAACTATAAGAGCAATGGTATCAGCATTAAATTTATTACAACAATATTCAAATGCTTTTAATGTCTTTTCTTTATCAACAAAAGCATTGAGTAGTTCTTCATATTCTAACATTGTTGGACATGCGGGCGCCAGGTGTCGAGATTCACAAGGACAACCATGTGATCCATATTGCTGAACTATAAGCGGTTCATACCGAAGCCCGCACACTATTCCTCTCTTGTCTATATAGTATTCTTTACCTTCTGGCGGTCTATACCAAGCTGGATCTGATAGGCATACAGAAACGGGGATGAGATTAGGCGTGAAATTTCTAATCTGATAAAAATATGAAGTATATATCTGCATTAAACTTGTTTCCTTTTAAAACTATCTCTATATTCTATAATATAGTCAGCCATTTTATCTTCCTCAGGGAAGAAAAGATCTATCTGCTTTGTTGTTGCAAGCCAACCAAAAAAGTTTGACATTAACTGACCAAATCTTAAATCTGGAAATGACTCTTTATGCACTTTACATAATATTGTATAAAAATTATCTAATCTATTAGGATCTCTCATTTTATCTCCTTAACAAGTCACTTGAGGTGTTCCTAGCGTACAATTACATATTCCATTACCACCATTAGAAGGATGATTATAACATCCTTTACATGGGTCTGGAATAGGAATAGGAACAGTAATTAAATCAGGATATTGATTTAATGGATCAATAATATTTCTAAATTCAAAAGGATTTGTTATAAAATCTTTTCTTTTAATTTTTCTCTCTGTTGCTTTATCTATTGTATTTCTATGATAATTTGGAGTATTACTTAATATGCCTTCTTTAATAGCTTTACCAAGATTAAATACTTCAAATTTATATACATTAGCCGCTAAATTATAATGTGTTATTCTATCACATTTTTCTGTCAAATAAAAGTCAGGTGCATTCTTACTGTGATCATGACCATGAATATTAATACAAAATTTTTCAAGTCCAAATATAGGCTCATGACTAAGAAGTATCCTGTCCGCGATAAATAGAGGACCAGTATATACCTCATCAAAGTGAGATTCAAGTTTACTTAATACATCATGATTACCTGTGATAAGAACTTTATAACATTTTAATTCATCAAGATAGATAGGGTTACCTACATCGCCTAGATGAATTAAGGTATCATTTCTATGTACTATGGCTTTTATTTTATCTATATGTTCTCTTGGACTAATCCAATTTGGATCCATCAGCTTACAATCAAAATCTTCAAAATGAGTATCTGAGATTATGTAAACTGAACCTGTTGCACTCCATTTTTGAAATATTGGATATAATGATTTAATCATTCTTCTACCTCTGTTACATTATACTTATTTAATTCCTTTTCAATATCATCAATATCTGGAAATTTAACTTCATCAAATCCAGTCCAATTATCCACTCCCCAAGCGCAAAGTTCATCATATATCATATTTCCCTCAATTAATCTTCTTAATTTATTTTCTTCTATTAATCTATATTTCATTTTTAATTTTCTCCATTAATTCTTCAACTACTTTTTCATGCATTTCATTTGCCGCGAGATCTGGGTGCTGATTATATTTTTCCATAACTTCTTCCCAGGTTTTACCCCAGATACCCCATTCACTATTAAATTCAATTTCTTTACTTACATCAGCATCATGATAAATATCATTTTCTTTAGCTTCAAAAGCCATAGTCTCGTACCATCTATCTGATCCAATAGTTATTAAATCTCCAGCTTTCTGATATGGCTCTATTGTAGTTCTGGCTATCATGCACCCTACAGTAGAAATAATCCATTTTTTATTTTTATATTCAAGAAGGGTATTTCTGCGGAAGGCGCAATCTCTTGAACAAATAAAATGTCCAGCCCAACCGCGTTCTGTTCTTTTTACTTTTTCCAATTTAAAATTCTCCTTCGTACTCTGTTTCCATGTATTCAAATTCATTTTTTAAATCTTCTAAAGCCATATCTTCATAACTAACATCTTGATTATCTGTATAAAGATCTTTAGCTTCCCAATATCCAGGCCAATTATCTACACCTGCACATTCAAGAGCATTTAATTGATTTTCTTTTTCTAATAATTCTAATAATCTTTTTTCATTTATAATATAATGTTTCATAGCTATTACTTCACTAATTCTACTTGTCCAACTATTAAATTATTACAAATAGCAATAGGAACTCCATAAAAGTAAGGTACATCTTTATTTTTCAATAAAGGTTTGGTGTATCCATTTTGCTGAAGTATTTTTAATGTTTCTTCATTCATTATAATATATTTATATTTTAGATCGTTAACTACAACATCTCTAAATGCTATAAAATCTATTGAAAGAATATTTATTTTCATATTTATATTCCTTTATTTTCTTGAGTCATAATACTCTTTTTCATTTTCTGGGGTTAATAAAAATCTTGTCGTTTCAAGTTTAAGGTCATTTAAATCATATTCTGTATCATAAGGAATGCGAATGAGAGGTATATTATTATCAAAACAATATTTATTTTTTATTAAATCATATTCTCTTCTTTTTTCAAAATTTTCTTTTGTATTCCAACCTCTATTATTATAATTAAAATGAATATCTCCATCATATTCTATTAAATATAATAAAGTATTATTATTATAAATCCCAAAATCAAAATATAAAGGAGTTTTTATATTTGATTTTAAATCTTCAAAAGATTGTTGTTTAATATATTTTATAGAAATAATATCAAGCATAGAACTTATTTTAGCTTCATGAATACTTTTAAGACATCCACAGCTTTGAGTACTACCATTTCGTAAATAATCTCCAAAAATTATAACATTTTCTTTTCCACAATTTTTACAAGTGCAAACCCAATAAGCTCCTGATCTATCATGTCTTGGTTTTTCTTCTTCTGTCGCACGTCTTTCTACATAAAGGAAACCATATGTTTTTCCTTGCTCATTTAAAACTTTAGCTTGTTGAATATCTTTAAAAGAACATTCTTTACATTGAGTTGTCACTCCTTTTCTTAAATGACTTCCTTTTACTGATTTAATTTTCCCACATTTTGAACATTTACATAGCCAATAAGCTTCTCCTCTCGGACTATTATTAGTTCTTTCTATTACATGCCAATATCCAAAATCTTGTCCTGTTAAATCAATTACTTTACTCATTATTTTTCTCCTTTTCTATTTATTTCTATTATATATAAATAGAATGGCGAGTAAATTATTATAGATTGTCCAGTTTTTATTAAATTTTTTATTATCTTATTAATACAAGTTTTTCTTCAGGTCTAGTACAGCACGTATATAGCCAGCGCTTATGTTCTTCACGATCGAATGGAAAGTTTTCTTCTATAACTAGCACTTTTGACCATTGACTTCCTTGGGCACTATGTCCAGTTAAACAATACCCGTATGTAGCTTGACGAGGAAGAATATCTCCAAGTTTTTGGCGCATTTTTCCAATTTGATATGAAACACGCCAATCAACACAACTTTGCTCTGTTAATAAAAAATCTTTATCAAAATTTATAGTACCAAATGAAGATCCAGATTCAGGTATAAACTCTGCCATAATAGTAGGAATTGTGTGTCTATTATTTTTAATGTATTTAGGAATTTGAATAAAACTTTCAAATACATTATTAACAGTACCTATACTACCATTTACAAGAGCATCTCCATCATCGTTTATATCATCCCAATAGTTTCTTTTTATTAATAATTTTTCATTTTCACATAAATCACCTTCAAACCCAAGCAATTCTCTCATTTGACAATTTACATTATGACGAACTACATTAGTTGCACATATAATAGAGTCTGCCCAAGTTAAATGACCTGTTACTAACTCCTTTTTAGGTATAACTATTACTTCTTTACCTTGACTAAAAGGAATTTCCTCTCCATTACGAATTTTCATAGTTAGCTGAATAATCTCTGACTCTGCGGCCTGCCGCATAATCTGGTCAAGAAATACATCAGGATGATCTAAAAGATCATGAGATTCAGTCTTATCTATCATTGGTAACTGGCCGGGGTCTCCTAAGAAGATAACAAAGACTTTATGTTTCAGTAGCATATCTATCATAGACTTAGGTACCATTGAGCACTCATCTACTACTATAATAGTATAATCTAAACTCATTTTTGGTTTTCTGATAAAACCGCCCCCTGGTCTAGGAAAGGAATCATAGAGTAGTCTATGAAGTGTCATAGCATTTTTATTACCTTTCTTGCGGAGGACTTCTGCGGCTTTGCCAGTGAATGTTGCATAGGCTACTTTATCTTCTTCTACATCAAGAGCTTCAATGATAAAACGAACTAGGGTAGACTTACCTGTACCTGCATATCCTGAAATCACGGCGTACTTCTGATGATTTCTATATTTAGTTAAAACTGCATCAAGTCCTTGCTGTTGCTTTGTTGTTAATTCCATTATTATCTCCAATTTACCTTTTTTCTTATAATAATATTATATCATATTTTTTTAAAAAATTCAAGCGGAAGATTTTTATCTTCCGCTTTATATTAAAATACATAACCACATTTTCCTGTTATAGCATAATTTTCAATCATTAATTGAGCAGATATATTACCATTCCATGAGTTTTTATTACATTTGCATATTGCATCTATTTCTACATATCCATTTTCTGAATATAGCTGATTGTATTCTTCATCTGGCATACGGAATTTAATCATAGCTACTCCATTAGGAAGAGTTATCTTTACTGTATTAGACTTCATCATTGTAAGCATTTCTTTAGTTATTTGAATTCCATAAACTGCAACTAAAGCTTCATCAATATCTTTGCCCCAGAATGAAGACATATCAGCTATATCTATAATTGCAGTAGGATCTGCTTCCCGCATATTCCAAATGTAATCTACATAATAAACAGGTTCTGATGCCATATTAGCTAGTTGTTTATCTGTGCTATCTAGAAATGCGCTTATTTTATCTGCGGGAATACCTAGACCAAAGGCGCCTTGGTGACCGACAGTATAATCACACACCTGGGTCTCCGCACATATATCTTTAAATTCAGTTACGCCTACTTTATCACATCCTCTAGCTGAACCTTGATATGATATTTTTCCTTTGTCATCAGTTACCTTGGTTAACATACAACAAGGACGCTGGTATCTAGCCATAAGTTTATTAGCTATCAAACCACGAATTTCTGGCTGAACTTGTCCTGGCTCCAAGAGAAAGAGTAAAACCTTATGATCCATCATATTATTCTTTTCAATAAGATTTTTTACTAACTCGATTCCCGCATCTTCCGCCCTGGTCTGTCTATTTTTAACATTAGTACAAGTTCTAATAGCTTGATCAACTAATCTTTCAGTTTCTCCTACCTTATGTCCTCTTTTGTTTGATAATATCTGATTAAATGCTTTGAATTTAAGCATAGATTCAAATATTAATTCTTTTTCATCTATTGTACCAGATCTTGTTATTGCATTAACAAGAGGAACAATATAAAATGTAGCACCCCAAGATGTAGGATTTTCTCCTAATTTAAACATATTCTTTTGCCACATTTCATATATAAAAGGATTACGGATGCATGTGGGATCTAGTCCTTTCGATATTAGTCTTCGTGTTTCAAATGATCTAAGACTCATCATATCTCCAGTAAGACCTAATGCCACCAAATCAAGATACCAATCTTCAATATGTTTATCTTCAAGTCCTCTTACGCGGCTAACCATTCTACAAAATTGATATACCACTCCAGCCCCAGATAAATCTTTATTTGGATATTGATAACATTGACTATTAACTAATAATAAATGAGGATGCGACTTAAACCAAAAATTTTCTTCTTCTACTTCATGGTGATCAAGTATTATTACATCAATCCCTCTGTTTTCTAATATTTTTAATTGTTCTACATCATTACTTCCAGCATCAGGAATGATCACAAGTTCTGGCCCTATTGCTTCAATCCAATCCATAGCATCTGAAAGTCCATGTTGTTTTCCTTCATGTAAAAACCATTCTACTTTATTTTGGACATAATTAGTATCTTTTAAATCATATATATAGTTTATCATAATTGCAGAAGATGTATATCCATCACAATCACAATCAACTAATACACAGATAGTGTGATCTTTATCTAAATGATATAAAAGACACTCTGCAGATTCTCGCATTAAAGCGCTTCCAAAACACTTTGGATCATTTATATCTGCATCTGTTAAATTCATATAATGAACTAAATCAGTTTCTTTTATTCCTCTATTGATTAAAATTTGCTGTTTAGCATTATATTTACTATTTGGGATATTTATTAATTCATATTTCATTTATATAAATTCACTCTCCTTTTATATAATTCAATAAAAGTTTCTTTATCTCTATCGACAGGAGATTCTTTATATCCTAATAAATTGTCTTTATCAAAAATGAAAGATAAAGTAACAAATCTCCCATATTTATTATGAATACTTTTTAAATTTTTAACTAATTTTTCAAATTCTTTATCACCCGGCTCTTTAAACTGTTTATCTAAACAAATTACTATTTCTTCAGCGCCTTGATTAATCAAGAGCCAAGCCTGATAATTTATAAATGAACTTCCACATATCGCAACTGAAATATCATTCTCTGCACCAAAATATGATGCATACTTTAAGCTAGATTTTTCGCCCTCGAAGACTAGTGCTTTTTTCATTCGTCTAATGTTATCTTTGCTTTTATTTAAATTATAAAGATTAAATGATAATGGGTGATTATACATCTTCCGCCCAATCCTGGCTGGTGTATATTTACCATATTTTTCAGCTTGATCTAGTGCTAAAGTTCTTTCTCTAATTCCTATTAATCTATTATTTATATCATAATGAGGAATTACTATTCCATAATTCTTCGGATCAAAACAGATTCCTGCATCATCCATTATTTCTTGTTTAATTCCTTCTTTTATCCATATATCTAATCTTGGATGCGGGAGGTACTTAAGAAAATCAGCTTCATACTCTTTTAGTTCTACAATCTGATTATTTATATTAATATCTTTAATTCTATCATATTTTTCAAATAAAGTTAAATCTTCAGATATTTCAAGCTCATTTTCATCAACAATAGCATTAGCAGAAAAGTTAAATTTTCTAGCTATATAATCTATTGCTTCAGGGAGATTCCAATCTGAATCTTCTCTTGCTTTTGGCTGTTCTCGACTAAGAACTTTTCTAGCCAGTTCAAAAATATCAAAGGCCTCACCTCCACAATCAGTATAGCACTTGAACAAAGTGGTATTAGGATAGTAATATAATTTATGAGATCCGCACCCACAATGATTATGGCAGATTGTGCGGGAGACGATAGCATCTCTGTAATGAGTTGGTTCACCACCCCATTCTACCAATAATTCTTCTATCTGATCAGTTGTTAAGTTTTCTTTAATATAGTTCTTATCATAATCGTATCTCATTAAAATACACTTTCATCAGTAATCTTAATTTTTAAATCATTCTTCTTCAACTATTCCATATCCCTGTTCATCAGTATAACAAAAGAAATATTCTTTTTCTGTATGAAAACTATTTAAATAATTACTATCTTCATAATGATAATTTTTATTGCCACGAAGTTTCATTGTACTTAAATATTTTCCAAAAATGGTTATAGGAATATCTTCTCCATATTGACAATATACTCCAGTTTCAGTTGCTTTCTTTATAGCTTTGCCTAATAATGCATACCATTGCTCTTTCCAAAATGGAATATCAAAATATTCCATAATAGGTAAAAATGTTGAAGGAGTTAAATCATTAATTCCTTCTGTTCTACATTTTTTGCATAATAAATCTCTTTCTTTATTTTTATGAGTATAAAAATACTTTTCTGAATATTCTTTTTTACATTTTTCACAAATATATTTATTCATATTTCTCCTTTTGAAGACCAGGATCAATTTAATATTACATTGGACTAATCCTCTACACATTAAAATGCACTTTCATCAGCAATCTTAATCTTTAAATCTTCCATTTCAACTAATTCATAGTTCCATTTTGTTACAAACATAGGATTAATTCTACAAATTCCTCTGTCTGCCTTTGCCCAAAGATAAATTCCTTTCCATCTTCCGCGTCTATTTTTATAAACGGATATTTTAATATCAGGCATTTCAAATCCACCTTTATTAACAATAGGAAGTAGACTTTCTCTATCTTTTTGAGTAGTCTCAAGCATTATCATACCCACATCAATTTTATCAGCTATAGACTTTGCGCCTCTGAGCAAGTTCTGATCAGGTGTTTCAGATTCAACATAATCTGCATTTAACTGTGTAGAAGATAATATAAATACTCCATACTGATTACACAAGTCTTTAAGTCTTATACTAATCATAAATAATACATTATCTTCTCTTAACCTAACCCCGCCAGATCTTTGGGTTATTTCTTCAAGAATTTTCATTGAAGTATGAATATAATCTAGAAAGATATACTTTACATCATGTTCGCGGATACCGCGGATAATGGTATTCTCAATATCCTTTAAACTAAAGTCAGGTAATGACTCAAAATAAATTGGACTTTGCTTAATTAATTGTGCAGCTTTCTGAACTCTTTCCCACTCTCCAACAAAGTATTCTCCAGTAAGAATATGCTCTTCATCAACTCCAGAGAGAAAAGCTACCATCATAGTTTGCACTTCAGATAAGTCCTGCTCAGTTGCTATATACATTACTGGCTCTGCTTTTCCTGTGCTAATCCATTTATTCTCTTTATTATCATACATTTGATAACAACCTATGTAACATACGTCTGCGGCAATCGCTCTACTTTTACCTACACCTGTTGCGGCAGACCTTAGATAAAACTTTTTAAGGCGAGCCCCGCGCACTACCGTATTAACATAGGTTCCATATAAAGGATACCCTATTTCAGGTGTTTCCTTTAATGACTCTAGTAACTGGTCAATTCCTTCTCCAGCCTGCACCCCGCACACCAAAGAGTTATCAATACACTGTGCTTTTATTTCAATAATCTTATCATCAATAAGATTTGCTATGTCCATAAGACTGGCATTATCAAGCCATTCTTCCTGTTCCTGCTTCTTCTTACTATCAAAAATATTATCGGGGTCATAAAGCCAAGATAAATCCATTCCCGCAACATTCTGATAAGTACGAAGAAGAGTCATTTTCTTCATTCTATTGTAATAATAATCAAAAGTATTTATACTTGAAGATTCGGAACACTTTAAAATATATTCTGTTCCTTTATTATTTTCATAAATAGCTTTCTTTTTAGGACGAGATGAAAGATAATCATTAATTGCATTCAATGTTATTTCTTTAACGCCTAACTGATGTAAGTTAAACATAGCACCAAATACTATTTTATGAAAATCATCAACAAAATCTTCTTCTGCAAAGAAATATTTGTCTGGCGCACTTAATAATTTAGGATTATTAAATACATTTCCAATTACATTTGTTAATGCTGATATATCTACATAAGAAGTTTTATTCATCATCTACCTCATCATCTAAATTAAAAAATCTTTTCGTTATTCTTATTTGCGGGAGAGGGATAGTTATTTCTTTAATTTTAGAAGTTATCCCCTTCACATCTTTTTGTTGGTTTTGTGCTTGCGCTATGAATAAACTATAATAATAGTCATAAGCAGCTTGATAAGTAAAAGGCACAATTCCAATTCCACCATTTGATTTATCTATGGAATTACCTTTTATTTTATAAAAATACACTAAACTTTTCAATATTCCTGAATAAGAATATTTATTTTCAGTAGTATAAGTTTTTATTTGTTTATTTATTAATGCCCAGTTGGCTTCCCGCCCATAAAGTTCATTAATGTATTCTTTTAATTTAGTTAAATCTGGATCTTCTTCTTTTGTTAATAAAGGAACTAAATCTTTATTATTTGGATCACAAGTGGCATGAGCGTATCTGCGGGCGCCGGTTTTTACCGCTTGTATCTTGTCGCGATCAAAAGTTACACCGCATATAGAACATTTTACACAATGAGCCATAAATTAATTCCTTTCTTAATATTCTCTATAAATATTATATCATAATTTTATAAAAAAATCAAGCGGGAAGCACCTACCTCCCGCCTAATTATTCTTAAGCTTTAACCATATCTTTTAAATCACTTATTATTAAATCAACAGCCTCAACCTGATCTCTTGTTACATCTTTCATTTTCTTACCCTTGCCAAGGTAGGACTCAATCGTCTGGGTAATTCTAGGCTGCCAATAATCTCTGAATTTAATGCCCTCTTCTGTTTCTGCGCTAACATCAGATGAACCAGGGATATTAGCAATTATATTACTAAATTCTTTCATTAATTCATCAAAATCAAGATCCTTAACTGTATCTACATAAAGATTATTCTGCTCTTCTGTAAAGAATTCAGAACCATCCTCCGCCATCTGTTTATCAATAGCATCACTAATTGCCTTTACTAAATCTGTATATGTAAAGTCAATATAATCAGGAGTATATTTAAAACGGGAGCCCGCTACATATCTAGGTGTTCCACGCATAAACAACTTAGTAGAAGTATTACCTTCTGCATCCTGTACTGCACGAGAATAACCAATTATATCACACATACGAGATACAATATTTCTAGGTCTGGTTCCAAGTGTAGGAATTATCTGATTAAATTCCTTACCATTCTCGTCTGTAAAAGTCTTATCCTGTGAATGACTTATTAATACAAGACCATAATTCATCTGAACAATAGAACGGAGGGCTTCATCAAACTCCTTCCCTACCATTGTATATCCTTTACCGTACCCAATGTCGCCTATTGTATCTACATTATTATTTGCACATATATACTTTTCACAGTAATCATATGCAATATCAGCCGTATCGATTATAATTGTTTCAAACTTTGCCTGAACTTTTTCATCCTTTAACTGACGAAGGACTTTTCTAAACTCACTCCATGAGTTGATAGGCTGAGCCATAGCGCCTGGTATAGCTGAATAACCTTTTTCAAATGCTAAAATAAGATGTTTAGGGAACTTTGATGCCGTTGTAGTTTTACCAGACTTAGGTTCTCCATAAAAGAAAACTGAATATCCGCGCATATTACGACTAACCTGATGAGGAGTTATATCTAATAAATTTATATCTGCCATTTTATATTTTTCTCCTTTAAACTAAATTTCGCTTTAAAAAAATCCTAATCACTTTTTCGTTTTGGGCGCACGGTCGTCTGCGCCCCAGCAGACCTATAAATCTTTTATTTTATTTAAAAATATTAGGGGAGTATTAATACTCCCCTTAATACTAGGTCTTTTATTTATTCAAATTAAAAATTAAATGCTCCAGCTGCTGCAGTTGCAGGTGCTACTGACTCACTGTTTGCCTGAGAAGCTCTCCATTCATCTGCTCTCTTCTTAACATCTGCAAGATATACTTCTCTATCAGCCATAGCCTTCTTTATCTCTTCCTCTGTGATACCATTCTCTGCATCACCGATTTCATAAACTGCATCAGGCTTAGATGTTCCTGTAATAACCCATTCACGAACAGTTCTTGTATATTCTTTTACTGAAGGCTCACCAAATGCTGATTCTTCCTCAACCTTACGAACTATTGTCTGGCTATTGATATTTCCCCAAACTTTTGTGAATACAAGATTCTGAGGAGAAGCATCAAGTGACTCAAAATACTTAATACCACCTTCACTCTTAACAACAAACTCTACAGGAAGAATTCTTCCATTAAATGCAAATACCGCACCTTTAACTACAAGGTAATCTGCAGGAATATTCTTCTCTTCATCTGCTTCAACATACTTTGTGCCATTGATAAGCATATCACATTCAAAAGTATTATGAGCATCTGTTCCAAGAGAATTAAGAATTGTTACAAAACCACCCTCATTTCTCTTTGCTGATACAAGAGTCTCTTCACCATTTCTGTTTGTGTAGAAGTCATTAAGACCAAGAGCTGTATCAACTCTTACGATTGTTGCATTATCCTTACCAATACTGAGGACTGTCTTATTATCATCAATAATCTTCTTCAAAGCAACATAAGTATTATTCTTATTGCCCTTTGCAGTTGTTTCAGTTACATATGTGAAATTTACCTGAACAATGTTCATGCAATCATCATCAGTTGCAATATCAAGAGTACCATTAATAAACTCCTTACCAAAGTTCTGTGACTCCCTATTCTGAACTGTCTTTACTGCAAGTGTACTGTCATAAACTCTTCCTTCAATTCTTGCTCTGTTTAATGCTTTTCTCATTATTCTTTTCCTTTCATATTTTATATAAAATTTTACTTATATTAATATTATATCATAAAATTTTTTAAAAATCAATCTTTGGATTCTTCAAGGTCAGCTTCAAGACCAAGAGAAGTAATTGCGTATGTTATAGGACTATCTCCCATCTTTTCAACATAACCATCATTAACAAGTTTCTTCATTCCTCCTGAGATACTTCTTGAACTAATCCCCAAAGCCTCTCCAATTTCTTTTGATTTAAATATATTATTATAAGTATCTTTATTCTCCTTCATAAAGCGGAGAGTAGTTTTACCAATTTCTGTAAATTTAGGTTTCTCACTAGATGCAGAATTAAGACTATTCCAATAATCAAGAGCATCTGGAGAAAAAACCTTTTCTGGTGCATTACCTGTTAAACTTAAAACTTCATTAATAAATGTTTCTTTCTTTGTCATTTTATTCTCCAATCTTAAAAATTATTATATATTTTTTATTCTTATATTATTATATCATAATTTTTTTTAATTTTCAAATAAAAGAAGTTGTTCACTGTATGGAAGTGTTTCGCACCAGTCAATAAATTGCTTCCACTCTGACAACTTATTTAAAGATACTCCCAATGATAACCTCCAGCAGTTTTTTGTTTACCATTACAAACTTTACAAATACTTGAATTATCTATTTTATATTTTTGACTAGCTTCTTTTACAGTTGTAAAAATTTCATTTGTTTCAATACATAATACAGTTTTTGCTCTAGGATTATTAGCTCCCTTAGTAGCTTTACTAATTTTTTGTTTAGTTTCTTCTGAAACTTCTCTTCTTAATGCAGCTTGCCGCATTTTCTCTTTAGATTCTTCTGAATGATGTCTACCCCACATAGGGTGCTTATTACCAGAAAAATCTGCATGATGTTCGCTAATTTTTCTGCGAGTTTCTTCAGAATGAATTGTATTTAAACCACCTTTTGCTATATTATATCCAAATTCAGGATTTGTAGTATTATATAAGGCTATTAAAATTTCTTCATATTCATTAGCCTCTTCTAAAGTTAAGTTATCTTTTAAAACAAAATGTTCAAAATTATTCCAACCATATTTTATAATCGCTTTTTGAAAATGAGGACAGTTTTGATAAGGAGAGCCAGATACTCCATGACCAGACCATCTTCGAGTATAAGGAACAGCTCCTGTCTGTCCAATATATGCTTTATTATTTATGATATTTCTATGACAATATATAGTATAATGTCTTTCATTATTATTATTCTGGTCTATTTTCATAAAATAATAATTCTTCACTATATGGTAAAGTGTGACACCATTCTACAAATTGATGCCATTCTGTTAAACGATGTGTTGATCGCCAGTGTATGATGTTGCGGAGGACGGCATAATTAGCTGTCCATGTTCTAGTCTGAAGCCATGACTCAGGAAGCCAACGAATAAGCTCTTTCCAATATCTTATGTCTTTTGTTTCGAGATATTTTTGACGAAGACTTTCAAGCATACCAATTAAAGTTTCTGAAAAATAAACTTTATTTTCAGATTCTCCAATATAATCTTTTAAGACACACTCATAAGACCAAGGGTTATCTCCATGATCATCAATACCAGTTTCAAAAATCAAATCAGGCTGATAATCATCAGTTTCAAAACAATCAATAGTAATTGGTGTACTCGCAAGTTTGTGCATAGTAGAAGTACTATTAGCAGTAGTTCCAACTTTATAAGTATCCATTTCTTTCCACCAATAGAGTGGAGCCGTTATATCTACTGATACAAATATTTGACGAAGAAATTTATCATTAGGGGTGCCTGCTTTTATCATTCTTTGAGCTAAATCCATATCATTAGGACCTATTCCAAAGAACATAGCATCATCACAATTTACTTCGAGAGCTTGATTACAACATTTATATTCATTTTCTATAGTATCTTCATACCACATTGTATCTCCACGGTCATAGCTTTCCATAGGATGACGAAGACCATGAAATGCATTATCCCAGTTATATGTTGCTGTCCTTTCAAATTTCACGAAATAAATTCCTCCGCAATTTTATCAACAAAACCTTTTTCTATACCATCTTTAGCATCATACCATATATCTTCTTTCTTAATTCTAAGATATTCTTCTTCTGTAATGTTACTATTATTTACGACGAGATCCTTTAAAGAATCCAACTGACGCTTATAAAATGCGGTATAGTTTTCAAACTGACTAGCGGTTCCTCCATTTGTAGTGCTTCCTTCATGGAAAAGGAAAGAAGAATGTGGATACGCAATGCGTACATGTCCACTTATAAAACTGAAAAATCCTCCGCTATAAGCAGTTCCGCAACAAATTGTCCATATAGGAGTCTTTGACATTTTTATAGCATCCACAATAGTAAATGTATCTGTTAAAGAGCCTCCCGCAGAATCAATATAAATCTTAATAGGCTTCCTCTCTTCTATTGGAGTGCCATTTCTATCATCTACTGCATTCCAAAAACGAATGTAACCATCAATAGAACAGCCAGTTCCAAGATCAATATCACCTAAAAATATTTCTCTATCAAGAGCAGCGTCTAAATTAATAATATCTTCAAAAGTTTTAATATCTTCTTTAACATTATCATTTAATGCGCCTGTTAAATCATTTAAATCAAAAGTAAAAATATCTAATTTCTTCATCTATCTATTCCTTTTTTGTTATTCCTTTATTACTATTATATCCATAATCTTTTGATTGATATAACTGTATATAATAATTTTCTTTTTCATCCAATTTCTCTCTTGGACAAAATTCCAAAACTTCCCAAGAGAAGTTCCAGATACCATAATCTTGCATAGCTTTATATAATAAATTTCCAGATGGAGTATCTATCCCCAATCCGCACTTAGCATGAGTTTTCCATCTTGTAGCTAGATCAACTGCCTGTCCTATATAGCACTCTTTTGTTTTTTGATTAGTAATTTTATATATCCCAGTTTTAATATCAGTTCCTATAATTTGATTACATAAATCAGTCATAGGTTTCTGATAAAAAGTTTTCCATATTAACATACTTAATATTCTAGGATTAAATAATTTAGGTTTTATTGACTCTAAAACACTAATATCTTTTAAATCATTATCACTAACCGTTAAACAATAGAAAGAAAGTTGTTCTTCAATTTCCTTTTCTTTTATTTGTGCTTGAATGGCGGCGGCCCGTGTAGCTTCAATACTGGCTAATTCTGCTTTAGCCTCGTCTAATTCTTTTATGAGCTTAAGTTGAAGATTAGAATAAGCTGTACTTAAAGATGCTTCATACATATCATATTCTTGTTCTTTTTCCTCATAATTTTTTTCAAGAACCTGACAATAATTTTCAAAAGCCTTTTTAGATAATTCTTCACGATTATTTATTGATTTAGTTATATTTTCTTGAACTTTTTTTAATTGTTCTTCATAACTTAATAATTCTTTTTGTTTGTTTATTAAATCAGATTTTTTATTAAAGAGTTCTTGCTTTAAATTATTATATTCTTCTTCAAGTTTATGGTTTTCTATATCAATATCAGTATTTATTTTATGAATATGTTTCATAGAATAAATACTATAAATTATTAGCATTATGCTAATAATAATCAGAATAATACTTACTATTAGCATATCTCTCCTTTTATCTCTTGTAAAATAAGGGAGAGTTTGTGTAGCTCTCCCTTAAATTATTTTTCATATTAAATTATGTTTATAATTACTCAGCTGCCTTTGCTGCTGCATCCTCTGCGAGAGCTGCCTCATGATCGTATGCAAGACCAGCATCTGTAGCCTTGATGAACTTAACATCCTTAGTCTTAGGATTACCCTCTTCATCAGTAATCTCGATTGTAGCAGGAATTCTCTCAGCGAGACCCTTGTTCCTTATAAGACCAGCTGTTACAACACCATCAACTGTCTTCTTCTCCATACCGAGTGCTTCAGCGATATCAGCTGCTGTTACGTTAGCATCGCCAATGCTCTTAAGATAATTCAATACTGTTAACGACTTCTCACTTACTGCCTTTGCCATAAATAAAATCTCCTTTTGTAAATAAATAATAATTAATTGTTTCTTAAAGTAGATAGATTTTTATTATCTTACTTTCTTTATATATTATATCAAAAAATTTTTAAAATTTCAACCTCTTGCTTCTAATATGTCAGCTATAAGAAGTATATCCTGCAAAGTAAGTTTTTCAGTTATATCTTGCATTTCTTTCAAATTTTTCGATATATTTTTTCCTTTTTGGCATTCTTGTTCTAATGCCCAAATCTTATTAGCAATTTCTCTAGCATTATTACTAATAATTTTTTTACTCATATCTATCTCCTTATTATATATATATTATACTAAAAAATTTTTAATTTTTCAATTACTATATACTTAAGGTCTCATTGATAGATATTCATTTTCTGTTATAATGGATACTCCTAACTTCTGTGCATCACGATTTTTCTGAGTTCCGCTGTCAGGAGTATTGGTAATAAGATAATTTGTTTTAGATGTTACTGATCCTGTTACCTTACCACCATATTTCTCTATATCTGCTTTTAATTCATCACGGTTTTTAAATGATGTTACTTTTCCCGTTATGCAGAATATTTTATCTTTAATTGCGGCAGCTGCAGGAACTTCAGACTGAACCTCTGGAGTCTCGAAAACGACCATTCCCGCAATTTCATCTGCTTCTGTATAGTCAAAATTATTAATAGCTTTACTTATTTCTGGACCAAAACCTTCAAACTCTGTCCAATCACCACCTACTGCTGATCTAAATTCTTCCCAAGTAGGATAATATTTTACTATTTCTTTGGATATAGTTCTTCCAACAAGCGGTATACCGATTGCCGATATGAATGATTCAAGCGGCGTCGAAGTTCTAGCGGATGTAATTGCTGATAAGATTTTTCCAACTGAAGCTTCTCCAAAACCTGTTTTTGAAACCCATTCAATTCTATACCTATCAAGTTTAAATATGTCTGCAAGTTCATTTATCCAATTCCATTCTACTAATTTTTCTAAAGTCTTAACAGATAAACCTTTTATATCCAGACCTTTTTTACCACAAAAATGATCTAAACGATTAACCAATTTACCTTCACATTCAGGATTAGTACATACAATATTTAGAACTCCCGATTCTGATTCTACTATTTCAGTAGGCTTCCCGCAAACAGGACAATCAATACACATTCCATTTTGTAAAATATGGTCATGCGGGATATCATTCTTTTCTGCTCTTGTTATCTGCGGAATTATCATATTCATTTTTGCTACCCAAACTTTTTGATTTTTATCTGGGAATCTACCTAAAGTATCTCTTAAGATAGATAAATTATGCAAAGAAGCTCGTTCTATAATAGTTCCATCTATATCAATAGGCTTAAATATTGCTACGGGAGTAAGAACACCTGTTCTACCCATAGACCATTTTATATCAAGAAGTTCTGTTTCATAATCCTCGTCATAGAATTTATAAGCCATGGCTCCACGGAAATGATGTTCGGTATTTCCTAACTGATTATAGAACTTTTGTGATTGAAACCTAAATACATATCCATCAATAGGATAGCAACCATAAGGCTTTTCTACCCTCATATTATCTAATGTTTCAATAGCATCTTTTACTGTTTCTGCATCACCAACTCTAGGGACTGTTACAAAACCCCAATCATCAAGTTTTTCTAATCTCCAAAAGAAGAAATCAATATCTTCACATCCTTTAATTAAATCCCATGCTATAAATGATAACTTGCGGGAGGCGGCTTCTTTGCTAGATAACTGTCTTATACTACCTGCCGCGAAGTTTCTAGGATTTGCATACTGACCTTCAAATTCCTTAAAACTTTCATAATCACAAATTATTTCACCATCAACGATAATCTCTTCTGTTGTTGGAATAGTTTTAGGAATATTATTTATAACCAAAGCATTATGAGTTATATCTTCTCCCTCTATACCATTTCCTCTTGTTTCAGCTGAAACCAACTTTCCATCTAAATATCGGAGTGAACAAGTTAGCCCATCCATTTTAAACATGGCGCACCATTCCTGTCCATTAACAAAAGAACGTAAATCATCAACATTTTTTGTCTTGCCAAGAGAAAGCATATAATGATTGTGTTTTACTTTATTTAATTCTGAAACAGTTTCAAAATTAATTTTTTGAGTAGGGGAATTAGGATAAGTTATACCAGATATCTGTTCTAATTGCTCTAACTCAAAATAAAGATCATCATATTTTTTATCAGATATTTTCGGTTGACCTTCATCATATGCTTTTGTATATTCATTTAATTTAGATATTAATTCTTTTATTCTATTAATTTCTGATGACATACTTTTCCTTTCTTTTTATCTTATATAAATATTATATCATATTTTTTTATAAAAAACAAGCGGGAGACTATTGCCTCCCGCCCAATCATACTTTACATATAGATAATACTTTATTACCTTTTATTATAATGTTTCCTAAAGCCATCTTTGTAACTAAAGGAACTTCTTTAGCTGAAAAACATATTGAAGTTTTATTGCCACTAGCAAGTATATTATCTTCATCAGACAACATTGCAGCTCCCGCAACATTTGTTCCAGAATTAAGTTTATAACAAGAAGTACCTTTTCCTCCTCTGCCCTGAAGCGGGAAGTCCTTTAATGCTACTTTCTTACCCATTCCATCTGAAGTAAAGATTCCTACGGTATCAGTATCTTTATGTACGGGTAATGCAGCTACAACTTCATCACCTTCATTTAGTTTAATACCTGCTACTCCAGTTGCAGTTCTACCAATAGGACTGATTTCTTTAGTACTAAATTTAATACTCATACCATTTTTAGTGATAATAATAATATCTTCATCATCTTGGAATGATACTTTAGCTACAGAATCTCCATCTTTAAGTTTAAGTGCTGCGATTCCCGCATTTTTCTTTGCACCAAGATATTCACTTAAATAACTCTTTTTTATAATTCCTTGTTTAGTTATAAATATAGCAAACTGAGGAAGTTTCTGTCTATGTAAAGAAGTAACTGCAATAATCTTTTCATTAGGTTCTAACTTAACTAAATTATTAATATGAACACCTTTAGTTGTATTAGATCCATCTGGAATATTATCTACTACAGTACGATACATTTTTCCCGTATCGGTGAAGAACATCATATAATCAACTGTGTTTGTCTTTATAGTAGACATAATTGCATCATCTTCTGACTTAATGCCCTTCCCGCCACGTTTCTGAACTTTAAAACTAGATACAGGAATTTTCTTAATTAAACCAGACTGAGTTGTAACTACAACTACATCTATGGGAACAACCTCTGCAATTTCTTTTTCCTCTTTAGGAATTTCAATTTGCATTAAATCTGTTCTTCTCTTGTCCCCATACTTCTTTACTATTTCTTCAAGTCTTCTTTTCACTTCTTTCTTTTGTAAATCTTCAGAAGCCAAAAGAGTTTCATAATCAGCTATATCATCTAATAAAGAATTCTTTTCATTCTGTAATTCAATTTTTTCAAGTTTTGCTAAACTTGATAATCTCATAGCAAGAATAGCTTTAGCCTGCACTTCAGATAAATTATATTTTTTAATTAAGTTATCTTTAGCAACTGCCGAACTATCAGATTGCTTTATTAATTGAATTACATTATCAATATCTTCAAGAGCAATTAATAAACCTTCAATTATGTGCAATCTTTCTCTTGCTTTTGTTAAATCAAAATTAACTTCTCTTTTTAAACAATCTATATTATGATTAAGATATATTTCAATACATTGTTTAAGATTTAACTCTGTTGGAGTTTTATCTAACAATGCTACCTGATTATAAGAAATAGAAGTTTGTAAATTTGTTTTAGCAAATAATTTATTTACAATAGTTTCAGGGTTTGTTGTTTTATTACATTCTATAACAATACGAATACCCTTTTTATTACTTTCATCTCTTATTTCAGAAATACCATCTATTTCTTTAGCATCACATATCTCACCTATTTGACTAAGTATTCCTTCTACTGTTTCTCCAAAAGGAATTTCATAGAATACAAGGTTATTTTTTTCTACCTTATATTTACCTCTAACCTTAACTGAACCATGTCCAGTTCTCATTATGATAGGAATATCATTTTTATTTATTATAATTCCACCTGTTGGGAAGTCAGGACCAGGTAATGTAGGATCTTTCCCTTCTATATAATCATATATAGCTTGTGCTACCTCATTTAAATTATGCGGGAGCCAGTTACATGCCATTGCAACTCCAATACCTGTGTTTGGATTACATAAAAGGTTAGGAAAAATTGCGGGAAGAGTGATAGGCTCTTCAAGTGTTTCATCATAGTTAGGAATAAAATCTACATTTTTCTTTTTCATTCCTTGAAGAAGACCATCTTCCGCCAATTTACTTAATCTTGCTTCCGTGTAACGTGCGGCAGCCGGTCCATCACCCATCTGGTTACCATTACTTCCATGCCAGTCGATAAGAGGATAACGCAAAACCCAAGGCTGAGAAAGTCTAACCATCGCACCATATATAGACGAGTCTCCGTGCGGATGATACGAGGCCATGGTATCTCCTACTATACGTGCAGATTTTACATGAGGTTTTGAGAACGTATAACCTTTCTCAAAAGCACTCCAAAGTATCCTTTTAGCAACAGGTTTTAGCCCTGACTTTGCATCGGGCAGGGCTCTGTCGGTATTTACAGCAACGGCGTACTCTATAAAATTTTGACCTAGTTCTTGTTTAACATCATTCTGCATTATAGGTGGCCTCCTGACTATGTTCTTTAATATAATTCTTTCTTGCTACTACACCGTTTCCCATTAATTGTTCAAATAATACATCTGCAGTTTTAGCATCATCAATAGTTATCTGTTTAATAATTCTATTATTAGGATCAGTTAGCGTTTCTTCTGTCTCTTCAACGGACATTTCACCCAATCCTTTAAGTCTATTAACTAGATATTTTTTGCCTTCATGTGTTTTACGGAATGCTTCAAGTTCTTCATCATTTTTAAGATATTTATATTCTTTGCCAACTGTTATCTTATAAAGTGGAGGAACACCTGCATAAACATATCCATCTTTAATTAGGTCTGGACAGAAGTTCCAGATGAATGTGTAAAACAGGTTCTTGATATGAGCACCATCAACATCTGCATCAGACATGATAATGATCTTGCCATAACGGAGATCTGACTTGTCATAGGTTACTTTCATTGACTTCGGATCTATTCTTAAACCAAATGCTTCAATCATTGTCATAATCTCTGCATTTTTTTGTATCTGTGCTAATGTTGCCTTCTGGCAGTTCAATATCTTACCGCGTACAGGCAACACAGCTTGTGTAGCATTATCTCTAGCCAGTTTAATGTTTCCTGAAGCAGAATCGCCCTCTGTAATATATATTTCACATTTAGACCTGTCTTTAGAATAACAATCTGCAAGTTTACTATCAAACTTTAAGACTTTTTCTTTCTTTTTCTTTTCAGTTTCGCGGGCTGCATCTCTCGCTTTTTTAGCGGCTTCCCGCGCCTTCCGCGCACTGATACATTTATCAAAAATTATCTTAATATCTTTTTCATTATATGTCAACCAGCTTTGTATATTTTCTGATATAACAGGAACAAATGGTGCCATATCTAGTTTAACAATTCTTGATTTAGTCTGTGCATCATATGATACCCCAGATGCGGTTATGTTAAATGCTACTAACATTCCCTCTTGTATATCTGTACCTTCAAGGTTAGCATCTTTATCTTTAAGCCATCCTTTATCTTTAAAGAATTTATTAAACTCTCTAGTTATAGTTGACTTAATCTGCGTTATATGAGGGCCGCTATCTGTTTCACCATTATTGACATATGATGTCATATTTAAAGAATAATTAGTTGTATATGTTAAAACAAAATCTAATTTATTCTTGCCATCTACAAAATTAATATTTAATCTATTATTAATTATTTCATTATCTTTAATTATATCATCAATTAAATCATTTAAACCATTTTTTGAATGATATACTATTAAATCTTTACCATTATGAGTAAGATTAATAGTTAATCCTTTACAAAGGCAAGTTAATACATGAAATAACTTTTTAATTCTATCAATATCAATTTGAGGATGCGTAAAAAACTGTGGATCTGGAGTCCATTCTACAATAGTACCAGTATGAGCATCTCCTTGTTTTCCTATATCTCTTTTATGAAAGATACCATCAACAAAAGCGATACGTTCTACTTGTCCATCTCTGTATGTATTTACTATAAGTCTTGAACTAAGGAAGTTTGTAAGCTTACTACCAATACCATTAAGGCCTAGTGCAGTTCCTTCATAAACTCCATCATCTGTAAATTTACCTGAAGTATTTAATACATCAAAAGAAGCCTGAAGAACAGTTTCACCATCTTCACGTATTACATTAACAGGAAAGCCCTGACCAAAATCTTCTACTCTACAAGTACCATCATCTTGATAATCTACATTGATTACATTGCCATGCCCCGCAGACCATTCATCTATTGCATTAGATACTATTTCTATAAGTAACTGTGTACTATATTCAGTACTACCACAATAAACTCCAGGTCTAAGACGAGTAAATGCTAATGGTGATAATGATTGAATTGAATCATCTGTGTATAATTTACCCATATTTTTTCCTTTCTATTTTTCATATATAAATATTATATCATAAATTTTTTTAAAAGTCAACTTTTTATCTTCGAAACGATATTTCTTCTGAGTTCTAGTTAAATTAAAACATAAAAAACGTAAAAATTCAAGAGTGATTAAAAATGATTTCAGAAAAAAAGAAAAAAGGGGAACAGTCACCTGTTCCCCGACATTAGTTTTTTGGAGTTGTGTATTTTAGACTAATCCATCCTGCGCCTGATTTCAATTTACCCCAACCATTTTCTTCATCTATAATAGTATATAATCCCCTATCTCTTATTGTTCCTACAATAGAATAAGATACACCGGGGCCTGATCTAATATTTAAATTATCTGCAACTATTCTTACTATATATGGTACTTTTGCGGGCGCCGGTGCTGGAACCAAAGATTGCGAAGGCTGGACCGCCGCACCTATCTTTTTTAAGAAATCATACCATCCGCTAAGGGCTGCTTCATTCTTTGCCCAAGGTTGAGGACACCATTTTCCATTCACCATACTGTGCATAATAACATGATTTGCATTTATATTATATTTTTTCATTAAATATTTAGTTAAAATAACTGCATTATTTACTGTGCTATCAGTTAAATACCAATCATCATCACTAGCATTTAGAGTAGTTACATTTTTCTTTCGACTACACATTTCTATACTAATAGAATTTTTATTAGTACAAACACCATAATATTTAGCACTTAAACTATTTGATTTAGTAGGATACTGCTTCCCGCCTACTGCCCAGCAATAATAATTATCAGGATCTGGATTATATTGTACTATATCATTATCATCTACAATAAAATCTGCGGAAGCTTGGTTAGGAGTTCTTGAGAAATAGCTAGCGACTCCTTTCGCTGATCCTTGGGAGCTTGAGGTTCCCGCAGTATAATGTAAAACTATAAACTCTATCTTTCTATTGGGTTTTACAGTTGTATTATGTAAGTTTATTTGTTTAATAATATTTATATTATTATTATTATTATTATTATTATTATTATTGGTATTTTCTTCTTTTTCTATTGTGTCATATTTTGTTAAATTCCATTTTTGCACTACTGCATATACATTTTTAACATAATCTAAACTTGTAGCATATCCCGCATTTTTTATTTCTTGTAAATAAGTTAAAGGATCTTTTGCCTCTTTAACTTTAGCATAATTTGAAATATTAATAAATTGATAGTATCCTTCAATTCCCTTTTCAAGAGTTTCAAATTTATACCAATCTGTTGTCGTTGGAATATAGCTACCATCTGCTAATTGTTCTGTTCCAGAAGAAGAAAAGTAACCACAATTACAATTAACGCGATTAGGGCGATATTTTAACCCAAAGTAATTATGTCTCCATTCTCCAGTATAAGGATTCCTAACCTTGTTTCTATTATCATTATAAACTCCAGTTCCATATCCACTTTCTAGACAGGCCTGAGCGATTCCTGCAGATACTATTTTAAATCCATATTTTTTTGCATACTTTTGATGTAAAGGCGCAATCTTTTCAATAAATTCTTCTTGCTGTGTCATCCTACGCCCTCCTCATTATTTTCATCTTGTCTCATTTGATACATAGCTGCTTCATATATTAAACCATTAGAAGTATTTTCTGCTTTAGCTTTACTACAATAGACACCATAAGATATTGTTTGTCCTATAATAGAACCAAGTAAAGTAATTAATGGTGTGAAGTCAGGCATTATTCCGATTGCATATGCTAAAGAAAAAGATTGGATAGTTACCCAACCTGTAAATAATTCTAATATAGTACAGTTAATAAATAAGAATAATAATAAAGCTTTACTCCAAGTTACTTTTTGTTTTTCTATTTTATCAATTTTTAATTCTTCTTTTTCTTTATCTATTTCATTATCTCTTTTTTGTATTGGTTTTAATTGAGACCATAGTAATTCTTTATATCTCATTCTTTTCTTTTCTCGTTTTATTTTTCTTATGTAATAAAAATCTTTTATGCTCATTTAAAGACCACCTCTCTTAAAAAATAAAAGAAGGGATTAAATCCCTTCTTTTACATCAATTCTGCAATTTCATTGCTCTATTTTGTAAGCCCATTTATATCCATAAGCAGATTTTATTTTTTGTCTGCATGCAGAACTAATATTCTTACTTTTTTCTACATCATTAAAAACTTGTCTAGCAGCTTCATTAATAGAATCAAATTCATTAATAATTTCATTTGTTTGTTTATCTATTTGATAAACTTTTTTTCTATATCCAGTATCTATATTGCATGTTTTAAGAGCTTCTATAACAGTTCCATGATCACATTTAAAAAATTTTGCAGTTAAATTAATATTCTTTAATTCTAAATATTTTTTACTTATTTCTTGATAATCATAAAAAGAAATTCCATCGCCACCTTTAGTTGCATTATAGCCAGCTCCGTTATAAGTATTATAATAATTAATCCAATATTCTTCTCTTTTATTTAATTCTTTTAAAGGAATATTATCTTCAATAACTTCAAATTTAAAATTTTCAATCCCATATTTTTTCATAGCTTTATATAATGGAAAATTATAATTTTCATAAAAGGCATTGCATTTATGTTCATTCCATCTTAAATTAGGTTTTCTTGAAGTTTTCCCTATATATTTTTTATTGTTTATTAAATTTGTTATTAAATATATATAACCCATAATTCCTACTTTCTTCCTACTAAAATTTTATATATTAAAAAGAGGGCGGCTTCGTAGGAAAAGCCTGCGGGATAGCTACTCCCTTCCCTCTTTATTTTACATATTCTCTGCTATTGCGGCTATTTTACTTCGATAAACTGTTTGAAGGCATATTTCTCCATAGAAAGATTGTCCACGGAAGACCTCTGATGCACGGCGCATACCATTTTGGCTTCCAGCATATAATGACATATCTACTTGATGAGTATAATCGCCATCAATAATACAAATACTATCTTCTCCAATTCTTTGAAGAGTTAATCGCATTAATTCTATATCCATATTTTGCGCTTCTGAAATATAGATTGCAGCATTCATATTGCTAGTATCATAACCTCTTATATCTGACAAAGGTAATAATATTAATTTACTTTTTGCTATATAATCTTCTACAATAAATCTATCCCCAAGTTTACTTTCAAGAAGATTTCCAATTTGTGAGTCTAGTAATTTTTCTGTGCGGGAACCAGGGTAGTAGCCAAGTTTAGCAGAACCTTTGGTTGCTACAGTATTACAAAAAACTATTATTTTATCTATCTTTCCTGCTTCTAATAGCTGGAACATATATGCAAAAGAGATCCAAGTCTTTCCGCTTCCCGCAGGACCCCGAAGCATTGTAATTTGGTTATTAAATAAACTATCAATAGCCAACATTTGATAATCGTCTTTAGGAACTGTTTTACCAAACATATTAGACTCTATCTTATTAAAATTAATTTTTATATATTGACCTCCCGCCCATCTGTATCTATCTACTATATTTCCATCATACTTTAATAATAAATATTGATTATCTAATAAATCAAATATATTTTTATTATTTTCTAAAGTAGTATTATAGAACTCTGCTAAAGTAGTTTCTGTAAATTCTACTGTTTTAAATCCAGTATAAGCATTTTTTTGGACTGGTTTAATGAAAGAAGTTTTTAATCCTACTATATCTGCCAACTTTTTACAAGATAAATCTTGGGTAACGAAAAGGCCCTTATCAAGGCATTCCCGCTTAATAAAAGCCTGTTTAGCACATAGAATAATTTTACTATCCTCTGTTGTTGGTAGATCAAGAATTTTTAAATCATCTTCATAGGAAGCTTTATATATTTCTATATCATATTTATCTTCATTTTCAGATAATAAATTAAGAATATGTCTTGCTTTCCATTTTGTTTCTTCATCTTTTGTTCCAGAGATTTTTATTAATTCTAATTCTTTTATCGTAATATTAGAAATTAAAAATTTATCTCTTTCTTTAAAAGCTTCTTCTTGCAAGAACAAAAGAGCATTTGTGTCATAGAATTTTATCATACTCTAAAATTCACTCTCCTTATTTTTATTCTATATATTTGAAAATTAAGGATTATGAATTATCTTTTTTTGACTCACTTCTTCTTTTTAAAACCTTTTCTCTTAGACGGATGCTTGTATAAATATGATTATATAGAGCATTTATTTCATCAGCTAACTCATTTACCTTTTTTATTCTTTTATTTAACTGTCGATACATACACTTAGCTGTATTATCATCTTTATTAAATTTAGCATAATTTTCACAAGCCTCTACAAAGTGGCGAGATATTTCAGCCTCTTCCTTTGCTCGTTTATATTCATATTTAAGAGCTTTAATTGTTGCTCTTGCTTCTGCTAAATCTCCTCCTACATATTCAGAAGGATTAGTATCATCGGGGTGCAAATGAGCAAAACCAGTAAATTTCTGACCCAGGTGCTGCATGACTACTGTAGATTCTCCTGTGTCTGCCTGATAGTTTGCTGAGATAAATTTCATTCTTTTATTCCTTTCTTTAAGAGTATAATGTGATATAATTTTTTATATCTTCAATTATTGTGTTTATTTCAACTGGATATATATTATGTGCATCTAGTTCTACATGATATATAAGTCCTTTATTTGCATCTTGGAAGCGGTTATCACAATGCGTATGCCCGCACAGATTTATCATTCTTTTCTTTAGTGGTTTATCTACATCATAATTATCTGTAATACAAGGATAATGACTAAGATAAAAATGATAACCATTATATTTTAAAAATTGTCCTTCTGTCATTTCTATTACATTATAACAATCATCATAAAGAACCATTCTGCCTTCGCTATCGTGGTTCCCGCGAACTATATGAATAGCACCTTTTAATTGTTTAATCAATCTAAGTGCAGTTGCATTATCATTAAGCATCAAGTCCCCAAGGACGTATACATCATCATTAACATCAACCACTTTATTCCAATTTTTAACAATAGCATCATTCATCTCATGAACTGAATTAAAGCCCCTTGGTTTCCAAACAAAATCACGATCATGACATAGATGCAAATCACTCGTCATCCATATTTTCGACATACTGATTATCTCCTAATCTTTTTACTCTATATATATTATTAAAACCTTCTTCTTTTGTTGGTATTGTTAATTGATAAGACATTCTGCGGAGGGCGCTTGGAGGAACGCAAGCCCGCCCAGTTCTTTCAGCATTTTGCTTAAGTGCAACAGCTAAACAAGTATCCATAAAAATTGCATTAATCTCAACATTACCTAAATATCTACTTACTGCATTTAATATCTTATGGCGGGATGCTTTATTTAAATGTGTAGCATCTACAACTGTATTATCATAATTTTGAAGACTATCAGATATTTCTCTTACAAAATTAATCCAAACATCATCTTCTTTAGCAAAATAATCATCACCATCTTCAAGTAATGCAAAGCGAATTTTATCTCTAGATACTACTTTTACACTACCTTCAAAAAAATTTCTATTATGTGATATAAAATAACTTTTTCCAGATCCAGGCATTCCTACCATTAAAAAAATTTTTTTCATATTTTACCTTTACTTTAAAATTAAATAAGTTAATAAACACAATATTAATACAATAAAAATTAATAAATCATATTCATTATTATTGTTATTATACATTCCTGCATAACGCATTATTCATCACCCCTTTAAATTTTTTATATTCCATTTTTCTTGTTCCATCTTCATTAAAATTATTATTTTCAAATTCTAATAAAAAATCTTCATAATTATATTTTCCAAATGGTCTAACTTCAACATGATTAACTTCATCTTGACAATTTAAACACCAGAGTTTCTTTAAATGACCTGGTTCTCGAGATCTTCCCGCCTTCCGCCATATTGGAATTGATTTTTGTCCACACCGCGTACAATAAAAATCACTTAAATTCATATCTCCCATTATTAAAATTCTCCATAATCTTTTTTTATTATAATTAATTATATCATATTTTTTTATAAAAATCAAATAAGTAGATATTATCTATCTACTTATTGAAAAATTCAAATATTTTATTTTATTTCAAAGTTTGAGAGATAATTATCGAAATCATTAGCATCTTCTGGATAAGTAATAAGAGCACCTTGGCTCATATCAAGAGAAAGAATACCTAGAATTGATTTTGCATCAACAGTAAATTTTCCTCTTTGAACGAGAACGTCCCCATCCACTTTAGAAGCCTCTTGAACAAAAGAGTAGATATCTGATAATTCTTTTAATTTAATTGTTTTATTCATTTTAAACCTCCAATAAAGAAGCCTCCTTGCGGGAGGCTCCTTTTGGTAGTGCAATAATAATTAACCAAGTAATGACAGGATACCCTGATTTGCCTGATTAGCCTGTGCAAGCATTGAAATACCTGCCTGTGCAAGAATCTGTTGGTTAGAATAAGCCACCATTTCCTTAGCCATATCAGTATCTCTGATTGCTGATTCAGCTGATGTAGTATTTTCAACTACATTATCTAAGTTAGCAATCGTATGCTCTAATCTGTTCTGAATAGCACCAAGACTAGCCCTCTGATCTGATACCTTCTGAAGTGCAGAAGCTATAGTATCAATGGCTGCAGTTGCATTATCTGCACTTTCGCCATCAACTCTAAGACCATTCACACCAAGACCTCTTGCTGACAGATTAGCAATATTCATTGTAATCTTATTATCATCAGAAGAATCAGCGCCTACATGGAGACTGAGATCTGCAGCACTATTGACATCAGCAAAAGCTTCTATCTTAACGATAGTGTTTGTTCCATCTACATGAGAAGAAACATTCTTAATGTCATCTGCAAAATCCTTACGAATAGCCTTCATAGCATCTTCAAGACTAGCATAAGCAGTAGACTTAGCTGTCTTATTAGCATCGAGGTTATCATATGCTGTCTTTAACTCATCGAAAGACATAGCAGTATTTGACTTACCCTCTACCGCACAGTCAGCAGCCTTAATGTCAGAAATAATTGCATATTTCTTTCCACCAAATTCGATTTCAACTTTCTTGTAATCGGTTTTATTAGTGCCATCTGTACCTAATGCAGTACCATCTGCTTTTGCTGCAAGAGTAATTTCCTTCATGCCATTAGCATCAAAAGTATTAGCCCCTACATTTGCATTTGCAGTTGTGTAAGTAAGTTTTCCAGCTGTGCCATCAGAGCCTACACCCTTAAGCAGATATGTTTCATTAAATTTAGTTGTAGTTGAAACTCTATCAATCTCTGTTGAGAGCTGATTAATTTCATCTTGGATAGCAGATCTATCAGAATCTGAATTAGAACTATTAGCAGCCTTAACTGCAAGTTCATTCATTCTCTGAAGCATATCCTGAACTTCGTTTAATGCACCTTCTGCTGTCTGTACTGCTGAGATGCCATCCTGAGCATTAGCGGCAGCCTGTGTGAGACCTCTAATCTGCTTTCTCATTTTTTCAGATATAGCAAGACCTGCCGCATCATCTGCTGCACGGTTTATGCGATACCCACTGGAAAGCTTTTCAGTACTCTTTGCCTGAGTTGCATTTGTAAGACCCAGCATTCTGTTGCTATTCATTGCTCTTAAATTGTGTTGTACTACCATATGAGACTCCTTTCTCTACTCCAATTCTTCCTTGAATTGGGTAATATAAAAAATTATAGTTACGCTTGGAGCTAGGCTCCAATTATACGGGTAGGGATTCGCACCCTACATGAACTAAGTATCAACCTGTCGGAAACCACTGCGCCCAAGGTTACTTCACCTTCCAAGACTTTTGTCTCGCGCCATGCCAGACTCGAACTGGAGCGTTAGTTCTACCTGTACCTCTCATAGCGTCTACCTATTCCGCCACCGTATATTTATTAATCAGTAAATATATTCGTTAAATAAGCACCTGTGCATACACCACTTGTACCTATAAGAATATAATGCAAAATACTAGGTGATGATGAAACTGCCGCTGATATAATATTTAAAATTAAAGCTACTGTCCAACACACAAAACAAATTATCGAACCTTTTTTTGCATCCATTTATTATTATCTCCTTTCAATAGTGGACACAGAGGGAATCGAACCCTCACACCCTTGCGGATAACGGATTAACCAACACACAAACTAGAATTAAGGCGCTTGTGTGCTCGTTAAGTCCGTTGCGTCTGCCAGTTCCGCCATGCGTCCTTACTTGGGGTACAGGGACTTGAACCCTGGACCTCTAGATCTAGGTAAAAATACTCTTATAAATTAGGGAACTCCTTATATTTCCAATAATAATTATAACACATTTTATTTTTTGAAATACACTCCTTTATGTATCTTATTTGTCTATCATCATATTTATCTTCTAACTCTTTTTGAGTCCATAATTTTTCTGGCTCATTTTCAGAATAAGAAATAAAACGATTATTTATATATTTAGATATAGGTTTGTTATTTTTAATTGATTCTATTACATTATCTAATAAATAATCATGAGCAATAGACATTGTTGCTTGAATTCCATTTTTTGGAGGTTCTACTCTTAAATATTTTTCTGTAGAAGCTTCTTCAACAGGAATTAAAAAACTGTACTCTTTCCAAGAAGTATAAAAATAATCAATTTCTTCTTTAGAATAAGAATATTTTGTAGTTTTTTGTGTATTAGTAGTTTGTCGCGTAGTAGACATTCTTAATGTACCATCTTCTTGATGATAAACAGAAGATTTACATTGAATACGATATAAATTATTATTTATATCTACTACTAAATCATAACGACAAGATCCACTAAAGGGAATACTACAATAAAAACCTCTTTTTTGAAAATCTAAAATACATTGGAGTTCATTCACATCTCCTCGGATTAATGTTTCATCCATAGAGAAATAACTAATTTATATTAAAGTTTTTCACCCAAATCTAGCGCTCTGCCAAACTGAGCCACACCCCATTATTTAAAGCCGCCGGAGGGAGTCGAACCCACAACCTACGCATTACAGGTGCGTTGCTCTGCCATTGAGCCACGACGGCAATATTATTATTCCATTTTTATTAATTGATTATAAATTTCTTTTAATGCTTTTATTCTTTCATCAAATTTTGATACTAAATCGTCAAAAGAATTTGCTTCTTTATTAATAACTTTATTCCATTTTGGATTCATTCCTTCAGGAACTCCGCCCATTAACCAAATAGCCCTTCTAATATCACTATAAGCAATAATAGCATTATTTAATCCATCTATAGTTGTTTTTAAATCATTAATCTCTAAATTTATATTCATATTATTATCTTTATTATATTATAACAAAAATTTTTTATTTTGTCAAGCGGGAAGGAGATCCCTCCCGCTTGCAATTATCCATGATATTTCATTAAATACTCTGGATCTACACACTTAAAACTGTCAGTTCCATCAAGGCTACGGAAGACTATGCCTTCTCGCATCCCGCCATCTATTTCAGACTTCTGCTTATGAACATAATCTCTTAACCGATCTATTGTTACAGGAAGTTGAATTTTTGCTATGATAGGAACAGAAGGTATTCCCACTTTGTCCAGTATATTTTTCATAGTAAGAGTATCAACTCTACCACAATCTGAATATATAAGATTAAATGCTCTAAAGTCACGATCCTTCATACCATAATCACGCTTCTGAACGCCTGCCCCAAAAGTTTCTCCCTGAAGGGTAACCCAATTAGCACTAGGTCTTTCATCAAGCAACTGCTGAAGTTTATTCTTTATGTCATATTTTTCAGACATTTCAATCCAAATATTACTTCCTATTGTATCAGCATAATAATTCTTTTTAGCTTTTTCAGGAGTATCAAAAACAACATTTCTGCTACATACAAAATATTCGGGTTTCTTAAACTTATTACCTCTACGAAGATGATAAGTTGAGCTAGATCCATCTATCTTTTCAGTAGCTATCCATTTCAAATCTCTAGCTTCAAGAGTAAAGAGTCTATTTTCTATTCTTTCTTCATCAGTCTTTTTTACTTCAGCAGGCCAGCTAGAAGGTTTCTTTCTTCCAAAGATAAATAAGAATATAGCTTTTGCCCACTTATACTTTTTAATAAATTTACCATATTTCTTTGCTAATTTAGGATGTCTAGCTAAAGCAGCATTTATCTTAGCGTCAGGATTTACTTTTGCTTTTCTCTTATTATCTTCTACCTCATAATAAGTTACACCAAGTTTTTCAGTAAGAAAAGCAGAATCAGTCCCAGGCTGATAAGAGTTACCTTCTTTATCATAGATATAATTATATTCATCAGTATAGGCTACAAACCAACCAAAATCTGCGGCAGGCATCAGGAGCCCCTGTGACCAGAACTGTCCCTCAGGAGTCTTAAACTTCTGTGTCTTGATATGTCCTTTATATTTCGCACAAAACTCAAATACTGGATTATCAAGAGGTACCTGACTATCTATCTCAAAATATATACCGGGGTCTCCTGGCTGAAAAGCCCCCTTAGGAACCATACAAGTCCAACCGCCAATTCTAGCACATTCTACTCTATCACGACCGGGAATTGGTTTTATCTCATCAACATTAACTACATAACATAATTGTCGAATGCCTGATTTATCTAACATAATTATTCTCCTTTTACTATAAAATCACTTTCTTTTAATAAATCTTTTAAACATAAATTATTATAATGTGTATATGGTATTCTAATTAAAATAAAATTATGTTTTATTGCATAATCATTTTTTATTTTATCGTGTAATTGTCTTTGTTTAAATCTATCTTCATTATCCCAAGTAAAAATTGGTTTAAAATGTTGTTCACCATCATATTCAATTAAAATATTATATTTAGGTAAATAAAAATCATATTTTGGTTTACCATTAGTATCAGAATAATAAAAATTTGAAAAACTTTTTTGATTTTCAAATTGAATATTATTTAAAGTTAAAATTTCTCTAATTTTTTGTTCTCCATGAGATTCTTTAGTACAACCACAACTAATAGTATTTCCTTGAGTTAAATTTTGAGCATAAATTTCATATTCTTTACCACAATCACATTTAACTAAATATTTAGAATTACGATTAACAGTTCCTAAAAATTTTAATACAGTTAAATGTCCAAATCGTTGTCCTGATAAATCTTTTAATTGAGCTCGTCTATTTTCTTTTGTAATACAACCACAAGAAGGAGTGTCACCCCTTTTTAAACATTCTGTAGTTGCATAATATATATTTCCACAATCACATTGACATTTCCAAGTATTTTGATGAACTTTATTATAAAATATTTGATGTTGTTCATCTGCATATTCTAAAACAACTAATCTTGTAAATCGTTGTCCTTCTAAATTAATTCCTCTAAAATTTTCTATATTTTTTGGTTTTATTTGAATTGGTTTCCGAGGATTTTTATCATTATTTCCTTTACAACCACAAGTTTGAGCTTTTTTAATAATACTAGCTCTTAAACTTTTTGTTTGTCCACAAACATCGCAATAAACTTTCCACCAAGCTTGTCGTTCATTTGGATGTTCTTTTTGAATTTCAAAATCTCGTTCTATTACTGTTAAATGATTAAATTTTTGACCTGTTAAATCAATAGCTTTTGCCATAATATTTTGTTCCTTTCATTTTATCTTTCATAAATATATAAAAGTTAAAGAAAGATAATAAACGAGGACTGACCAAAAATTTTATGCAAGTTCTCTTTCTGAATTTTTGTTCAACATTTCAAATTACCTCTTTTAATAGTTTTTTTATTTTTCTTCGGAAATCTCTTCTAGTTTTATGTTTCCAAAAGTGCCAAGCTTTTCGATTATTTTTAACCCAACAAGCATAATGCCTATCAAATTTATCTTCATAAGTTATTTTTTTGTGTAGGTTATTTTTACTCATATAATATTTCCTTTTCTATAATAATATTATATTATATTTTTTAATAAAAATCAAATAAAATGCGGGAATCCAGTCGATGCTACACTCAACACCTGGTTCCCGCATTTATCAATAACCTTCTGCAATATAACTTAATCCTGTCACAAGACCATCTACATTAATATCATTGATATAATGATCATAGAGGTAGTCGTAGATTACACTCCATTTATCACTATGTAACATTCCAGGTGAGTACTTTAACTGATTTATCAATCCTCTTAAATTTTTATCATCATTATTCTTATTTAAAAAAGTATAAGCTAAAGCTACTTCTGAACTATAATCCATTTTTATCTCCCCATAGGTATAATTGAATCTCCAGTTGGTGTTATCTTTTCTCCAATCTGATTACCATCTTCATCCATTTCTATAATCTCAGTAACAACATTCTTTTTTAAATTGCCACAAGATTTAATAAATACATTCAATGCTCTTTTAGCATCTACTGCAACTTCTCCCCTAGCATCTGTAAGTTTAACCATTGTAGTACGATCTACCGAGGCCTTCCCGCACCTTTCTTCCTTTGCGAGATGCCATTTAATATTATATAATCTAATCATTTTTACCACTCCTTATTTACTTTAGTTTGAAAATATATTTCTTCAAATGTATCAAGATTAAGAAGAACCGCCTTCCCGCTTGCCACAGAACATAAATCAATATCAATTTTATGCCCATCACAATATGTTAAAACAAATGAAGATTTACAATTATAATAATCACCACAAAGCCATTTTCGCCTATCCTCCATTTCTTCTTTTGTTAATGAATCTTGCCCCTTATATCCAAAATCATATTTCAGATACTGAACAGGAGTATGACCATGAACAATAAAAGTTTTATCAGGATTAGGACATCCTTCTTTTGTAAATCCTCTATTCCATTCATCATAAAAATGTTCTCTATCCCAAGTTGGTATATGAGATCGATGAGGAATATCAAAAGGAGTATATCCAGCATGTTCTAGAATAACATCATGACCAAGAGGAGAATGATATATTTGTTCTGTTGGCATTTTCCTAATTGCTTCTAGAAGCGGAGGGCCCCATTCTGGATGTTCAAAAAATACTTCTGCAGTTTTTTGTCCTCCATTACCATACCAACTATAATAATTATTACCACCATAATAATTTATATCATTGATTTCTTTTAATACATATGGAAGACACTCCTCCATAAGTTCTTCATGATTTCCTCTTATATAAATTATTCTAGGATCTGCAAGAAGCTTCTTCATTATTTCAACACCATCTGGTGCTCTGTCTATTGCGTCTCCTAAAAAGTACAAAGTATCATCTGATTTAAGATAATTTAATATTTGATTTGCAAGATCTCCAACGCCATGCCAATCTGCACTTGCATATACACTCATTTATATCACCTCTTTTTTAATTCTTCAAAATTGATTATCTGGTATTCATATTTCTCAGGTAAAGTTTCTACCTTCCATCTTTTAGCAGACTCTCCTACTAATTGAATAATGCTAGGATCTTCAAACACCATAGCCATAGCTTGAGCTATTGCAAAGCCATTATAAAATATATTTGCAAAATTAATAGCTTCTGATTCATCATTAAAAACAATTACTTTTCCTTTATTTGTAAAATAACGATTTAAATTAGATTGAAAAATAATAAATTGCATAATATTAATTCTCCTTTTTATTATATAATAATTATATCATAATTTTTTTTAAAAATCAATATAAAGTATTTATTGACAAAATAAAAAAATTATGTTATAATAAGATTAAGCAAAAATGGATAATTATATCTTTATAATTTTAATATTTAATAGACTATAAAGAAATGGATTTCTTTATAAATATAGCAGACAAGGAGGTTAATAAAATATGGCTATGAGAATTTCTGGAATGATTTCTGGTTTTGATACAGAGAGTATCATAAAACAGATGACTACTGCATATACCGCGCGTAGAGATAAGATCTGGAAACAACAGAAGACATTAGAGTATAAACAAGATGCTTGGAAAGATATGAATAAAGAAATTAATTCATTCTTTACAAATACTTTGTCTAATACTAGACTAGAGACTTCTTTTGTTCAAGATGATGTTAAAATTGCGGATGAACAGATAGCAAGTGTCTCAGGATCTAGCTTTAGCGGAATTCAAAATTTAACTGTTAAGCAAGTTGCAACTAATACTTATTTAACAGGTGCTAAGGTAAAGCAATCTTATCCTATTGGAATTAATGATGATATTACTGTAAAATATGCGGGAATGGAAAAGCATATAAGTATTACATCAGATATGTCAATGAGTGATGTTGCAAAGAAACTTAGTGAAGTTGGTTTAAAAGCAAATTTTGATGAACGTAATGGTAGATTGTTTTTAGCTTCTCGCAAAACAGGTCTTAAAAGTAACTTTTCTATTGAAGGTAATGATGAGATCTTAGAAGCTTTAGGGCTAGGCGAGGGCGCCGCAAAACAAGTTGGTCAAGATGCTATTATTGAATTAAATGGTGCGGAATTCCAATCTGAAGAAAATACTTTTCAAATTAATGATTTGAATATAAATGTATTTAAGGCGGGAAGCACTACAATTAATAAGCAATCTAATAATAAAATATTTGATATAGTAAAAGATTTTATTGAAAAATATAATAATGTTATTAGAAAGATTGATACTGCTTATAATGCAAAGAAATCAAATTATGAACCATTGACAGATGATGAACGATATGCTATTAGCGATAAGCAAGCAGATGAATGGGAAAAACTTATTAAAGATAGTATATTAAGTAAAGATAGTTTACTTGGTGATATAAGTAGATTATTTAAGAATAACATGATGCAATCATATATGATTAATGGAGAAAAATATAGTCTTGCTAAAATTGGAATTACTACAGGAAATTATTTTACTACAGAACAAAATGAGCGTGGTGTATATAATATAGACGAAAAGCAATTAAAGCAAGCTATTGCTGATGATCCTAATGGAGTTATAGGTTTTATAACTCAATTATCATCTAAAATGTATAATGATTTAAATGATAGAATGAGATCAACTAGCTATAATAGTGCTTATACAATATTCCATGATAAAGAAATGAAATCTAATTATGATGATTTCACTAAGAAGATTGAAAAATGGGATAAAAAGATAACTGAAATGGAAGATAAATACTATGAAAAATTTGCTAGAATGGAAACTGCATTATCAAAAATGCAAAATCAAACTAATTCATTAGCAGGTTTATTTGGAATGACAGTATAAAGAAAAGGCTCGATACTTAATTGTATCGAGCCTTATTTTTTTTATGAGTTTAAAGTCACTTCCTACTGCTCATCCATTTAAACCTCCCACATTTGCTCTCGGAGGAAAAATTCAAGAAATTACTTCTAATTTCTCTACCTCTTGGAAAATACTTTATTCCATAATGATTTGCCTATCTTATATGATAGCTTGTTTTCTAAAAACTATTAAAGTAAGTTCCAAGTTAACTGGGGTAAGTGGATTCGAACCACTGGATACAGGAGTCAAAGTCCTGGGCCTTACCGCTTGGCGACACCCCAAAGATATGTTTTCTTAGCCAGATTTTTTTCAGCAGCGGTATGGGGATCTAAGATCACACGATTTACTTCTTCTTAAAAAGAAGAACCTGACTAATTGAAAACACTGTCCACCGCTTCTATCAAAAATACCATGAATATCATTATCATATTTTAAGCTATGATAATTTATTTCCTTTAGTTTATTTTAAACTAAAGCAAAGGAAATGAAAAGTTTTATTTTTAACTTTCTATATATATTATATCAAAAATTTTCAAAAAAGTCAATAAAAAAACGGGAATGAGTATAAACTCATTCCCGCCATTTATTAGTCTGCTAAATATACATTTATTGTATATAAATTTGTCATTGACCATAATCTTACAAGACTTCCTTCAAGAGAGTCATCAAGATTAGGATAACCAGGTAAATTAAAAGTAATAAGTAATAAATCATCTTTATCATAAAGATTAACTGTAATTGATTTATCACCTACTTTAGCAGCACCTAAAAAATCACCCAATGTCATAACTAATCCTCCTATTGCTTATCAAAATAATCTAAAGTAAATTTAATTCCTTCTGGAACTTCTACTTCAATACAATAAACTATTGCAGTTTGCTCTTCACTTTCTATATCATTTATATTTTTCCATTGTTCTTCTTGAAATTCAAACATTCCAGTTTTACCAATTTCAAATTTTTTTTTGGAGGTATTATTAAATGTTAAAAAGATTGGATATCCAATACCTTTAACTTCACAACAATATCCTAATTTTGTTATATTGCCTATTAAAGTTATTTGTTTATAATTATAGTTTATTGTTTCTCCGCCAATTATTATCTCTTCTACAATAGAAGGAGCATCTAAAACATCAAAATTTGTTATTTGTTTTAAGTTATTCATCTACTCCTCCTATTATTTTTATGAAAATATTAATGCAGTACCAGAAAAAGAAGGAGCTTTTTTTACTTTTAATTTTCCATTAGAGTCAGTAATGATTGTGCTTTCATCTGGATCGGGTATTTCTGCTTTAATTTTAGCATCATAAGTTGTTAATCCTTGGAGGTCAAGATAATGTTGTTCTTGTGCAGCCATAATATGCCTCCTTATTATTTAATTATGAGAATAAAGCGTTTATGTCTGCAGTAGCGATAGGACTAATTATAATACCATCACCAGTTCCTGCGGAAATTACGCCATCTTGCTCTTTAATTCCATTTGTTAAAGTAATTGAACTTGTTGAACTATCATAAGAAGCTATTGCTACATCATTAGAAGTATCAAGTTCTCCAATAGCAGTAGAGATTTTCTCTGCAACTGATCCTGTTGTTGAAGCAGCGCCATCTAAACGAGTAAGTGCAGCTTTAACTGATTCAGCATCTCCAGCACCTGCAGAAGATTCTGCCTTATAACCAATTTTAGCACCATCAATAGCAACTACAGATGCACTAATTTCATTTGTATTACTAATTGCAAGTTGTACTTCAGAAGCTCCAGCTGCAGCTGTATATACATCACAGAGATCTGCTACATTAATATAAATTGTTTCATCTGTTGCAGAAGCATCTTTTGAATTAATAACAAGTGCAAGATAAGTACCTGCTGGTTGACCTGTAGGATTTACTACAATAGAGCCACTCTTTACAAGGAAATCCTTAGGAATATCAATTGTTCCTTTAAGATTTGCAGGAACTGAAGTGTCACCTTGCCAAATCTTATATGTTTTAAGATAACCTGTTGTAGGAGTTGCTGCATCTTCAACTGTAATTGCAGAATCGCCTGCTACAAGTGAAATAGTTACATCAGGAGTATCTGTACCAAGTACTGCACTTGCTTTTTTATAAAGATATAAATTATTTCCATCTGCTGAAGTTAATGCACTCTTATAACCAAGTTGATTAACACTGTTTGCCCACTCTTTAATTTTATTATTATAAGTTTGCAAACCTGTAAGATCTAAGAAATTTTTACTAACTGCTGCCATTATATGACCCTCCTTTTATTATGTTAGTTAAATAAATCATTAATTTGGTCATTTGATACCATACCTATTGCAATCGAACCATCTGATTCCATATAAGTTGTTACATCATTAACCAAACCTAAGTTTTCAGTTGTTTTATTCCCATTTAAAGTTACATTATTTATACGAGGCTTATTAGTTAATTCATTGTAGTCGGAGGTTCCACCGCCTCCACCGCCGCCAGAGCCTTTACCATAGGCGACTCCATGTAAATAAATAACACCCATATTATTTACCTCCTACATGTATATAAAAAGCAAAAAGAGCACATTTAACACATGTGCCCTTAAAATATTTTGAAAGTGCGGCGGTCCAGGTCAGGGATCCCTGACCTGGTTCCCGTTATTTAGTATAAGTTACCCATATATTATATGGTGCATTTGTACGAGCAGCTGCACTTTTTGTAAATAAATATAAACCATCATTAGCGTGAGCATATAAACCACATACATAATTTGTGTCATCTTGATGATAACCAAGCATCATTGTATCTCCGTTTTGATTATAAGTAACATATCCACCATAACTAACTAGATATATTGGATAATTATAAATATGTGACAATATTCTTGTAGATGCAGCAGACGTTAATGTTCCTACAAATTTTTGCCCATATAATCCATTACCAAAGAATATTTCTTTATTCTCGGGCCAGAGATCCGGACGATTAAGATCGTAGCATCCAGGGGTAGCCACCGCACTATTAGCCGCATCTGTTGATTTGGTATAACGAACAGTTACATAAGCACTCATTCCTTCAAATGCATGACGATTAGTTCCAAGTCTTATATCGTAACTATCGTTACTATATATAACACTTGCCCAACAGTTGCAAGCAGTGCTTTTGTTTGATACTGTATCCATGATACATCCCCATGCAGTATTATTCATTATAACTTTCCATGTGGTCATATCAAAAAACCAATCATACACATATGCAAAATCAAGATTATTATTACCTATTGGGGTGCGCTCATAAATGTCTGTTCCTTCTGTTATAGAGTTAGCAAAATGACATAATACTGTTTTTTGATATAAGGGCTTTCCATTAACCCAAACGCCAACTATTTTTTCATCAGTATTATAATAGTCACCAACATTAGTTGCGAGCATTGCATTACCACCAAGATAAGGAAGAATCTTATCTTGGTATAATTCTTTGAGATCACCTTTGGTTACAAGCGTCTCGTCACTTTGAATTGCCATTTAAATTCCTCCTTAATCTGTTGTTTTTGTATATTGAATTGTAACCATATATTGTTTAGTATTTGCAATTTCATTTTGTTTATGTATAATCACTTGATTTGATGTATCAATATAATATTCTGCAACATTATTATATGGTAATGAATGTTGATTTACACCCCAAGCACCTGCTAAAAATATAGTACCGTTTGAATTTACTAATGTATCAAGATTAGTTATTGTACCTGCAACTGAGTCAGAACTTGTTGTTGTTGACGTAGTGCCTGTAAAGGTTTTTTGATAAAGCGGTTTACCATCAATCCATTTACCTACAATCTGTTCTTCTGTACTGTAGCATGTTTGACTTTGAACAAATCCATTACTTATTTCTCCAGAAACAATATCATTAATGTCGTCTGTATTTAATCCTCTCTTTTCAGGAAAGGTGCTTATTATTGACATAATTCATTCTCCTTTCCCTTACTTTGTATATGTTATCCAAATATTATATGGAGCATTATTTCTTGTACCTCCAGATACACTGCCAAAAACTAATGCATTTCCATTAATTGTCATATTATCAATACCATTGTTGTAATTATCAGCATTACTCCAAGTTGATCCAACAGGTATTTCTGCGCCCGAATTGGTGTCATAACAATAACTACCGCCCCAATTTACAATATGAATTGCGGGTGTCTCAGCTGAAAGAAGAGTAGTACCAATCCAAGTAGATCCAGCAGCAGTTATCTTACCTGTAAACCTTTGTCCATATAACCCATTTCCAAAAAATATTTCTTTATTCTCGGGCCACAAATCTGGTCTATTGAGATCATAACAGCCAGGTGTAGTAAGTGCGGAAGATGCTGTATCTGTGGTTTTAGTATATTTAATTGTTGCAATACCTGTTAAAAAAGTTCTATCAGTTTGAGTTGTAATATCAATATTGGCTCCAGTAATATCTATTGCGATATCATAAGTATATTGATTATTAGTTCCTACATTAGGAAAGGTAAAAGCATAAAATATTCCACCTGTAGTGCCATAAGCAGAACCATCAATAGATATAACTTTTTCTATATTAGAAATTCCATGAGCTACAGCTTTTTTAGTATTATTTGGTAAAGTACCAAAATTAATTGTTTTTTGATATAATGGTTTTCCATCTATCCAAACACCAACTACTTTTTCATCAGTAGAATAGTAATCGCTTACTCCAGTCTGCATCATCATATTCCCGCCTAAGTAAGGAAGGATTTTATCTATATATAAAGTTTTTAAATCACCTTTAGTGACTAAAGTTTCATCACTTTGAATAGCCATATTATCCTGGCGGGAGACCTTTGGTCTCCTGCTATCCTCCTTCTTTAATCAGTTATTTTAGTATATTGAAGTGTTATATAAGCATTAAAATTATAATAACCAGAACCAACAGCAATTACAAATCCATTTCTACCTTCATAAGCACAAAAAGCATTGCATTTATAAGTATTGTCTCCTTGATAAAATATAGAAGGATAATATTTTTTACCATTAGCTATTTGTTCTATAACACCAGTAAAGAAAATAACTGTATCAATATTCCAACCAGTTAATGGATAAACAACTTCTCCTCCGCTGCCCGTATTTACACTAAAAGTTCTTTGATAAATTGGTTTACCATCAATCCATTTACCAACCACTTGTTCCTCAGTTGAAAAATTAAATTGACTTTGCACAAAGCCATTATTAATTTCACCATTAGTAATATCATTTATATCATCTGTATTTAAACCCCGTTTTTCGGGGAAGGTTGATACTATAGCCATATCATTACCTCCCCTTAAACAGTTATAAGAACAACAGGTAAATCAATTGCGGGAACGTCTTTAGCTTCAAATGTGATGGCAGCATCGCTTTGCGATACTGCAGTGATGCCTGCGGATTCATATGCCGCGATTTGTGCGGCAGTCGCTGTTATAGGGCAGCCGATGGTTCCGTTTGTGGAACTATCGATCCCCGCAAAAGTTAATGTCTGTTGATTATTTGAATCCCAACCAGAAGAAAGGAGCGTACCTGTAATAGTTTCAGAGGTAGATCCTCCGCCCTTCCCGCTTGGAAAAGTTTGTACTAAACTCATATATTATCTCCTTTCCTAATCTGTTGTTTTTGTATATTGTATGGTTATATAACAAGTACAACCATTAAAGTCTTTAATTGCTGATGTAAATTGTATGCCACTTCTACCAGGATTTGCTTTTATTTGATATCCAGCATTAACTGTGTATGGCATCATTCTTGCAATATTACTATTATCTTTAACAAATGCACACGGAGTAAAAATAGTATCCACATTAGATACATTGTGTGGTACTGTTACAACTACATAAGTGCCTGCCGTAGCAACAGTAGGGGCAGTAGTAGTAATTGTCTTTTGATACAACGGCTTTCCATTTACCCAAGTACCAACAACTAATTCGTCAGAAGAAAAATTGTTCCCAGCGTCCATAAAAATATTCTTTGTTGCTATACAATAAAGAACTGATGTGTTGGTAGGTCTGCCGGTATAGTTAGTAACATTCGTTGCTCCAGCCCAAGTACCGTCTAAACCATTTGGTTTATCCATACCTTTATTGTTACCACCATGACCAATTATTTGAGTATCAATATTTAATGGATAAATACCATTTCCACTTTCATCAGATGTACCTGTAGAATTTGTCCATACAGTTTTCGTCTGTTGTGTATTTATTCCAATATAAGGATATAATGTTGCTTGTTGATGAACGCCTACTGCAAGACCAGTACCACCATGTGCATGGCTGTTTGTACCCGTACCTCTTAAGAACTCTCCTCTAAGGTCGGGAACAGCAAATGTTGTTGTTCCATTCCCGCCAAAGAAATTAATACTACCAAATTCCTGATTAAAATAACTTGCTAATTCAGAATAGTCCGCAATATTATATACTGTTCCATCACAAATTAAATAATTTAATGGAGCATGATTACCCATAACAGATATAACTGTACCTATTGGTGTAAATCCGCCATGAGCAGTGCCATTAAGATAGGGGCGAATCTGTCCATAAAAATCTTTAAAATTTAAAGCTGTGATTTGATCACTTGTTAAAGCCATTTAGATTGCCTCCTTTCTTAAATTTTTGTATAACGAATAGTCACGTAAGTGTCTGTTAACGCATATGTTCCAGTCGCCTTTGTCCCAATAATAAAAACAATGTCTGTTGCATTAACTCCATGAATATAACAATTCCATGTTTCGTCACTATGAAGAATAGGAAATACAAAGCGATATCCATCTGATCTCTTTGCTTCGCCAACAAAATCAATTACAGTATCAATGTTTGCAATATTGTGAGGAAGATTACTTATTCCAGTTGCTAATGTTCCGCAACTCACAGTCTTTTGATATATTGGTTTATTATCAATCCACTTGCCAACCACTTGTTCATCTAATGAATATTCATTACCATCTGTAATAGACATTTGAGTATCATTAACTTTGGTATATTGAATAATACATTTAATTACATGATCTTTCATCCAGGGATTTTCTGAAGCATATTGAAAATATTTTGTTGTCTTATTATATTTATACTGCACATATGTATCAACCAACAGTGGATCTCCATTATGAGGAGTGGTGCTATTTATAACAGTAAAATATTCAATATCTAAAGCAGATAAATCAAGACCATTTTGCCAATCTCCTGTGACAGAAGAAGCGGTTGTAATAGTAACTACTTTTTGGTACAGCGGTTTTCCGTCAATCCATCTACCGATGAGAGTTTCATCGGTAGAATAGAGATCGGATTTATTAAAAGTGTTTGCAAATGTAGGAACATTGCCATTAAGGTAAGGTCTTATTTGACCGTAAAAGTCTTTAAAATTTTGGGCGGTAATTTGATCATTTGTTAAACTCATAAACTACCTCCCTTCTTATACGGTTTCCCAAGAATCTGTTGTCTTAACATATTGAATAATAGCCCGAACATTTTGCCCTACATATTCGGCTTTATTAGCTCTACATCCTAAATCTTTATTATTAGAAGCCACCCATACTGTAACTCCCCAATTATCGTTAGAGAAAGCATTAGGAACTGTCATCTCTCCGTTGTAATAACATTTTACATCAAAATTTTTAATAAAAGCATCGCTTGATGGTGTCATAGCAGATATTGTTTGTACGGCTGAAATCGTAGTAGTCATTGTTTTTTCATAAAGAGGTTTCTTTTTTAATACTCCATCAACTTCTTCGTGCCATTCGCCAATTACATGCTCAACAGGAGAGTAAATTCTTGTTTGCACTGGAGTACCCGGTAATGTAGATATAATATCAGCCCATTCACCACTTGTAATTTTGTGTGGTTTAATATCAGTTTCTTCATTTGTTGAATCATCTGATATATCAAAATCAGTAAAATTAATTGTATCTCTATCTGTTACTGCCGTTCCATTATTTTTAATTTCTTTTTGAGTGTCTATTTGATCTACCCATTCGACATCTTTATCTGTAGCAGAATGTTTTGCAAGAACTTGACCTTCAGTACCGCCATCTGGAATGCTATTAATAGTTCCCCATTCAACATCATTATCAGCATTAGATTTCTTAACAAGAGCCTGACCTGTGGTTCCTCCACTAGGGAATTCTGCAGAACCAGACCCGCCGCCGCAATATATTTCAACAGGAAGATTTATAGTAGGAATTTCTTCACATTTAAAAGTAACAGTAGCACCAGATTGTGATACTGTTCTTATTAAACAATTTCTATATTCTTCCATCTGTGCGGCAGTTGCATCCGCGGGGAGACCTATAACTCCATGATAGCTAGCATCATAACTTGTAAATGTAAGTGTCTGCTGTTTGGTTGTAGAGTTCCAACCGCTTGCAAGGAGAGTACCAGTATAAACAGAACCAGCTGTTCCGCCACCACCTCCGCCGCCTTCACCTAACTCTTTCCAGTTAGAAGCAATAGTGGTATCAGCAGCGGTGAGGATATATGCTTTACCCTCATCCGCTACAGAAACTATCATACCTACATATTTATATGGATAGCTATTTGCATCCGTTAATTCACTTTTTGTTTTTACACATAATCTAGCGTCGGCAGGAGCATCTGCTAATATTTCAAGCGTACCGCCGAGACTAAATGAACCTTTTTGTCTTGCAGCCATTTATTTTCTCCTCCCTTAACTCCATTTTACGCGGATTGTGCGGGCTCCCGCATTATATCCACGGTTATCTGTGTATCTCTTGTAAGCCACACTAGTACCTCCCGCATCATTATGGGTTGTATTTGAAACTGTAAACTCACTTGAGCAATCTTCATATTGACCAGACAAATCATTCTTAACTTGTACTGCTGTAACAGTCCAACTAGCCGGGATATCAAATATCTCAGGATTAGTGATTGTTTGAGCAGGGAAGTTCATATCTTTCTGTTTTGTTGAAGTATGGTCTAAAAGACTTAACTTAGCAACAGTAGAGATAGATGATGTATTTGCCCATATAGGATTATCAAACTTATAAGTTAATGTGCTTGTTTCTACATAGCCTGCGGGAAGCGGGGTATTGTAATTATTGCCCTTACTATCCTTAGGTTGTTCACCAGCTGCATAATTAACTTTAGCTTTGAATGTCTTATTACTTTCACTAACTATTTCAGTGAATGTATTTCCAGCTTGTGCAGTTCCATTATTCAAACTATAATCAGTAGCTGCACCAGATCTATATCCACTAGTTCCATAAGCAGGATTAATAGAACCTCTATTAAATGTAACTGTAATAGTTTTGCTTACACTAGAACCAGTCTCAAGTAATGTAGTACCTCCCGCAATACTTGCTGAAGGAGCTGTAAGTGTAGGATATTTAATAGGATCAAGTAAATCTTGCCACATATCATCGTAGTTAGTACCTACCGCATATGCATCACCTATTTTAATTCCACCTACATCAATAGAAGCAGTAATTGCTTTCTGAAGAGAACCGGATCCACTACCTCCCGCCTGAACACTAACTGCTTCCCATTTATATGTGCCAGGGTTCTCACTATCTTCAACACATTTATAGAAATATGCGTTAATATAATCCGCGGTTGTAGTACCAATATACTGTACTATCTCTCCTTCTATTGTTGAAGTTGCGGTAGGCATTGATTCAACTTGAATCTTTGTATCTGCATCAGGCTGAGTATTCTTTTGAACCCAAATATAAACTCCCGCGTTATCAGGATCTTTTATACATTCATAGAAATATCCATTAGTATAATTTACATCAGTAGTTCCAACATACTGAACCACTTTACCTTCTATTGAGGCTGCGGCGGTCGGTATAACCTCAACCTGGATCGTTGTGTCTTCATCTGGTTGAGTATCGACTTGATCCCAAATATAAGTACCAGGATTATCTGCATCTTCTTTACACTCATAGAAGAAACCATGAATATAGTCTGCAGTTGTAGCACCAATAAACTGAACCACATTCCCATTCAAAGCAAGGGTCGCCGCAGGCATTGTTGTATATTGAATGACAGTATCTTGATCAGGTTGCACATTTTTTTGAACCCAAATGTAAGTTCCTGGGTTATTACTATCTTCTACACAAACATAAAAATATCCATTTGTATAATCAACAGTAGTTGTGCCTGTATATTGATAAATATTACCAAGTTCATCAACACTTGCTGCTGGTAAACTATCTTGCTGAGGGTTTTCAAAATCTTTATCTAATCTTACAAATATTGTATTTAATCTATCGTATCTATAAGATTTATTAATATCAAGAGATACATAAATAACATTAGTTTCTCCACTAATAGGAGTTGTATATGTATCTTCTTCATAGAATAAATTATCTGCGGGATTGAAGTAACCTTCTACTACATTATCGGATCCCTCGCCGCCGCTTCCAAGTTCTTTCCAATTATCTGCAACAGTAAAATCTGCCGCAGTTAATATATATGCTTTACCTTCTGCTTGAACAGAAACAATCATACCGATATAGGGGTACGGAAAATTACTGCTCAAAGTTAAATCGGCTTTAGTAGGCACTATCACTCTCGCATCAAGAGGACCGCCTGCCAAAGGCTCAAGAGTTCCGGCAAAATTATTAGCACCAGTTTGTCTTGCCATTTTTTAATCCTCCTTAACTCCAAAGTACTCTAACGCTACGAGCGCCAAGAGCCATACCTAAGTTACACGTGTATCTATTATAACTAACTACTACACCTGCCGCATCATCATGCGTTGTAGTAGTCTTTGTAAATTGACTTGTCGCATCTTCCCATTTACCAGATAAAGTATTTAAAACTTCAATCTTTGAAACTGTCCATGATCCAGGGACATCAATCTGTTCAGGATCTGTGGCTGTTGTTGCGGGAAGGTCAAACTGTTTTGTTCCAGTACTTTTACTAATAAGAGCTTGTTTAGTCATAGTTCCTGCAGAAGATGTATTTGCATACATAGCATCTACAAATTCATATGTAATACTATTAGAATTTACACTACCTGCGGGAAGGGGTGTAGAATAATCTCGCCCTATACTATCTTTAGGCTGTTCACCTGCCGCATAATCAACTGTTCCTCTATATGTTAATTGTGCAGAAGTAACTGTAACACTAAATGTGTTGCCTGCTTGAGTAGTACCTCCATTAAGAGAATATCCAGTTGCAGCACCGGCACGCTTTCCGCTTGTGCCATATGCGGGACTGATAGTTCCTCTATTAAATGTAATAGTCATTGTAGTATTAAGACTAGAACCTGTTTCAAGTAATTTAGCACCAGTTGCGAAAATTGTTGCACTAGGATTCGTAAATGTAGGATATAATACAGGAGATAACATTTCTCGTAAAATGTCCTCTAAAGAAGTTCCTGCTGCATATTGAGTTCCCACAGCAATACCACCAACTGCTTTAACAACTGTTAAATCATCAGTTAATTCTGCAGAACCTCCACCGCCTCCCGCCTCGTCTGTAACAAAATAGATTGTGCCATCCATCTGTTCTGCGGGGGTAAGTGCTTCATATTGTTCTTTTGTTAATTCTCTAATTTTAATTCCTGCGTTAGCGATACTCCATTGAGTACCATCCCAAACATAATAATTACTGTCTGCAATACAGTAATACATTTTTCTATCTGACGCAGTTAAATCACTAGGGCGTTGTGCTAAAGTATCAATAACATGGAAATCTCCACCTTCCACACCGCCACTTACTAATGCCCATTTATTTTCATCAAATGTCACATCTGAATTAGCTACTTTACAAATGTATAATTTATCATCATTGACAACTACATCATTTATTATATAGCTTCTTCCGCTAATCCAAGTGCTAACACCATCATTTACATATACTTCAGATGTTCTAGTATCTCCCGCATCGTTCTTCCATTCTAAAGTAACAACTGATCTGCCATCAGTTTTTACAACAGATTGAACTTTACAAGGAGCTCCTTTTAAACCACCAAATTGAATAGCGGTTTCATCTGTATATTTTTTACTAAGGGCATATGTTACAGCAGATAAACCCATAATTACCCCTCCTTATAATTCATGCCAAACTTTATCAGGACCAAGCATATAAACTGTAGAATCATCAGTTACTAAGCATGTACTTCCTGGACCATAAGAGGTATCTAATGAGTTAATATCTGATGCGCTTTCAGCTACAATTTCTACAACCGCAGATTGTGTAGTATCGCCATTTTTATAAACGTTAGCAGCCATTATATTAACCTCCTTTTATTGTAATTATAGTAAAAATATTACTATAAATATATTTCATCTTATCTTTATATTTTAGTTTTTATGTATTTCTATTTCATACTTCTGACCAGAGAAGAGCAATAAAAAAAGGCTAAGATATTAATTAATATCTTAGCCTTAATAAATAATCACTTATTTAAAATTAATTAAGCATTCCCGCCCAATGAACGAATCTGTCTAATCAATTTCTTTTTCACTCCCTGACTTTTAATGTTCTTAGAAGAATTCTCTAATCTGTGCAATCTCTCTTCCTTTGCTCTTAATACATCTTCCTTCGTCATTTCACTACTTCCTTTCTTTCTTTTGTTTTAATATATTTTAATTTTAATTATTTTTAGGGGGCTCTTCCCTCCCGTCATAGTATTGCTCGAAAGGGAAGAGGATTAAGAGGGACTATCAAAATGAATAGCAGAGGCAGGATTCGAACCTGCGTAGATCTGGTTATGAGCCAGAGCTGGAACCAAACTCCAGTCTACTCTGCGTCATTAGCGTTTTTTATTGGAACGCTATAAACCAAAGAAAAGAGGTAGTAATCAGACAATCTAGGTAAAAAATGACGGATGCTGGATTCGAACCGCGCGTCATCTGGCTGAGAACCAGATATCCTAAACCTCTAGACGAATCCGCCTTATGATGCCCTGTGGATGTCAACTCTATGGCTCGGGAATCATTAGCCAGTGTTTTTAATCTCAACTTTATCACCTGTTTAGTGGGCTAGTGTTCCGCAACTAGCAAACGTAATGTTCCACTATGTCACATTTAACCGACTCATCACTCTAGTCGAGGATTTAGTTTTGTGACTACTCGCTAAATCAACGAGCATAAAATATTATTAGCAAAATAGCATATATATAATTGCCTTTTATTCAGCATACTTCATTATACTACTGTTTATCGTACTAATAGGGACATAAGGCTGAGCAATAGTTAGCTAGACTACGCTTCTCATGCCACTCTTTCATAAGAAAGAGCCAAAACCTATGCGGGACTGGTACCCGCAGCCATCACCCATCGTTCAGCAATTTTAACAGTAAAATAACTTACTTGACCTATTCTTCTTTAAAATCTTCTTTTTGTCTTGAGCTACTGGCAGTTCCTGCTTATGTTATACTCTACATTTCTGTAGTATCACGACAAACTAACTTGGTTGGTGTTTCCTACAGTAACATATGGGTTACCAGCCCACAGTGTGCAGGATTTTTCTCCTTTGCGGGGAGCGTCTATTTCGTTAGCCATAAGCAGACTATACTAACATCATATAATGTTGTACTACTTACGCAACAATGAACTCTGTTGAGTCACTTTCTATCATTCATAATCAAGAAAATTGAATTTGTAAAAAGTATCCTTTCTACTCTTTCTTTTGTTTTCGGAGGACTTATCCTACAGCCGCCTAGTAAGTATCTCGGCAAGTTGATTAGACCATCTGCACCGAGGTATCATACATACACTATTTTACTAACAATATTTTATTTTCAATGTTCTATAAATATTATAACATAATTTTTTTAAAATGTCAAGAAATTTTTTTTAATTTCTTTTTTATTTCTTAACTTTCTATAAATATTATATCATAAATTTTTTAAAAAGTCAAATTATAGAATTGATATGCGTCTCGCTATAAGATCGTTAATCTTCATTTCCTAGGTCTTGCTAGTTGAATTACTTTATTCGATAGCGGTAGTCGTGTCACCATCAATAATATAATTTGAAATCATCGGGACCAGATTTGAACTGGCATTACCGCCGTGAAAGGGCGATGTCCTAGCCACTAGACTACCCGACGAAATGGCTATCTAAAAACCCCTGATAGCCGAAGGGAGGTTTCGTTTGCTTTTAACGACTTCGAACAGTTGCACTCTACTCTGTTGGTCGATATATAACAACCTCACTAGGGAAGGCAGTTATTCAATTTTATACCCACAATGAGGACAAAAATCTGTCATATAATCATTATAATGACATTGTGGGCAAATAGGATGTTCCCATTCTGTTTCTTTAAATAATTTTTGTGTAAAAACAATACTTAATATAAAAATAATAATAAATATTATTATTTCTTTTTTCATCATATATATATTATAACAAAAATTTTTAAGAAAATCAAATAAAAATTCTTTACCTTGCCTTGATATATCGCTATCGAGGCTTTGCGCCGCTGATTTCCCCTCAGCAGTAAAAGGAACGGGGATACTAGGACTTGAACCTAGGACAAACTGGTTAACAGCCAGTCGCTCTACCAACTGAGCTATATCCCCAAATGCAGAGCCCAACCTCTGCTGGCAGTAGGACACCTACTGGAGTTCCCCGTCTTTTGATTTTAACTGATAACAGGTGGTGGGACCTCTATGAGCATAGTTACTGTCAGTTTGCCTTTGGCAAACTGATTTCTGCTACCCCAGCCCATGCAATAGGTTTATTAACGCGACAGTTTTCCTTCTAGCGGGTTTAAAGTTGTCCTTCTTATAAATTGAGAGTTTTCAGCGAATGCTCTACCTTGCTCTCTCAAGACCGCCCATAGTAATCAAAGTCCTAGGAACTGTGAACTATTGCGTTAGCCGCATCTTCCGCCTAGTCAACTCACAGACTATTTTCTGGAGAAGACTTATTGATATTTTAAATTTAAGTGAACATCAATCAAATTCACTCGTTTGCAAACTACCCTTCCTTTTCATTAAGTTGCTTCTCAGTGACAGCAACAGGGGAAACAGGAGTGCTTAAACCCTACTGGCATTTCTAAGAAATCTTTTTGCCATTCTCGTTGGTGGGTGAAGATTAGCAATGCTCCGCCAGCTCCCTTACGCCCTATTCATAAACCCTAGGGTGGTTATTGGTATGTTTTTGTAACCCCAAAACTCCAACATCAAACACGGGTAAAGTATGGGTAAGGATTCGCACCTTACATATACCATTGTTTTTGTAATAGTATTCCATATCATGATTTCGATGCGTCTACCTATTCCGCCACCATACTTGAAACAAATACGGAATTGATATAGATACCGCTTCCGTCCAAAATCTCTCACGGTTTTGTTTCGTTGAAAAGGAATATGAGCGATTAAAATCAAAGCCCATCATATTTCTCCTATAAAATGTGGGTAAGGATTCGCACCTTACAATAAGCAGGTTCTTTATCCAATGCATATGTGGACTCAAACCACAATCACCTGCACTATTTACTTACGCATCTATAAGCATAGCGTCTACCTATTCCGCCACCACATTATTTCTTTTATAATGTTTTTCCTTTATCTTATATATATATTATATCAAATTTTTTTATAAAAATCAAATAAAGATTTTTTATTTAAAATCATGATCTTGGATCGTTATTTTTGCATCTTTCCAATATCTAGCAAAATATAAATATTCACTCATATCAATTTCTTGATCTTCATAAATAATAACTGTATTTCCATCCAAAGCATATTTAGCCGCTTCAATACATTCTTGAGGAATTTCATTATTATCATACATTTTAAATGCCTTATTTAATAACTCATCATCTTCCGCCCTAAACTGACCTGGCTCATGTATTACTTCTTTAATACTATTTTTAAATTTTTTATTATTAACTCTGTTTACAACTACTATTCCAACTGCCTGTTTTCCCGCGATAGATTGATTTCCTGCCTCGCAATAGATAATACAAGACATATACTTCAAATCATCATCGTTGTAACTAACCTCTTCTTCTATTTCCTCTTTTATTTCTTTCTGTTGTTGAATTCTTTTTTGATTTATAATTTCTAATTGTTCTTTATAAATATCATCATATTTAGATATAGATGGATTTAATTCTGTAACTTGAATTATTTGTGGTTTTTCTATATTATTATTATCTTTTTCAGTTAAATTATTATAAATGTAAATTAAAATTATATTACAACATAATAATAAACCTAATAATAATAACATAAATTTAATTATTATTATATTTTTCATTTATCCTCTCCTTACTGCCTAAGCCTATACAAGAGAAAAATGACAGTTTTATAATAGTAAAAACCTACTCGAAGTAATGAACTTCAATAAGGTCTTCCACCCTTAAGTAGGTTATAGCTCATAAGTTGCGGAGTTTCAGCTACTCTGCTCCATCCAACTTCCACGATTTATAACAATAGGATGATATATTTTATATCATTCTGCCCTATTCAGTATATAAAAGCGGGATATTTATTAAGCCCCTCCCGCTGAAGGGGACTTATTATAACGGCGTAGGTTGCTAAATGAAAATGGGGGTTCGCAGTACCCTGCTTTATCATTATATACTACTTTGAGGATGAGCATCACATCCACCTCTTTTACATAAAATCTTATTATATTTTAATTTTTAATTAATAGAATAAGATATTTTTGCCCTAAATTTGATAATTTTTCTTTCTTGCTTCCGCATTTATCCAATTTTTAAAGGTTCTCATCTGTTTTTGAGAACTCCATGACCAAGAGCAGAAACCAGATTTCTTATTATAATAGAAATTATCAGGCTTATATTTTGTTATAAGCAGTTCCAGAAATGCGGCGGGTGAAATTCCTAATATTCTAGCTGGATGATACCATAATCCAGAGTCTTTTCCTAGATTGCTAACACAATTACAATACCATTTACCATTTTGTTTCCATTCTTCCGCTTTCCACAACATTTTATAATCCCAACTTTTCTATTAAATTATCTACTTCTTTCTTTTCCTCTTCTGTTATAGTTGCGGCGGTGGGACTAGTCCCAACTGATGTTTCAACAGCACCTCCCGCACCATTCTCAACATTAACCTTAGCACAGGTTAATGCAACCTTGATCTGGACAGTTTCACCATTCTCTAGTATCGGAATTCTTATTTCCTTGTCATAAGTAAAAGCACCATCAAAAGTTTCAAGTATCTTCTTTGTTATAACATCTTTTGCAATAGAACCCTTTGCCATAAATTTTTTCCTTTCTTTATCTTATAAAAATATTATATCATATTTTTTTATAAAAATCAATTAATATCACTATAATATTTATTCCAACAGTCATCACAGACTCTATAATTATACTCATTATCTACAACGGTAGTATGCTCTTCTTTAGATAAGTCCTTCCCGCATATTAAACAAGTATTCCCATAATCAAATATTTCATTCAAAAATCCATAATCATCTTCTTTTGGTGAACAATTCCACGGTCTTAATTTTGAATAAGTACGTTGTTTAGATATATAAATATACTTTTTCATATTAGGACTTAAAGTTAACATTCTTCTAACTTTATTTAAAGTTTCATCACACCAATTACAATGCAATCTTTCACAGGAAGTATGTTCATCTTCGTATCCAACAGAAAGATTTACCGCAGCAATTTTCCAAGCTGGCGCTATAATACTAATATCTGTAAAAGTACCTATATCAAACTTAAACCCGAAACTAAAAATATACTTTTCAAAATTTTTATTATCACAAAAGTAAAACACACAATCGTTTCTATTAGCCCTGTCTAATTGCACTAATGCTCTACAATCTTCAAATGGACATTCTGAAAAATCACCAATTAATTCATGAGCACCAATCCCGCCCATTTCTTCTTCATCTGTAAAGATAATATGCGGTCTAAATCCTTCATTTAATAGATTAAGTATAATATAAATTCCCGCCCTATCATCAAAACCAGATCCGCCTGGGTTCCATAATACTTTTTTATGAGCATCATAAAAGAAATCATCCATATAAGGTTCATATGAAAATACAGTATCCATATGAGCAATTAAACAAATTGGAAGATCACCTTCCGCCATTATATATTTAGGTTTTGCTATTATATTTTTATAACCATACTTTTTTAAGTATTTAAAAAGTACATTATATAATTCTATCTTCTTAACAACACATAATTTTTTTATTAATGATAAATTCATTTATACCTCTTTATCTTCTTTATCTAACAAACTCATTATCTTTTCTTTTTCTTCTTCTGTCATATCATTTAATGACTTATATCTTTTTCTTACTATCTCTAAATTTGCTTTCTTAAAACCTTCCGCTAATTTAGTTATCTCTGGACATATAAAACACTTATCTTCAAGGCACATTTTATTACAATTTAATCTTATCTGTCCAAAATGAGGAGCTATCGTTGTATTATCTAATTCATCTTTAAAACCAATGATTAACATATTAAGATTTCCTAACCACTGCTTTTGTTTATATATACTTAAAACAACAGAAGCTCTATCATCATTTCTAAAAATCTCAAATGTATCCACATATTCTTCATATAAATCAGTATCTTCTGGTCTGATAAAGAATTTTAATATTGCGGGAACGTATTTACTCATTCCTTTTGGATATTGTGCTATATCAGGGAATACTCTAAATTTTACATTATACTTCTTTCTATAAAACTGGAGTTCTTTTAATGCAAAACCAAGGTCTTCAACAACATAAACTTCAGCGGCTCCCGCCTTACACATACAATCTATTTCTGCTCTTGTTCTAGCAAAATCAGAAAACATGAAGGGGATTCCCGCATCTTTCATATACTGTATCCATTCTTCATTATCATTTATGGAGAATTGAACAAGTAAATTATTATATTTTTCTTTTATAACAAGCAAATCTTCAAGTTTATCTTCACCATATTCAGGAATATTTATAATAACTTTCTGTTCTGGCTTGATATATTTATTAACTATATCAATTATATGATTTTGATATGCTAATATGATTTCATCTGCTTGGCTATAATCTTTTATTTTTGGATTATAACTAATTGCGTATTTCATAAAACACCTCTATTCATTCTATCTTAATTATATTATAACAAAAATTTTTATAAAAGTCAATAAAAAAGCGAGGTACTTATGTACCTCGCTATTATATTTAGTTTTATATTATGCAAGTCTATAGGTCATAAGAGTGCGACCATCAACCTTCTCAGGAGCCTTTATAACCTCACCAGCCTTAACAAGCTGAGAAAGTCTGGTTACAACCTTTGCGTTAGTTGCATCTTCATCCTCAAGCTTTGCTACAATATCAGCAATATAAGCAGGCTCATTTGTGAGAACTTCCTTTATAGCAGTACGCAATGCGTCTCCCGCCTCCTTCTTCTCAGCAGCCTTTTCCTTAGCCTTAGCAGCCTTAGAGTCAAGCAGCTCGATTGTTCTATTAGCATAATTGAGAACATCCTCTGCCGTAACAGTGAAACCCTCAACCTCAACAGGAAGAGTAGCACCCTCAGCAACCTTAGCGATAGCAGTTACAACGATTTTCTTTGTCATCTTCTTTTCCATAATTAAATTCCTTTCCTTTCAAAAATGTATTTTTTATTTCCTTTTCTTTAATTATATTATATCAAAAATTTTTATAGAAATCAAATTATTTTTTATTTTTCTTTGTAATTAATATTACATACTTCATGACAAGGATATTCTTTAAAAAATTCTATCCTCTGTTCCAATGAATACTTATCATAAAATACATTAAGTCTTGTAAAATAATTAGGTTTAATAAAAGTAGGAACATTATTATAACCTTCTACATTTTTTGTATCTAAGTAATCATTTATAATTTTCATTGAATCATCATGCGGTATAGGATTTTTAAGTATCTTTTTATATTCAGGATATTTGTCACTATCTATAATAAAGTAAAAAGTAGGAGAATTCCAATAATTATCTATTAGAATACAATTTACTTTATGCTCTTTTCTAGCCTTTTCAAAGCAATCCTGACAAAAAGTTATTTTTCTTAAAAGTGCTCTATCTTTTTGATAATCTTCGTCTGTTAATGAAATTCTATTAGTTATATATATAGAAGGAGAATCACTATTATAATATTTAAAATGTTCAGAGGGAGTCATTTCAATATTTTTTCCATCTGTTATTCTATTTAATTTTTCAGCTATATAAAAAGCAAAATTTGAATTACTATAATTAATAGATATTACTTTTCCACAGCAATCACAAATTCTTAAAGAGTCATGAAAACAGGTTGGACAAGAAACAATAGAAGTTCCACTTTCAAAAGTAATATCTAAAGGTTTTTTAAGAGGCCCCATCGTATGATCTCCTAATTCACAATAAGGAGTATTATTATAGCATTCTGGACAAACAACAGAGCCAACATTACGATATCTCTCATTATAAAGATTACTGTCATAATCATTTTCTTCAATGACCTGATTTCCACAACAAAGACAAGGAGCCTTCCCGCTTACATTTATAATTTTGGTATGCTTAACTTTATTTCTATAGCACATATAATTAGTGATATGATCATTAATCATATCATTATACATTCCGCGGGTATCCCATATAATGTTATGCTTTCTAGGATTATACTTCATATAATCTCTAGCTCTATTTATGGAATATGTTTCAAATAAATGGATCATATCTCGATAAGATTCAGGTCCAAATTCATAATCCCAATTAAGATTTGCTTTAGCCAACTCTTTAATTTTGGTTATAACAATAGTAGAGAAAGCATTATTCTGATAAGGATATGCCTTCCCGCTCATAATTATATCTTTAGTCACATAAGCCAACTGCCGCCATTTCTTATTATTCCAAATCCAATTTTCAGAGTCTTCTTTATCCTTAGAAAAATTAAAATCGGTATCATTTGATTTAATATAACAACAAAGAACACAGTTAGAATTCATCATTTCAACTGTACCAATATGATAACATCCGTCTTCAACCCAAGTCATACAAGAAGACCATGAAGAAGCATTATCACTCATTGTCATAAAGTCAAGAGGATGTATGGAAAAGCATAATTCACCCTTATTCTTTTTATTATTTAAAAGCATAGAATGAGCAAGTCTAAACTCTTCAAAACCTTCAAAAGTCCATTCATTTTTAAAGTAATTTATTACTTTCTGACAAGCTCTTATTAATTTAGTACCTTTAGAAATCTGTAATAAATTACTATTTTCATCTTTTTTATACTTTATACTATCATAAACTTTATTTTCTACAAGATTATCTACATCTAATAAACTATTAAAAAATATTCTTTCATCTGAACCAGCTTTAAACCTAGGAACTATTATATCATGGTAAAATCTATGATAACTTTCCTTAAATTTAGCATTATATAAAAGTTCCTTTGCTTCAAAGTTCAAATCTGCGGAAGGTCTATCATATTCAAAAGGTTCAGAATATATAAGTTTATTACCAAGCAACTTATATAATTTTTGATTACTATGTGACCAATTTTGAAGCCAATTTTCTAAGCCTATGAAATTATCTTCATTAGCTCCATATGTATAAATATAATTTTCTATTCTTTTCTTATCTAAATCTGATAATTTATCTATAAGATTTATATACTTTGACATATTAACTCCTTTTTCCTTAACAATAATAATAATTCAATTTTGCTGAAATATAATTTGCATCTGTTTGAGTTATATCCATACCATAATTAAATATTATATTATTTAATAACTCTTCTGGAATATCTTCATCTGGATTATATAATCTTTTAAATTCATTTATTATATTATCAAGTGCTTCCATATGAGTCATTATGGCACATTCCGCACCATTTATGCGGGAACCGGTGTAAGCGCCATCCGCTAAATCAATATGTCTTACATCAAACATAATATTTACCTCTTTTCTTATTTTCTATAAATATTATATCATATTTTTTTATAAAAATCAAAAATGGCGGGAGATACGCATCCCGCCTTTTTATTAACAATCAAAGTAAAAGAAAATTATATCTTCATCAGAAAGATTATTTTCTTTTATATAAACATAAAGCCATTTAGAACAATCCCATTTATTTTCATATTCTATGAATACATATACGTCATTATCATCAGGTTTTGTTTGGGGAAGTTCCTCAGGACATATTCCTTTGGTTTTATATGCCCACTCTTCATAAACAGAAGCCCATCCCGCTTTCAGATTAGGTTTATATTTTTCAAACCAATCTACAAAATCTTTAACTCTAAAGTATCTAAAGTCATAGTAACAATTTTCTTTAGCATTAGTATAAATCTCTTTGTATTTATCAGGACAATTTTCAGGAACTCCCCACTCAGTGGGAAGATAATCATATTCCTTATCCCAACCATTACCTGCAAGATTAGCAAACCAATCAGAATTACGACCATCAAAAATCTCTTCTGCGTATATTTTATTGTCTTTAAATACCTGCATATGAATATCTACACCCATAATTACACCTTCTTTCTTTTTACTATCTCTTTTTCTTTACAATTATATTATATCAAATTTTTTTATAAAATTCAATAGTTAATTATATACCGATTTAAAGGCGGCTGCACCGACTTTTCGGAACTTCTCTAATAGATCATCATACTTTTTCTGTAGTTTTATATTTTCTATACGAAGATTATTATTCTCTCTCTTTAATTGCTCTATAAGAGTTATTAAATAATCTTCTTGTTTAGTCTTAATATCCATACTATCCCATAATAGACACTCTAGTTATTATAGTCTGCTTATTTCCATTAAAAGTATCAAACCCTTTTATAGTTCCTTGAATTGGAAATACATCATTTATTTCCTTATATATTGTTTTAGATGTAAACCATACAAATAAATGACCATCTGAGTCAACAAATGAATAAATATTAGTTAGTCCCCATTTACCCATAAATGATTTTCGGTCAATAAAAGTAATCATAAGATTTTTAATTTTATCCCCAATCATGCCATAAAAATCTGCGGGTTCCAGGTGTAAAACGGTTTTCGACTGGTCCGCCGCATCTAATATTTCTTTAGCGTTTAGATAAAAATGAACTTCCCCAAATATATCGAATTCCGCAACATCATTAATATTTACTTTAGATACTTTATCTTCGTATCCATCAGAATAAGATCTTATCCAACCCAGAATAGGATGATATTTAAATCCATCTTCTTTTAGCATATCTTTAATTGAATAAGTTTCTCCATTAATATGATAACCAATACCTTCAGGAGAAAACCCTCTTAACTCTAGCCATTGAAGTTTTTTAGCAGCGCCTTCCGCGCTTATCTCTTTCTCTTGTTTATTCATTATTCATATTCCCATGCATAATCTAATACTATATATTTCTTGCCATTATAAATTATTTTGTCGCCTATTTCTCCAAGAAAATCAATATTGGCTATTATTATCTCTTCTTTTGTTTTAAGGTCTTTTAAAAAGAAATAATAAGTAAACATAAATAAACACCTCTTTTCTATCTTTCTAATAATATTATATCATATTTTTTTATAAAAATAAAGAGGAAGATTATTTATCTTCCTCTTTTAATATTAAGCAAGAACATTTTTTAATACTTTAATACACTTTTCTTTATTTTCAAGAGTACTATCTTTATTAAGTGATTCCCGCACAATCATACTTACTTCATCTACTTTTCTTGTAATAGATACTTCCCGCCTTGCTATTTCATTCTTTATCATTTTAGTAGGAAAGTAAGCTAAAACTAATTCTTTTTCTTCCTCAGACATTGCTTTTGCAATATTTTTAAGAGTTTCTATTTTCATTGGTGACATCATTTTACATTATCCTCCCTCTCTTCTACTGTTATAATAAGATATGGCTTATCTCCATATTTTTCTTTACTTTCATCATCACTTCCCGCACAAGGAGTAATCCACATTCCACCAAAATCTTTGTTAGGCTTTATAATATAAAGTTCTGTAAGCCAATAAGGAGTGTCCATAATACAACCATGATAATCAGGTTCTCCTTCTTTATCATTTTCATATAAATCAAGATTTTCTTTATACCATATTATAACATCTGTTAATGGATCCATGTATTCAAAAAGGTCTCTTAATTTCATATTTATTATCTCCTAATCTTCTAAATAATCACTATAGTCAAGTATAACTGGTTTACCTTCTTTATTGTAACCAATATTATCGTAATGAAGATCTGTTACTTGTGTTGCATAATCATAAATAAAGTCAAGAAGATTTTTAAGAACTTGTTTTCCATAATATTTAATAACATCATATTGCCAATCAATAGCAAGTCTATTTGTTGGACTATTATAATTCTCCATAAGAAAATCTTTAATGCTGTCCTTCTCTTCTTTTGTTTTTTCTTGATAATGTTTAGCACAAGTTTCTCTAAATGTTTCTATTTTAGGCTGAATATAAATAGGATAACCATTTTTACTATAACAAGCTATTGTAGTAGGGGCAAAGAGGAAAGCGATTCCCGCATCTTCCGCCTGTTTATATCTTTCTAATGCTCTTTCACCATAATTGTGATCAAATTCTTTGAAATAAGACTCATCATTATTATAATCAAAAAGCCATTCTCCATTAAAAGGAATTTTGAACACATAATCCCATTCTTTAGACATTATAACAAATTGAGTTGCACCCCAAGTATAAGTCCATTCTGCGGGAAGTTGCATTTCAACTTCAATCATAGCGTCTGTTTCATCTGCAGTTTCTACGTCCTGTCCAAATTCATATGGGATATAAAGATTTAAGATTTCTTTTGGTATCTGAAACATAATAAACCTCTTTTCTTTATTTTCTATAAATATTATATCATATTTTTTTATAAAAATAAAGAAAAGAGGTTTATTTTAAATTATTTATTTGTAATTATTAGCACTTAATAATGCACACATTAGAAAACCAAATATACTACCCATTAAAAATATCACTATTGATGAAAGAATTGATAATATCATTATTTATTTTCCTCTTTATATTTATTAATAATTTTTAATTTTATCCAATGATTTATGTTCCCAATGATATTCAATAGCATCCCAATTATCTATATGCATAGTATTTCTAGTAAGATTAGAACTATATTCTTCAAATTTATTTCCATAATAATCTTCTACTAAATATTTATCACGCATACCTTCTGGTTTATATTCAAGAATTTTAACTATTTGATAAAATGATGACGTACCTTCATCATCATTATCTTTAAATTGTGCAACTAATTCTCCACTACAAAATAACATTTGTTATTCCTCCTATTTTTTAATAATAAGACATTATTTTGGTCTATTTGTAAATTCATTATATTTATTAATAATAATATTATATATATATTTGCAATTTCATTTACTGATAGTTTTATATCTGTTATTCTTTACCATCCTCTGTCCATATAAACTCCCCATGAAACCATAACCAATCAAATTCTATTATAAAATTATGTTTCAAATATACTGCGGAATTCCAAAATAAAACTATTGTTGGCAATATATTTATTCGTTGTTTCCATTTGTATATTTCACAATCATGAAATTTCATTTTTCGCTCTCCATTTTCGCTCCACAACTTCGACAATAATTATCTTTGCCATCATTAAAAAATTGCATACCACATATAGAACATTCTGCCGGTTTAACATATATTCCATTTTTACTTTTTAATTTTATCCAATGTCCAACTTTTTGAGGTATACCATAATAAATATAACTATATGTAGCTTCAACAATATCGTTTTTTTCATAATATTCTTTTATATGTTTATAGTCATTATTAGGTATATCAATTAATAGTTTCATATGCACCTCGCATTTCTATTCCACAATATGGACAATGCCGCATAAGCTGTAAGCGATCATTATTAAACCATGTTTCACAATTACAGCATATAATAATATTTTTGTTACTATTTACTTTCCAATATCCAATTTTTTGAGAATTAATATTTGGTAATTCATTAAGAACATAATTTTTACATACTCCAACTAAATATCTTATTGAAGTATTATTTTTATATCCTTTTTCTCCACATTCACATTTAGACCATTTATTACAAGTTTTACAATTATAATTATTAATCATTTTTCATTACCTTACATATCATTTTATATTTGATAACATCTTCTTGTATTCCTTGTGTGCAATAAATTGTAGTGTTAACAAGGTCTAATTTTGCAAGAGCTATAATTGCTTTATCTATTTGTTTCAAATTTATTTTCTATTTTTTCACAGACTTCAGGAGTCTTTCTGCCTATCAATTCTCGGTATGTTTTCTTTGTCATGCTTATAACAGGATAATCTTCTTCTAATATTATTACTTCTCCATGTGGCATATAATTGATTTCAATCATTCCATATCTCTTTCGCCACTTCTTGTTAATACGTTTTTTGTGGTGTTTTTTTCGCTGAATTTCTTTAGTGGCTATATAAATTGGATAGCCTTTTAGTAAGGCTTTATAATCTGTCATATGTTCTCACTTTCTACTTTAATCTCAGCCTTTGTCATTTGCTCGGTTAAAAGACGATATAAAATATCGGCTTGCTCTCCCAATTCCATTTTCAAGATAACAACGTTTCCATTGACTACTCTTGAAACGCATATTCCTGCTGCATCATCTAAACTACCATCAAATGTAACTGTCAATGTGTCTGATGTTACTTTCATTCATTACTCCTCCTTTTATTTCATTTTGCCGAAATATAAGTTTCATATCTATGCATATATTTAACAGTTGCTTCTTCAAGCATTATCAGAAACCGTTTCCATAATTTAATAGGATTCCGGTCACCGCACACCAAAATCGGAGTGTCTATCAAAAACGTGAAAACATAGTTCCTGTTCAATACTAAGTAGAAATTGACGTATAGTTCGACTTCTTCTCCCTCGATGTCTTTTATCGCTTTAGCAGAGAATAGACGTATCTTTTTCATATTTCCTCTTTCTCCTTATCTGTTTTCTCTGTATCTTCTTTCTCTGCGAATTTCATCAACAAGATATCCTAATCCCTCGTTACAAAATGCTGACTCCATAGCATCTAATTCTTCATCAGTAAACATACTAAATCGTGTCATTCTTTTTATTCCTCACTTTTTACTTTATATTTGTCAATAGCTTTACACACCATTTCTATAATCTCACTTTCTGCCTTGTACTTGTCGATAATCTTAACCGCATATCGCAAACCCAATGCCCATTTTTCGTCATGTTTCTGTTTTTCATCTGCTGTCTGCTCTATCTCGGTTCTTATCTTGTCATATCTCCACTCGGCTGTCCTCAATCCATTCTTAAAACCATCATAGTAATCACCTTTTATATGTGGCTTATCAAGTATTAGCTCTTGCTCTAGTACCTTAAAATATAGTGGTATCCATCCACCATTTGCCGTAGCACCAGCATCCTTTACAGCCATATATTTTCCATTACCGTCTTCAAAGAATTCAAAATCTTTATAATCATCTGTATCAATAATTGCTATATATTTCATTCCTGCTTGCCTCCTTCTTTCCCAATAGTAACTCTTTTCCAAAGTCCGATAACATATTATCTTTAATCTTAATCGGTGGAATATAATCTAAATCAGACTTTTTTCGATAGAACTGGATTGATTTCTCTTTTAGATTTGTAATATATCAGTCAGCATAAAAAGATATATTACCGATTACTATTTGTATCATTCCTTATCCTCTCTTTCTGATGGGTATAGGGTAGCCATCTGGTAATTCGTGTATTATTCTCTTATATGCTTGCAATGCGTTTATTTGTACCATGACCAACACATTAGGCTCACAGGTCTTTAATTCCTCTACTTGTCGTTCTAAAGCATCATCAATTTCTGTTCTAAAACTTGGTGTCAAAGGTTTATATCCTTCCATTCATTCCTCACTTTCTGAAATGATTTTACAATGTTTTAATAACAATTTGATATCAACCTGAGCTACCTCATCAACAATTAGTTCACCTTTTTTGAGATATTTAGCTTTTACAATATCTCCTGCTTTCCAATTATTAGCGAAATCTTTAGTAAATTTAATTAACATAATTTACTTATCCTCACTTTCTGCTTTATTTTTCCCACTTTTGTTTTTCCCAATTCCATAAGTATTTGTTTTCCGATGATATTTCAACTTGTTTATCAAACTCATCAATTTCTATTACATCTACCTTGTATGTGCCATTAACAAGGGAATCTGTATTGAATATTGTTACTTCATAATCTTCGGGTACGGATTTCAATTTCCGCATCAACTGTTTTACTGTCATTCATCCCTCGCTTTTCTGTTTTATGCTTGTTATCAACGATTTATGTTTATCTTTTTTATGTATGTCCTGTTTTGTTGCTTGTTTATATCCTTCACAACCATGTGATACACATAATTTACATGTTTCAGATCCACCAGGAACACCTGTATTATCACAAATGACTTCCATATTATTCCTCACTTTCTGCCCTCATATATTGAAGGACTTTTTCAAAGTACCACTGTCTATCAACACACATATCATCTGCTTCATCGATAATCTACTCATATAGTATCTCTGCCAAGTCTTTTGCGTTTTATTCAGCTTCGACAATCCATTGTTCTTTCATGCTTCCTCACTTTCAACTATTAGTCCGTGTTTTGCTAAAGTATCAGCAACATCTTTAATACTCCAAGTATCTGTCTTTGAATCTTGCTCTAGTGCCTCGTATTCTGCATTCCACCAATCTATCGGCATTTTCATACAAGTTTTATTATCGTCTATATCATATTCGACATTCCTATCCCTTACGTGTATGTAGTTAAAGTCAAGATACAGTACACATACATATAGATTGTGATATACTTCTAAAAATTTATCTCCATTAGTCATTCCGTTTCTCCTTCCACAAATGTTTTATTACTCCATATATATTGCTGATTTCGTGTATCATACCCACACATAGGACAACTATACCAACTTATGAAAATCCCATTGACATAATCGCTATTCCATATCATTGTTACTCCACATTTACATCTCATTCGATTTCTTCTTTTAGGTATTTTTCCAAAATTATCTTTAAACTTTCTTCTGGTATCACTAAACATTCTTCATCTGTTGCACAATCAATTATTGAACAAGGTGCAAGCTTGTCTGATATTATATTTATCTCTTCCATTATCTGCTTTATCTTATTCATTCCGCTTCTCCTTCCCAATTCAATTTCTGACCGCAATTTGGGCAGAACGGCAATCCCCAATCCTTATCACCATCTTCGTACTTATAACCGCAATTTGGACATTCTGCCATATCATAGACCATATATCCGTCTGCATATCCGTCCCCGCTATATAGCACTGTCTTTGGCTCTTGCGGATTGACGGGTGGTAAATCATTGATTCTTTTACGCAAATAATCAAATGGATTTGTAATCCTTAAAAACTCGTCTTTACTCCAAAGATATGTTTGGTTAAGCACTGCTTGCCGACTTATCGCATCGGAGCAAGGCTCAAACTTCTTATACTCATAATCTGTTTCAATCTCAACATTCTCGCCTCTTATAAGACTTAAAATATCTTCGGGTAATATTGCGCTTGATGATTGCTTACAGTAGATTATTACTTTGTCTAATGCTAATAGAGCTCGAATCGACGTATCTAAAGTGTCATATAGGCATTGTTCTACTATTACATTGGGATTTTCTTTTAAGTTATTCTTTTCGTCTATTAGTATTTCCTTTGCTTCTTGATTAGTCATCCTTCATAACCTCGCATATCATTTGATATCTGATAACATCTTCTTGTATTCCTTGCGTATTGTGTATTATGGTATTAATTTTGTCTAATTTGTTAAATGCATTAATTGCCATAGTTTCAAATTCAAATACACTTGAAAGTAATACTCCTCCTCGTTCACAATAACATTGATTATTTATTTTTAACATTCCACTTCTCCTTATTCTCTCTCATATCTAATTACATCTGCAACTATTTCCAATAATTCAGATATAGAATGATTTTCAAGAAACCATTTTATTTCATCATACATGCCATTCTTCTCACCACCATTTTTATCATCACCGTACATACTCATTTAGCTTCTCCTTTATATATTTTTTCATAATATGGATAACAGCTATACTCACTCTGTTCTAAATATTCTTGTGTATATTTTAATTCTTTTTCTTTTTTTCTATTATCATAACAACCTAATAGAATAATAATAATTATAGCCCATATTATTACGAAAACAAAGTCATTTTTACAATTATCAGTCATTTAATACCCTCCATTATTTTATTTGTTTTATCATTCATAATAGTTTCTATAATTACTGTGGCAATAAGTAAGATAATACTTATATCACTTAATACTTCCATAATCATAATTATTTTCCTTTCTTTATAGTAATATTATATCATAATTTTTTATAAAATTCAATAAAGATATTAAAATGTGCGGGAATGGGTTAAAATGACAGTTTTTTAAGGTTCTTTGATTTGTCGAAAAATGCGGATTCCCGCGAAAAAAGCGAAAGATAAAGCGGAATATGATCGAAAAGAATTAAAATTTTTGATATAATATTTATATAGGGGATTTTAATTTTATTATGTCCTATTGTTGGACTTTATATAGATATGCGGAAAGCTGGTATTGAGGCGCTTCAAAGCAAGCCTTCCCGCACCTTTTAAAATTTTTTGGTCAACACTTAATAATTTAGGTGTTATATTTTTTATATTAAATATGTAATGCAAAGAAATAAAATGCAAAGGAGGGTAATGTAATATGGCACAGCTTTCACTTAGACTTTCAGATGAAATAAGAGAGAAGTTAGAAGAAATTGCTAAAAAAGATGATAGATCTTTGTCTTATATTATTAAGAAGGCGATTGAATATTATCTTGACACTTGTATAGAAAAGTGTGAAAAAGAGGAGGACTAAAAAGATTATGACTAATATTACTAAAAATGAAGTTCCAAGTTCAAAGTTCAAAGATGATGTTAAGTTACATGTAGTTTATAGGCTTGATTTTGCTATGAAATTAAAAGAAATGGGGCATATAGAAGCTTTTAATAAGCGGAACCCGCAAAAGCCTTGGTTGTATTGTTGGTATTTTGTAGAAACTGAGTCATTTTTAACTGACTTACAGAGATTAATGGAGGGCAGTAAAAATGGCAGATAAAGCAATTATAATGAAAGACTGGATTGATAAAATAATAGATGATCCTTATGTGGAAACAAGTCCTCTTGAAGTTGGATGTATATTATATGCTGCTTGTCAATATTGGTGGACTGGTCAAATGACAAATATAGGAGAGGTATTTGGTAATGAATATACTTCTTTAAATAGATCTATGGCTAATATATATGGACAAATAGATAGAGTAAGCAATTTCAAGAAAGAAGAAAGTCAGGCTAATATTAAGTATGATGCTGAACAAATTAGAGATTTAAGACTAGAAGGGCATACTGCAAAAGAAATTTGTGAAATATTAGGTTATCCAGTTGAAAAAGCAAAAAGTCTTAGTTCTAATAAAGGATGGATTGAAGCAAGTAAAATTCTTAAACAGAAAAATACAGAAAATACAGAATCTGTACAAATCTGTACAGAAAATATTATACAAAAAAAAGAAAAATCTGTACAGAAGGTACAGAAAAATACAGATTCTGTACAGAAAATACAGAAAGATAAAGATTTAAAGACAGAATCTATACAGAAAAAAATAGAAGGAGCTATATTCGAATTTTAAGATTTTATACAGAAAATAATAAAATCTGTACAGATTTAGATAGAAAAAACAGACAGAAAAATACAGAAATACAGATCTGTACAGAAATACAGACAGACAGATACAGACAGATACTAATATAATAGTAAATCTGTCTGTACAGATTCTGTACAAAGTACAGAATCATATACAGACTTGCGGAGCACAGAGCTTCGCTCTGTACTCCTTATTGGGGCCCCGGATAATGAAGTTAATTGGGGATGGTAGGTTTCGGTAGAAATGTTGAAATTCGATTTGAAAAAAGAATTCTTTTTTGGAGGTCAAAAATAAATATGAAAGAAGCATTATTAAATAAATACATGGAAAAGAACCCCTCTGCCGCAGATGTTATTGATTTTTTATCTATAATAGATAATAATGATGATATATTAAGTGTGTATAACAGTCTTCCGCAAGATATAAGAGATAAGTTAGCTACTCTTTCTTTTGTTGATGTTGTTTCTTGGTTAAGAGATTTTAGTAAAGCAAATTTTTATCAAAAAGAAGAAATGTTTAAGAATATGCCTATTAAAAAAGATCTTGGAGTTGAGGTATTAGATAGAGATTTACGAAGTAATAGTTTAATTATGAAGATTGAAGATAATGTATTTAGAATTTGTATTGGAAATATATATTATACTTATAATGCATTTGATGAGAAGATAATAGAATTAAATGATGTTAGAGCTATATATTTAATGAAATATAAGGATTATGCGGGAATGGGGGATAATAAATAATAAATTATTAGGTTTATTAGTAAGCTAGAGAATGGAATAATAAAAGAAGTAGGTTAGGATGAATAGGAGATAGAAATAGTAGGCAGAGGAATGGGTGAATGAGCTAAATAGGTAAATAGGTAAATGGGTAAATGGGTGAGTTGTGGTGCACCTGGACCAATCCCATCTTCCCTTATATTTTATCCTTATCCTTCCCGCACCCGTTATATAATTATATATTAAAATAGAGGTACTTCCCGCACCTCTATTCTCTCTATTGTTGACTATTCTAAAAATTCTCGTATAGCAGCCTCGAATGACTTTAGCTGCTCTTCTACTTCCTTAGCGACAGGTTCCCGCTCTATATCCAGATTAGGCATAATTATCTTGAAGTATTCTATTACTGCATCTATTACTGACTTGCGCTTCTGCTCAAGCATAACTTTAATAAGGCCGTCGCGCTTCTCAGCGGCGTCCGCTATGTCCTTAACAGTAAAACCGTCAGCCAGGAGCTGGTCCAGCGCCTTGTTAAGGGCTCTCATCTTCTCTTTTGTTGGCATATATAAAAATATTCTCCTTTCTTTATTTTATATATATATTATATCATAAAATTTTATAATTTTCAAGCCTGCGGAAATTGAGTGGCGGAAAGACTGATTTTCATCCACGAGAAGAGCTTTCTTGTCCTCTCTTGTTCAATCAAAAATAGTCGGACGAATATTTTATCATTTGGAAGAAAAGATCTTAAATTTGAAGGATGCGGAAGAATTTTAGGTTTTTTTTATATTATAACATAAAATTTTTTAAAAGTCAAGGGCAGGAAGCCTAAAGGCTCTCCGGAGATAATTAACCTGGCCTGCTGCCGCTATACGCACCGCCCTATGATCAAACATTTCGGGATCCGGGGCGCTATGAGACGAAGATCAAACAACCAGCAAAAAAAGCCGTATGGTGTGTTGGGAGTGGAATTCGGCTTTCCTCGGCGAGACCTGGCTCGCCTGCGCGCCGCCAAAAAGGTTTACATAACATAGAGTTATGTAAACCTACGTGCCGGTTTACATAACATCACCCATTCCCACATAAAAAATGCGGAGATTATTCATCCCCGCGGAAAATTTCATCTTCATATTCCTCCCTACTCATAAAGACAACATCATTCCGATCAGCATTATTTTCTGACCAGATATAATTTATTATCCATAATTTTTCTTCCTTGCTCAATAATACTACATAACCATTATTGATAAGTACTTCTAACAAAGTTTCAGCATCTGCAAAATTATCTACTGCAATTTCATGTTTAAACATATTATTCTCCTTTCTTTTACCAATTATACCAATGTTTAAGAGCATATTCAGTTAGTTCTTTTGCGTGGAATGGCCAACTTAATTTACTAGCACACTCAAGCAACCACTGAAATACTTGATACTTTTTATCTACATATTCATTTATTTTGAAATGTGACATTTTGAAAACACTATCAGGGTGCTTGGTGCTTGCACCCCAAAGTTCGCAAATATAGTCATCATCTTTCATATATACATTTATCATAATTAAAACCTCATTCCAAATTTTTCTGTAAATTTAGGGTATGCTTCATCTTCCCACCAATTAGCAAGGTCATCATTATAACAAGGAAAAAGATTATTGATTGCAAACTGCACCGCACCATACGCAATTGCGCGACACTTGCGAGCATCCTCAAGGGTATTATACTTTAATGCGTCACTTAATTCTTCATTAACAAAATCCTTTACCTTAATTTCAATCACATCATAATCATTAAACATTTTATTTACCTCTCTTTCTATATATAATATATCATATTCATTTTTATTTGTCAACACTTTTTTTATTTTTTTAGCGAGAATACGCATTGCGTATTTACACGTGTGACACGCATTGCGTATAGTGAAAGGTACAAATTAGGGCAAGGTCTTCATACCTTGCCCTTTGAACTAGGTGTGGAAGATTACTCTTCCACTACCTCGGCGACTGAGAAGAGTGCTCTCTTCTTGTCCATAGTCTTAACAACCTTGCCAGCGTCAACCAACTGCTTAAGGAGTGCTGACATCTTCTGTGAAGAGTAGTCTGCAAACTTCTCGACCTTAAGCATATCAGATACAGTTACGCCACCATTATCGGCAAGCCACTCAATAATGTCTGCCTTGATAACCTCATTCTCTTCCTGCTTTGCACTAGGCTTGCTAGAACTCTTCTTCTTCTCAAGAATAGCAATTCTACCCTTTGCGAACTCTACAATGTCCTCTCTACCATTCTCTGTAGCGAGTGCGATAATCTCATTGAAAAAATCCTTCTGTGTCATCTTAACTGTTGCGTCTGCCATAATAAGCACCTCTTTCTTTAAATAAAATTTTTATTGGTTACCTTTGATATATTTATTATATCATTTCTTTTTTATAAAGTCAAGGGATTTTTGAAAAAATTTGCAACTTTTTTCAATTTCGAGCGGATAAGAGTGTGTCTGTTTCCTGCCTAGGATCTGTTTCTGCCAATCCCCTTGTCAAACTCAAATCCCTTAACTTTATATTTATTATATCATAAGATTTTGAAAATGTCAACAACTTTTTTTATTTTTTATTTGTTGAACCAAACATACGATTTCGGGCTGTTCAAGGAAAAGCGCCATTTGCTCAAACTGTTTTTCATTTCCTTTATCTTATGTATATATTATAATATATATTTTTATAAAAATCAATAAAAACATTTTGATTTTTAATAGCACAATTTTGCGCGGGCGTCGGTGTACGCATTGCGTGCCACGTGCAAGACCCGCATTGCGGGTCCCGCCTTTAATAATTACCATCATCTTCATAATATTCATTTTCTATTTCAAGATCTAAACACCTTGCAAAAGCGGCGCAGATATTTCTGAAACAAAGAGGTGTTTCAATTATTTCTTCTAGCATCTCTTCATCACACGCATCCGGTACACCGCACATATTCCAATAGTCAGTGATGTCATCATCACCTATCACTTCCCGCACATAAGCATCCATCCCACCTGCAATATTCATTTCAAGCATTTTCTTTTCATTCATAATTTGCCGCCTCTTTCTTTCTCTCTTGTCTTGTAGGATATTTTGCGGACTTCATTGTCCTAGTTCCTGTATTCATTTGATTAGTCACTCTGTGACTTTTCTGCAATTCTACCCAAGCTTTCTTGGTCATTGTCCTCTTGTCCATTTTTAACTCCCTCTGAAAAGCCATCTACATAGGCTTTTGCACATAACTCTGTGATTATATCATACCACTTTTCAGATAAATCATTTATTCTTTCTCTTATCTCTTGTTCTGTTGGCATCTTCATTACCTCTCTTTCTGTATATAATTATAACAAAAGAATGAATGAAAGTCAATAGTTTTTGAAAATTTTTTTTAATTTTTTAATAAAATACGCGGTGCGGATGTCACGTGCGGGTTAAATTGTGCGAAAATTCACAAAAAATGTGAAAATTCGCACAAAAATTATCATTTCTTTTTATTTCTGCTTTCAATGACATCAATTTTGAAAGTTTTTTCACCAATTTTGACCTCAATTAGTTTATTTTCTTTCAAAACTGTGATATTTTCAGCCTCAACTGGCACACATCTAGTCAAATTTGACAAAATACTATCAAAAAGTTCCTTTTTTTCATCTGAAACATTAACAGTTCTAGGTGCGCCTTTTTTGCGCTTGTCTGTGTCTGCACTTGAGTTAGTCAACTTAAAACCTTCTTTCTTGGCTTTCTTGTCTAACTCTTCCTGTTCTTCATTTTTCTGCATACCATGGTCTTCAAGGTAAAGGTCAATAGCATCAGCAATAGAAATGTCAAGACTTTCAACTAGTCTATCTATTTCATTATCGGGGATAGCCACTGATGAGCCATTCTTTGTTTTAACTAGCATTTTAACTACCTCTCTTTCTATACTAATATTATCACATAAATAGTAACTTGTCAACACTTTTATTTTAGAAATTCAAAAATATTTTTATACGCGAGCGGGCGCCACGTGCGGCGAACACCTGTTCGATGTTCGCCTTCCGCCTAGTTTATAAGACTTGCCATATCAAGATTTTTTGCGTAAAACTTATGAAAAGCCTTTTCGATTGCGTTCCACATTTCTTCAATCTCTGTGGGGTGTTCTCTAGCCCAATCCACTGCCCATGCGGTTGCCATGATTTCATCAGGCAAGGTGAAATACTGCCATTCTAACTTTTTAACTTCATCTGTGGCTAATGCTTCAATCATTTCTTCTTCAATGCGCTCTTTTTCTCTAGCGCAAAAATCTTCTAATGTATCATCAATACAATCATTATTCAAATGATGACCTACTTCATGCAACATAAACATGATAAAAGGATACTTGACCTCATACCCAAAACGCTCTTTAACATGTTCGCAGAATAACTTATCTTCAAGGTCATCCTCTGTTATTTTGTAAGTAATTTTATTTTTAGCATAGATATAAGAAAATTCATCTGTGACTACTGTCTTTTCAATACCAAACTGTGCAAACTGTTCAAGAATAGCCTTGTTTAACTTTTTAATACCTTTTACTTTTGCCATAACTAGATTACCTCTCTTTCTTTAATATTATTATATTATATTTTTTTATAAATGTCAATAGAAAGATTACAAAAAATTAAAAAAGTGCGGTTGTACGCATTGCGTATCCCCGCACGTGCGCTCCGGTCATACGCAGAGGGTGTCCGCCTGAGCGAACACCTTCCGCAAGTCAAGTTCTTTTCTTTTCTTTTGTACCTTGCGCCAACAAGCACTATTTATTTCTTTGTCAAGTTTCTTTTTCTGTCTGAAACAGTAAGCCATTATCTCAACTTCAATTTTGACATCCTCTAACCCTGTGTGATTTTCAACAAAATCGCTATTTTTCATTAGATATTTGTATGCACACTCTGCGCTAGTCTGAATGTTATCTGATTCACTTATCAAGCCATTCTTATAAGCAAAATCAATGTAACTTGACCTATTCAAAACCGCACTGCAAGCCATATTCCAGATACAGAAAAACTCAACACCTATAGGGAACCACCATCTACACCATGATTTTGACACATATCTAATCAAGTTATTTAATGCTCTTTTATCAAAAGCCATATTGTATGCGCCTACACTCTTGACTTTATAATTTTTTATATCAGCTCTCATAGCCTTATATATAGTCCACATAGGCGCAAGCACTCTTTTACCTGCCTTTATATCATCCCAATATTGAGGAATTTTCTCGGCATAATAGGCACTTTTCATTGTATCTTTCATGTCACAAAAAACTTCTGCTACTACATAAGAACGCTCTGCGTAGATATGTCCATTCTTGTCACATATTGCCCAACCTATATCATAAGGTAAAGGTTGCTCAATGGTGTTTGCGGTTTCTGTGTCTACTACTAAAAATTTTTTTCTTCTACTCAAGGATTATTACCTCTCTTTCATTTGATACATTAAGTATATCACATTAAAAAAATAAAGTCAACATATTTTTTGAAAAAAATTAAAAAAATTTGATCATACGCATTGCCGGCGGCACGTGCGATACACAGAGCGGGTGGCTTAAGCCACCTGCTCTAAAAGGTCTGTCAACTTTTCAATAATGTTTTCATTAGCGTCAATCACCGCACCCAAGTTCCAACCTTTTCTGACCATTTCATTATCATCAATAAGAACTTGAAAACCGCCTTTTCTTCTTGTGCAATTAGCCTTTGTAGTTCCATACTTTATAAGGTGTACCTCATCACAAGGGAAGTTATACTTTTCAAGCCATGCAAGTTTTGCTTCTCTGACAAGTCTGTCATATTCCTTGCTACTACCTTTTGACAACCAAGTTGTCACTACAATTTTCCAACCCTGTAACTTGAAGATGTCAAGTAACGCATTGAGTGCATTCATATCATAAAGCGGTCTAGCTACCTCATAAGGTCTAGGATTTTCGGCTCTTAAGTCCTCAAGCCAATTCTCTACACCATAAAGGTCTGCGATTGTACCATCCATATCAAAAACAAGTGTTTTATTTTCCATTTGCTTTACCTCTCTTTCTAATAATAGTATAATATATTATCTTTCTATTGTCAATAAGTTTTTACATTTTTTCCAAATTTTTATTGAGTGACATAAAGGTATAATCATTACTATACCTCCTGTGTATTTTTCTATTATCTCTTCAATAGCTTTTGGCATATTATAAGTAAAGCAATATTGTAAATATTCTTTTTCATCTGTATCACTTTTGAAAATAATTTTATAGGGTTGAAACATTTTTATTACCTCTCTTTCTGTAATTATAATACCATACTTTTTAATAGTTGTCAAGCATTTTTTTGAAATTTTTTTATTTTCTTGACGAGCGAGATACTTTGTACTTTTGAAATTCTTTTTCCCAAAAATGATAGAGAGGACAGTTTTCACATCCATCAGCATTGATACAAATATTTTCATCTATTATATCACAAGGGTCACTAGGCATTTCACTTATTGGAAGATTAAAAATTTCTTGAAATTTCTCTGCGTTAGTCATTTTATCTTACCTCATAATTTTCTTCATTACAACCACAAAAGCCATTTCCTGCATCTACTAATAAATATTTCATTTTTAATTTTCCTCTCTTTCATTTGGTAAATTAAGTATATCACATTAAAAAAATAAAGTCAATATATTTTTCAAAAAATTAAAAATTTTTTTTATACGCATTGCCGTTGCACGTGCGGATGACGCATTGCGTGCGTCACCCATTGAGGTAAGGTAAGAGGTAATTAAAGGTAGTAAATGTGCGGCATGGGGTTCGAACCCATGACAACTAGATTAAAAGTCTAGTGCTCTACCTACTGAGCTAGCCGCACCTAGCACCTTCCGCCTATTTCTTAGGCGGTCTGTGCTTAATTAGAGTTAAAGAGTATTCCGCACCATTGACAGAAAAGGTTATCTCTCTCTGTGGATTGAGAATGGAAGTATTCAAGCCAACAGTAGAAAGAGTTTCAGAAATAAGATTTATTAACTTGACCTTTTCTTCATCAGGCTTGACTTCCCGCTTTTTGCGGTCTTTCTTCTCTGACTGTTCATAAACCTTGATACCTTTGGCTTTAATTTCCATTTCCGCAACTTCTTCTGCTTCTTCTCTTGTTAAAGGCTCACCATCAAGTTCGGCTTCTTTCATAATCTTTTCAATTAATTTGTCCTTTGTCATACCCCTTATCTCCTTTCGATAGTTTAATTATACTACCATTTTGGGATATTGTCAAGAGGTTTTTTGAAAATTTTTTCGATTTTTATTTTGTGCGGGAGGGTGGCTGATGCGAAATTCGCCGCGCTTGCGAAAAGGTGCAACCCGCAAGCGCGGCGCCAAAAAGGCGAGGTCTTACATACCTCGCCTTGCGTCATTTTATTCTTTTAGAGGGGTTGAGGATTACTCCTCAACCTCAACCGCTACTTCTACCTCTACTTCTGTAGGAAGTGAGAAATAAGCGACTTTCTTGTCGATGGTCTTTACTACTCTACCATCCTTAACCATAGGTGAAAGGAGGGCTGAAATCTTCTGTGAAGAAAACTCTGTGAAGCCATCCATCTTCATAATGTCAGCAACTCTAACACCCTTTGTACCAAGAGCACCAAGAAGTGCATCACGCAGAGCGTCATTCTCCTCGACTTTCTTATTTGAACGCTTTGCGTTTGCTCTCTTTTCAAGGCTCTCCTTGAGCGCACCCATCTTTTCTACAATGTCAGCAGGTACATCTTCCTTGCCCTCAAAGTAGTTAAGAGCGAAATCAACTGCTGATACATAAGTTACCTTGTTCTCTGTGTTTGCCATAATAAGCACCTCTTTCTTTTTTGAAATATTGTTTACTTGTTTCATTTGATATATTTATTATATCATTTTATTATTTAATTGTCAATAGTTTTTTTTGAATTTTTTTAAAAAGTTTTCAAACTTTTGAAATTGACTAGGGCGGTTTTCCTTTGTCGACTAGGTAGGTTGTCCACTCTTTTTTAAGTCGCTTTCTTTATTTCTTTATCTTATGTATTTATTATAATATATTTTTTTTAATTTTGCAATAAAAAGATTTTGCGGTTTTGGTTAAATGATTTTGCGGGAGCGCGTATACGCATTGCGTGTCGCACGTGTCGGTTTACATAAAAAGAGGAGCCAAGGCTCCTCTTAAACTCCCATAGGTTTTGAATAAAGTTCATGATAAATACCTAATTCATTTAAGTTGCATTCATGTATTCCAAAGAGATATTCAGGCTCTTCTGTCATACTTTGATAAATTTCTAAAGTTAATACTTCTTGACAAAAATTTCTTAATACTTCAATAATAGCCTCTTCTGCTCTTTCAATAGAAGAAAAAACACCAAGGTCATAAGGAATTGAATCCCAATCATTTCTTTGTATCCAAGGTACATAAAATCTAGTAGACATTTTAATCACTCTCTTTCTGCTAATTCTAAAGCCTTTTTTAAGATTGCACAGTCTAAATCTTTTCTCTGTTCATTAGTTAAATCTCTGTAATTTTCACCATTTCCAGTATCATCCATTACATCATCAAGATAATAAAACATTTTTTCTGCTAAATCTTCTACATCAAATTCAACTATAGTACTAATTATGTATTCCATTTTAATTACCTCTCTTTCTGTAATTATATTAACATATCTAATTATAAAAGTCAACACTTTTTTCAAAAATAATTATCGAAAGTTTGTTCGGGGGCACGTGCAACCAAACAGATGTTCGATCTTAAAAATAAAAGAGAGGTGCGGGACAAACCCGCACCTTTTGATTACTTTCCAGTCTTTACTCTCTTTATCTTATCAAAGAGATTAGACTTTTCGGGGATGGGCGAATAGCACCTTTTGATAATAGAGCCAGGGTTATCACCCTTTATTCTCTGAGCCATAGCGTAAGTATCTGCATTGTAGGTGATACCTGTTCTAGTAATAATGTCATAAGTCAATTTTGTCATTGTAAATACCTCTCTTTCTTGGAAACCTTTTTTGTTTCTTTCTATATTTATAATAACATAATTTTTTTAATTTGTCAACACTTATTTGTAAAGAAGTGTTAAAAAATAAATATTTAATATTGCGGATGCAAGGTGCATTAAAATTCCATTTATATGGCGGTCTTTTGTGAAATCCTTAATCAATCCACAAATTGCAAGGGCTAGTCCAAACCATGAAACAGACAGACCAAAAATCATAATTAGGACTACATTTATTATCTGAATTACTGCACGCAAATCGTTCATTTCAAACTTATAAGGCTCTTCAATTCTAAAAAATTTCTTCATGCTTACCTCTCTTTCTAATACTAATTATATCAGATTATAGGATAATTACAATAGGCAGATTGCATAAAAAATCAGATGAAAAATTGTGCAAATTGTATCTTGACAGGAAAATAGGGGCGCGCATGGTTGAAAAGCAATCGTGCGCGCCCCGACACAAAAAAAAGAAGGGGTGTTACCCCCTTCTTCTATTTATTATCCTCAAATTCTTCTTCTGTAATTTCTTCCCACCAACCTTCTAAATTATTAACATAATCATCATATTCTTCCTCATAATCTTCATAATCAGTATCATCAAAACTGGAAGCGCCAGGAAGAAATCTTCCATCAGGCTCGGCAAAAGCATAATCATTATTTAATATATTATATGTAAGGTCATCTGCTTCACCTTCATTTTTTACTTCTTCATAAAAATCTTCTTCGCAACCGCAAAAACCATTTGAGCAAGTAATTTTAATATACATAAAAAATATTCTCCTTTCTTAATTAACAATCATATGTATAACAACCCATATAAGCATCATATCCAAAATCATCATCTATATCTTCAGGCTCCTCATAATCATCATCAGAGGTGCCATCATAGGCTTCTCGGGCTTCATTATAACCCTGCCAATAGGCTTCATCATACCTATCTGTAAATTCATTTATTATGCGGATGCGGTCTTCTTCTGCTAAAACCATATAATCTCCGCTAATAATTCCATAGAGGACAGTTAAGAAATCTACCACTGAAGCCCTTCCGCGCTCTGTCTGAAGATTTTCTACTGCCTTGTTCATATCTTCTCTTGTTATGCTTATCATAATGATTACCTCTCTTTCTATAAATACTATACCATATTATGTTTGCTATGTCAACACTTATTTTACAAAAATAAAAATTATTTTTTCAGTTACTTTTATATCCATGATGTCCCTATCCGCATTACAGGTCCACGGTCCTAAACTGTGGTGGGTGTAGTTATCAAGAATTCTTATGCGCTTGCCGTATGTGCTTCCTGATCTGTTTCTGATATACTCAATTACATTCATATTATGCCTCCTATGTGGGCAGGGGGCTTTAACCCCTTACCCTTTTCTTGAGATTCTCAAGTGTGTTTTCTACTACTATCTGTGCACCCTCGAACTTGACCTGAAGTTCCTTGTTATCTACCGTTATGTCACCTGATACCCAAAAGCCTACGCTATCCTTGCCACGATATGTCTGACCAAACTCGTTATAGACAACTCTTTCAAACTCAACGCCCTTGTTATACTGTCCATCAAGTATATCGGGTGTGCCTATAACCCTTGCCCCCTTGCGTATAAGTTCTTCCTTATAAGCGTTATTAAGTCTGAACTGAAGTTTCCTATATCCGCCATTCCTTGAAGAACAACGCTCAACTTTCATATAGCGAGGCGCTATGTCCTTAACCTCAACCATATAGACCTGACCGCCATATATAAAGCCAAGGATATAAGCATCCGCCGCACTGAATTTTCTGTAATTTCTAATCATTGTTTCCTTTGTCATCTTAATTACCTCACTTCCTAGGGTGTTTCCCTTTCCTTGATTATATGTTACCATACCCGTGTATATATTGCAAGGATTTTTTAATAAAAAGTTGCACAAAAAGAAATGGGATTTTTTATGCAATATATACAATACGCAATGTGGATCTAAAAAACTTAAAAACCAGCCTATACGCAAAATGCGGCCCTTGCGCGAGGTGTGTGATGCGCATGCGGGCCGTCAAAAATAGCGGGAATTATTTTTCCCGCTAAATCAATATAAGCGCTTCCCGCCTAACAAAATAAATATGTAATTATTGCCACAATAGGCCAAAGTATATTTAAGGCTACTGAGATATTAAGCATTTCCGTTGTACTCATTTTATTCTCCTTTTGTTGACCTGCATGTTATGCACATGCAGGATACCTATTTAATATTTCTTGAATTTTTGTCATGGGGTAAGGTGCCCCCTGACCATAAGAGCAGACAGTAAATTCAAATCTATCTTCGTCTACTTCAGACCACGTGCAAAATACACCAAGAGCACTAACTATACTATCAAGAACTGCGGGTGAAACTGAAGCGTACTCTATAACCTTTGTCATTTTAACTACCTCTCTTTCTATCACTGAAGTATTTTTTTTCTTCTTATTTCTATTTCATCTCTAAGTTTTTCTAGAAGATAAAGATATTCATCATTTTTAATATCTTCAGGACTTATATTATAACCATCGTCTAACCAAATATAGAGACTCTCAATCATATTATCAACAGTATCTTCAATAAAATTTTTAATATGTTCATTATCTACAGAAATTGTTTTTGTAAATGTCATTTTAACTACCTCTCTTTCACTTGGTGGTGTTCCTTAACTCTGTAATAATAATACCACTACGGACAGAAAATTGCAAGGGTTTAGATAAAAAATATTGCACAAATTGCGGGATCCACGGATCTAAATCTTTGTGCAAATTGCCAGTTGACAAAATGTGCAAAACTGTGGTATAATGAAAATTCGGCACTTGCACGACTAAAAGGAGCCGCACTCGTGCCGCCAAAAAGAAAAGGATTATAGGAATTTAATTTTTATTTATTTTTTATTTTCTATATATATTATATCAAATTTTTTTAATTTTTTCAAATTATAGAAAATAAGAAATAGGCGGGAATGCCTTCCCGCCTAATTTTAATCTTCCTCATCTCCTTCCATTTCAGATTGGATGTATTGCTCATAATCTCTGTAACCTGTGCGGAAGTAGATTATCTTATTAATTGTTTCTGTCCAATTTCCTATAAGGTTAAAAGCAAGATTGAGTTCATCTGCGGTGCAGATACCCATATCAACCATCATATCGTACTTAATCATTTCAGCCTGTGTCATCATTTTAGTTACCTCTCTTTCTATTTTAGGTGTTTTCCCTTTCCTTGATTATATAATACTACACCCGTGGATAAATGTCAACACTTTTTTAGGATTTTTTTTAATTTTTTTTGGTTTGCAAAGTTGATTATAAAAAGGTGCGGGATCCAGGTAAATGCGAAAAACTCGCCGCGCCGGATGGTCTGCGGCGAGCTCAAAAAAGGGGAAGACTTACGCCTTCCCGCATATTTTTATTATTTCAGTTTCTAATATTCTTTCAAAAATATCTTCTGCATTTTCTTTTTTCTTCTTCTCTTGTTTTTTGCGGTCTTGGGCGTCGGATTCTACACCAACGCCCGCCGCAATAGGAGGTAGAAGTGTATTAAAAGGTAGTATTGTAATCATAATGCTGTTACAACTATATCTCTAACATTTCCAATACCATAACCATGATACCATTGAGAAAATGCCCTGCGACAAGCATTTTCTTCATTAACACAATCTTTAACAACATAAATTATAACTTCTAATAAATCTGTATAAATAGCAACCTCATAATTCTTCATTTTAATTACCTCTCTTGTTTAGTTTAGGAATGGTTTCCGTTGTGTGCTTACTTTCAAGAATTAACAACCCCTAGTATTGATAACCCCTTACTTTTGTAAGTATTGGCAACTATCTCACCGATTGGGTATCCGCCATTCCGTTGTCCCTCTCTGTAATTATAATATACCATACCCTTTTGACTTTTGCAAGCCTTTTTAAGAAAAATATTGCACAAATTTTGGGATCATTTTAGTTAGTTTTTTATTTATTTTTACTATTGACAAAATGTGCTTGGGTGTGGTATAATGGAAATTCGGCCGCTGGCGTGTAAAAGCAACGCGCCAGCGGCCCGCCGCATAACAAATGTGCGGAAAGTGGTTCCCGCACATTTTAGTTACCTCTCTTTTAATTTGTTTTTTTCCAATAAGGGTGTTCTTCTATATCAATTAAATGAAAAGTTATTTCATAACTGTAGGTACAGTTGCTAATAGAATAATCTCCATTATCTATTTTTTCAACTAAATTATCAAGATAATTTTTTGCTGACTTGATGAGTTTAATTTCATCTTCTGAAAAAGTTTTTCTTTTATGCCATTTTTGCTCTACAAAAACATTATATTCATCATTAAATTTGTTTGCCATTTTAATTACCTCTCTTTCCTTTCTTTAATTATACTATATTCCTTTTTTGCACGTTTGTCAACTATTTTTTCAAAGTTTTTTCAATATTTCTAAGATGTTTTCTACATTGTAAGCACCTTCACCCCATTCTTTTCTATTAGGTTCTTCATCATCAAAGAGGATCCCGCAACCGCAAGTGCTTTTAGGTGTTCCATAAGGAACAATTGTAATTCTATCCCATTTAACACTAGGAAGATGCTTTGCAAGCCAAGCCTTTTTAACTTCTGTAACTTCTTTATCAAAAGTTTCTGTTGAATTCTTTGCTAACCAAGAAATAATGCAGATTTCGTAACCTTCTCTCTGAAGTCTGTTAAGCACTCTTGCAAGAGAAGAGAAGTTGAAAAGCGGTGTTGCCTGTGCGTAGGGTTTAGCATTTTTATTCATTAAATCTTCTAACCAACCTTCAAACACCATAGAAGTTTGCTAATGTTCCATCCATATCGAAGTTTATCATCTTAGTCATTTGCAAGTCCTCCTTTCCTCTTTCTGATTATACTATACACCATAACGGGATAAAATGCAAGTAGCAAAATAAACAAAATTGTGATCCATTTTTTAGCAATATTGCACAAAAGCGCAAAATTCGCGTCTTGGCGAATGCTGTGGATTCGCCTGCGACGCGCGCAAGATAAGAGATTTTTCAACCTCTTATCTCTGTCGTTTCAACTTTTATTATATCTCTTTTTAGTCCTGTGTGATACTTTACTATCTTATTCTCAGCTCTGTAGATATCTACATCTTCGGTGATGTACTTTGTTGTAGATGAGCCATCAAAAATACTTACTATATATTTTTTCATTTTATTAACCTCCTTATTTTTTTAGTAGTTGTATTCTACAACTTTTCTACCATCAGCTGTGATGTACATTGTTGCGTTCTTTACATTAGCATTGGCACGAACCTTGTTGAAGTAATTTATCTGTTGTCCTCTGTACTGAAACTCTTTTCTGTAAGTCTTTGTGTTTGTCATATCCTTTACCTCTCTTTCTGTATTTCCCTTTCCTTGATTATAATATATCACATTCTAACACGTTTGTCTACAACTATTTTGATAAAAAAATAAAAAGATTTTGCTTTTATTTTGATGTAACACTAATACAGAAATATATCTTTTTCGATAGAATCCTAAAAAATACACACCTACAAGAAACAAACTCACCGGCTGAAACCCGCATAAATACTGGATCCGCGAGCCCGCATAAATACTGGGTTTCTTTGCGGGATCCGTGAAACGCTGATAAACACCGGGTTTGTGGAATGAAAAAACCCTGATATTATGCGGGTGGGCGAATCCGGCCGTTGCGCGAAGTTGCACCATTCGGCAACGGCTCGATGCACCTAACGACTTCCCGCACAATTAGTATCTGTCATCAATTAATATTATCTTTCTTCTCTTGTTGATTATTTATTTATATATTCTATCTCTTTCCTTTATCTTTCTCTCTTGTTATGTTGTTTGTCTCATCAACTCACTCATTCACTCTCTTGTTGTATCTTACTCTCTTATCTTGGCAGCAGTCTTATTTTGACGGGGTTTGTTAGGAGGGTTGCTTTTTTTCTGGATGCGTGACTACACAGCGTTCCTACACAACATTCCGGGGGGTGTATTTCGGGATTTTTATTTAGAAAAAAGTGAAATTGGGTTTGGGCTCGACCAAACTCTCTCCAAATAATTTTTCAAAATTAAAACACGGTCCCCTCTCCAAATATTTTTTCAAATTGGGAATACGATAAAAAAATCATTTTTATAAAATACGATTTAAAAATATACATACGCAATTCCTACATATTAAAACGACAATGACCTAGTAAGCCGAAGGCTTACTAGTTGACATTTTGAAAAATTTTTGATATAATAATGTAGAAAGGAGATTAGATTACAATGGAACAGAAAAAAGATTTTGAGTATATCAAAATGGATTACTCATTAGAAACACCAGAAGAGCGTGTCATCAAAGTAAAAGAAATAATAGCTAATACTCCTTCAGAACGATTAACTCCATATTATTTAGATAAATTAGCAGAATATATCGTAGTACCAATAGAAAAGAAAGAAAGAAAGAAAAATTATATTTTAACAAACAATCATATGGTAACAGTTAAAAAGAGAGAGCTATCATTTGAAGGTTTAATTGGTAAATTAGAAAATGGGGAAGATGGTATCTATAATATGATAGCCAATGATAAAAATATTATTTTTGCCCCAAAAAACCCAATAACAAAAGAAGAAATAGAAACTATCCCTGGAATGCTGGAGATGCAGGAAAACATAGCTAAGATTGAGGCGGAATGCGCCGCCGCCCGCGGACAAAGAGCATACCTCCTCCGCAAGCAATTAATAGAAATGCGTTATGATCAATACATCCTCCGTACCGCATATAAACAAACAATAGGATCAAGTAACACCATAAAGAGCCTCTCCCGCATGGACTTGAGCGAAAAAATAACAATAGATGCGAATGGTGAAGTTCATAGTAATGGTATTATTAATTTATATAATCCAACACATATATCACTTCTCTTATGTAACTATGCAAAAATAAAAGAAGATAATTGGGATCGTTTTAGTAGCGATATTAAATGGATGATGGAAGATTTAGATAATCTTATTGAAGAAACATTGCGGGAAGCCTATCCTCTTTATTATGATTTATTAATATATAAAATAGATGGATTATCTAATGCTAAAATACAAGAATTAATTGAAATAGATTATGGTGTGCGGCATTCGCCTGAATATCTTTCATCTTTATGGAGAAATAAAATACCTAAATTATTGGCGGAAAGAGCTGCTAATAATTGGTTAGATTGGCATTTCTTACAAGAAGAAAAAGGTAAATATAAAAAATGTAGTAGGTGTGGTCAAATTAAATTAGCACATAACCACTTTTTTTCAAAGAATAGTACCAGCAAAGATGGTTGGTATAGTATATGTAAAGAATGTAGAAATAAGAAAAAGGCGGTGAATGATTAATTATGCCAGAACAACTTTTTTGCCCTAAATGTAGAAAGACTATGGCGGACACCAATTTCTATACTCATAAAGATGGAAGCAAAGAAGAGTTATGTAAAAACTGTTTAACTCTTCATGTTAATAATTTTGAACCAGATACATATTTATGGATATTAGAAAAATTTGATGTTCCTTATATTGAGCGGGAATGGAATGTTTTAAGAGATCGCGCCTATGCTAAAGATCCGCATAAAGTTACTGGTTGCTCTATTGTTGGTAAATATCTTAGTAAGATGAAATTAAAACAATGGAAAAATTTTACTTGGGCGGATACTGAAAGATTAAAATTAGAAGAAGAAGAAAAAGCTAAATTAAAAGGATATGACTTTGATTCTGCGGAAGCCAAGATAGAAGAAATGCGGCAGGCGATGGAACGAGGAGAAATATCCGAAGCTCAATTTAAAACATATGAAGAAATAACAGCGCCTCCGCCGGTTTATGTTCCTCCTACACCTGAAGTAATTGATGAGGCGGAAGATGGTAATGATGGTTTTCATTATCCTCAAGGTGCGGGATTCGAGCAAGTTGAATTAGAAGACGTTGGAGCTCAATTAACTCAAGAAGATAAAATTTATCTTGCTATGAAATGGGGAAGATTATATAGAGCAGATGAATGGGTTACACTTGAACAGAAATATAATGATTTTATGAATAGTTTTGATATTCAAGGTGCGGCACGTGAAGATACTCTTAAAATGATATGTAAGACAAGTTTAAAAATGAATCAAGCAATAGACTGCGGAGATGTAGATTCTTATCAAAAATTATCTAGAGTTTATGATGCAATGATGAAATCTGCTAAATTTACAGAAGCACAAAATAAAGCCGAAAAAGGAGACTTCCTTGATTCTATTGGTGAAATGGTTGCTTACTGTGAAAAAGAAGGTGGACAGATACCTAAATATGAAATAAAAGTTCCTTATGATATTATTGATAAAATAATAGATGATTTAAAATTATATAATAAAACTTTAATATATGAAGATAAGTCATTAGCGGAAGAGATTGAATTATACTTAAAGAATAAAGAAAATGCGGAAAGTATGCGTCGAGATAGGGAAGAAGCTAGAGCTAAAGGTCTTGATCAAGTAGAATTAGAAGATAAAGATTTTTTGGAATTTGAAAAAGCAATGGCGGAAGACCGTGAGAAAGATCTACTTCTTCAAAATGAGGAAATAGAAGAGGAGGAATAATAATGAGTTTAAAGAATTTATTAGATATTTCCGAATCTAGGAATAGTTTAAAACAAGGTTTATCTGAAGAAAGACTTAGAGAACAACTTCCGCATTTAAGAAATTTAATTTCTTTTTATAGAGAATATCCTGATTATCTTGTTGATGCAATGCTTAAAAATAATGATTATCAGAATGGAGAAAGCAATCCACATAATCCAAATAATTTTCATTTTTATTTTTATCAAAGGATATTTTTAAGAGTTGTAATGCGTCATAGGTATGTATATGCCACTTTCCCTAGAGCATATTCAAAATCATTTTTATCTATGATGGTTTTAATGCTTAGATGCATTCTTTATCCAAATAGTCAATTATTTGTTACGACTGGCGGGAAGGAGCAAGCCGCAAGTATCACAATAGCTAAGATAGAGGAAATATGTAAGCTGATTCCCGCACTTAATAATGAAATAAATTGGGATCGTGGTGTTTCAAAGAAATCTAAAGATGATGTTAAATATGTTTTTAAAAATGGTTCTAGTATAGACATATTGGCGGCAAGGCAATCTTCCAGAGGTCAAAGGCGGACAGGCGGACTTATGGAGGAATGTGTACTAATTGATGGTGATATTTTAAATGAAGTTATTATTCCTACGACTAACGTCGATAGACTTCTACCAGATGGCTCCCGCCATAAAGAAGAGAATGTAAATAAGAGTCAGATTTATATTACTACAGCAGGATGGAAAAATTCATTTGCTTATGATAAGCTTGTAGAACTTTTAGTTCAAAGTGTAATAAATCCAAAAGAAGTAATGGTAATTGGAGGAACTTATGAAACTCCTGTTACAGAAGGTTTACTTGATGAAGATTTTGTAGATCAATTAAAAATTCAAGGAACCTACAATGATGAATCATTTGATCGTGAATATAGATCTATCTGGTCTGGTTCAGTAGAAAATGCTTTTTATTCTGCTGAAAAATTTGATAAACATAGAGTTTTATTACAACCTGAGTATGAATATAGCGGGAGATCGTCTCAATCAGCTTATTATGTTATTGGAGTGGACGTTGGGCGTATTGGATGTACAACAGAGGCATGTATATTTAAAGCAACTCCGCAACCTCAGGGATCTCATTTAAAAACACTTGTTAATATTTATACTTATGAGGCGGAAGATTTTGAAACACAAGCTATTAATTTAAAAAGATTATATTATAAATATAAAGCAAGAATTCTTGCTATTGATGCAAATGGTCTTGGTGTTGGATTGATTGACTTTATGACAAAAGCACAAATTGATCCGGAAACAGGAGATGAATTGCCGCCATTTGGTGTTGAAGATGGGACTGCAGAAGATACTGTTAATCTTTATAAAAAGATTAAAGGGCCTGGAGTAGAAGAAAATGCAATGTATTTAATAAAAGCGAATGCCCCAATTAATACAGAAGCTTATTCTTATACTCAAACGCAAATGTCAAGCGGGAAGGTGAAATTCTTGATTGATGAACAACAGGCTAAAGCTAAATTGCTTTCCACTAAAAAAGGACAAACTTATAATTCAGATCAAAGAAATGAATATTTACAGCCTTTTGTTTTAACTTCTATTTTAAGAGAACAGCTGTTAAACCTTACAGAAGAAAATGAAGGTATTAATATTATTCTTAAACAAAGTAATAAAGGTATTAAGAAGGATAAATTTTCTGCTTTTATTTATGGTTTGTATTATATTAAAAAGGAAGAAGATTTAGCTAGGAAAAGGCGGAAGAGGGATATATCAAAAATGTTATTTTTTAGTTAAAAAGTTGGGCAACACAAGATAAATAAATTACTTTAAAAAATATATTTAAGTAAAGGATGGAAATATGCGAGCTTCTAGAGGAGAAATTAAAATAGAAGAAATTTTACAAGCAGCTGGATTAAATTTCCAAGAAGAATATAGTTTTCCTGATTTAGTGTCTAGTAGCGGAAGACCACTTAGATTTGATTTTGCTGTATTTGATGATGATGGAGATCTTGATTTTTTAATTGAGTTTCAAGGTGAACAGCATTATGAAGCAAAATCAAAGTTTGGCGGTGCAAAAGGTTTATATAGACAAAAATATAATGATGCTCAAAAAAGAAGTTATTGTGCAACTCATGGTTACACATTAGTGATTATTCCTTATTGGGATGAAACATTTGTTGATTATGATTATATTATGAAAGCTGCTGGTTATTAATTTTAAAAATAAGTAGATTTATATTACTTGATTTTTAAAAAAATTTATGCTATAATTAAAATAGAGATTTTAAGGAGGTATCCCTTTGCGTAATAGAGTTGAAGAAATTAAAGCAAAAGGCTTTAATATAAATGTACCAAAGGTAAATACCGTTCCCGCCTTTACAGGTTATCAAGGAGCTCCAGCTTCAGATTTTAATAATATAAAAGTTGGAGCTAAAACTCTTGATGATGCAATTCTTAAGTTAGGCGATTTAAAGAAAGTTAATCCGAGATTATGTGATAAACATCATGTTTTAATGTCAATTAAAAATCGAGATTTAATTGCAATGCGAGAAATATCTGAATTCTGGTATGAAATAAGTGGTATTTATTCTCGTATTTTAAGATATTTAGCTTTTATGTATCGTTACGATTGGATGGTTACTCCTTTTGTAAATGATGAATCTATTAAAAAAGAAAAATTAATGGATGGTTTTCATAAAAGTTTAAAAGTATTAGATGATTTTGATGTTAAAAAGACTTTTGGAGAAATTGCACTTGAGATATTAACTTATGGAGCTTACTATGGATATAAAGTTCCAATAAATAATAACGATACTTCTACTGTTCTACAAGAATTGCCAGTTAACTATTGTAGAACTAGATTCTTTAAAGGCAAAAAGCCTGCTGTAGAATTTAATATGAAGTATTTTGATGAACAGTTTAGAGATACTATTCAAAGAATGAGAGTGCTAAAACTGTTTCCAGATGAATTTAGAAAAGGTTATGCTTTATATAAGCAAGGAAAGCTACCTCCAGAGTATTCTGGAGATACCGGCGGTTGGTATTTATTAGATCCTGAAATGACAGTAAGATTTACTGCTAATGGAAAAGAATATCCTGCATTTATCTCTATAATTCCTTTACTTATTGATCTAGATGAAGCTAGAGAATTAGATAAGAAAAAGACATTACAGAGATTGATGAAAATTGTGGTTCAGCAAATGCCATTGGATAAAAATGGCGAATTAATATTTGATATAGATGAAGCACAACAACTTCATAATAATGCAGTTCAAATGTTAAGTCGTGCTATTGGTGTTGATGTATTAACTACATTTGCAGATGTATCTGTAGAGAGTATGGTTGAGAATCAGGCAGCGGCTCAAACAGATGATTTAGCTAGAGTTGAACGTCAAGTTTATAATGAAGGTGGCGTATCGCAAAATCAGTTTAATACAGATGGAAATATAGCATTAGAAAAGTCGATTCTTAATGATGAAGCAACAATGTATAATATGTTACTTCAATTTGAAGAATTTTTAAATGAATTATTAAAACCTTTAAATAAAAATCCAAAAAAGGTAGAATATAAAGTTCAATTATTAACTACAACAATTTATAATTATAAAGATTTATCTAAATTATATAAAGAACAAATGCAAGTAGGTTTCTCAAAGATGTTACCTCAAATTGCATTGGGTCAAACTCAAAGTTGTATTTTAGCAAATGCTTACTTTGAAAATGACATACTTGATTTGGTTAATGTATTTATTCCTCCTTTAATGAGTTCTACTATGAATGAGAATATTCTTAATAGAGTAAAAGGTGCGGGAAGCCAGTCCCAAGGCGGGAATGGCAAGCCTGGAGAATCTTCAGAAGGTGCTGGCCGCAAGGAATTAGCTGATGACCAAAAATCAGAAAAAACAATTAAAAATTTGGAATCAATGGGTTAAGGAGGAATTATGGCTACTAATAGATTAAGTGTTGCTACGATATCTTCTCCAGAATTCATTAATATTGAAGGAATAAGTCCATTTGCTTCTAAATGTGAAATTAAGGTTTTATATTTAGGCGGGAACCGCAATGGGAGTTTTATTACTAAGGAAGTAGCTACTCAGATGGCACAAACCTTACCAGGAACTCCTATTGTTGGTTATTATAGTGAAACGCAAGAAGATTTTAGAGATCATGGAGATCAAATGATTATAGACGGAGACGGAGTTAAATTTAAATGTTTAACCACTCCTTATGGATTTGTCGCTCCTGATACTAAGATTTGGTTTCAAGATTTTGAAGATACTGATGAATTTGGAAATACTGTAGTTCGTACATATCTTATGACAGAAGGATACCTTTGGACAGAGCAATATGAAGAAGCTTTGAAGGTTTTAAATGAAGGTCGTCCGCAATCAATGGAACTTGATACGAAAACTTTAAAGGGTCATTGGTCAACCGATAATAATAAGGGTATTGACTTTTTTATAATAAATGACGCAATTTTTTCTAAACTATGTATTTTAGGAGAGGATGTAGAACCTTGCTTTGAAGGTGCTTCAGTAACTGCTCCTGATGTAAGTTCTACTTTCAGTAAAGATGAAAACTTTACGAAGACATTGTATTCTATGATGAAAGATTTAAAAGAGCTTACTTTATGTCAAAATAAAGGAGGACAAACAATGGAAGAGAATACTCAAGTAGTAGAGCCTGTTGTTGAAGAAAATGTCGATCCTGTTGTAGAAGGTGCGGAAAATGTCGTTGAAGAGGCACCTGCGGCAGAAGAAGAAAAAATTTTAGATGACATGGGCAATACAGATGAAGAGAATAACTCTGAAAATCAAAATAGTATAGAAGAATATAAAAAGAATGATGAAGAGAAGAAGGATGACTCTGATGATGCTAAAGAAGATTCAGAATCTGATGACGAGACAGATGATGATGAAAAGAAAGCAAAGTCAAAGAATACTCTTGAAGAAAATTTTTCTTTAGTTGAAAATGAGTTAAACGAATTAAAGGAAAAGTATTCATTACTTGAAAAAGAGAATGCTGAATTAAAGGAATTTAAGTTCAATGTTGAAGCTAAAGAAAAAGACGCTCTTATAAATTCTTTCTATATGCTGTCTGATGAAGATAAGGCAGATGTAATAGAGCATAAAGCAGAGTACTCTTTAGAAGATATAGAGAGTAAGTTATCTGTTATTTGTGTGAGAAAGAAAGTAAATTTCAATCTCGATGATGAAGTAAAAGAAGAAGTTCCTAATCTTTATAATCTTCAGCCCGATGTTGAAGTGGTTCCCGCTTGGTTAAAAGCAGTGGAAGAGAGAAAGAATAAGGACTAATATTGAAGGAGGAAAAAATAAATGGCTATTACAATGACAAGAAATGGCTATGGTCAGGTAGAGCCTAATCAGCTTTCAGCTCAGAAGACTGGTCAGATTTATGCTAGCCTTCCCCTTGATACTGCTGTAGATGTACTCCAGAATGGTGAATTCATGTATTATGATTATGCCACTGGTAAGGTTTCTGCTGATGACTCAACAGGTGTTGCTGAGCCGATGCTTGTATTTAATGAGATAAAGCTTTACGAGCCTTTCTGGAGAACTTCATATAAGGATTTCGCAATGATTAGAGTTAATCATATTGATAACTCTACAACACCGCCTACAGTTATAAAGGGTGAGAATTATGTAACATCTAAGCTAGCTACTGCTGGTTATGGTGATGGTGCTGATAATATAGGCGTTGTTCCTAGTACAACAAATCCGCCTAGTGCCGCTAATACTACTGGTCATACAGAGTATCCATATCACATGGATGGTATGGCACCTCGTCTGTTTAAGACAAATGTAGGCGATATTTATACAACAAACATGGTAACAATCGCTCAGGGTGGTACTTCTTATAAAGTTGGTGATAAGTTAGTTCCTGTTAAGGACGTTAATACAAATACACTTGTTCTTGATATTGATAACAACGCTACAACTGGTATGATTTGGGTTGTTGTTAAGGAGTATTCAATGCCTGATGGACAGCCTGGACTTAAGATCCAGAGAGTACAGTAAGATAGGAGGAAAAAAGAATGGCTTTAGAATTTAAAGATATGCTTACTTTAGCTAAGACTGTCGCAAAAGCTAATCCTTCTGCTCCTACTGCTTACAGCTATGGCGAGAAGAAGTTTAGCTATGACGAACTCCAAGATACTCTTCGTGAAGAGTTTAAGGAGATAGCTGGTACTTATTCACTTTATAGAGAAAATAAGAATACAGTATTTGCTCTTTTAGAGCAGACTATAGACGATGTTCTTCCTCAGAAGGTTATGGAACAGTATTCACAGTTCGCTGATATTAAGACCTTCGCACAGGGTGACAAACCTATATTTACACAGAAGATTACAAATGCTTCTAAGAGACGTGCTAAGCAGTTCATCGGTAAGGTCGGACTTGCTGGTCTTTACGAAGTATTTAAGCTCGATGGACAGAGCTATGAAGTAACAACCAACGCTATTGGCGGTGCTGCTCAGATCGGTTTCGAAGAGTGGCTTGATGGTAGAGTTGATTTCGCAGAAGTACTTGACATAGTTCTTGAAGGTCTTGACGAGTGCATTTATGTTGAAATTGAGAAGCAGTTACTTGGTGCTATTACAAATATCCAGCCTGGTAACTTTGCTACGGATAACGCTTTTGTAGAAGCTAAGATGGATAAGTTAATCAGCGTTGCTGATTCTTATGGTAAGTCTGCAATCTATTGTACTTATGAATTTGCAGCTACTATGGTTCCTGCAACTGGTTGGGTTTCTGATGAAATGAGAAATCAGAGATGGAACAATGGTTACATTGCTAACTACAAGGGTCACCAGGTAATTGTTCTTCCTCAGTCTTACGAGGATGAACAGAACCTTATTAAGGTTATCAATCCTGCATATGCTTATATCATCCCTGTAGGTGCTGAGAAGCCTGTTAAGATCGCATTTGAAGGTCAGACAATCGTTGATGAGTACACTAACTACGACCGTTCAAGAGAAGTTCAGATCTATAAGAAGGTCGGCGTAAGAGCTATCTTCTCTAATGCAATCTGCGTTTATGAAAATACTTCATTAACGAGATAAGTTTTTTAGATATATGAAATATGGGGAGGATTGTAAAATCTTCCCCCATATTTCTGTATTAGGAGATAAAAGGAGAATAATTATGGCTATTAAGGATAATGATTTAATACAAGTTAGAAATAGAAATAATGGAACTACAGGATATACTCTTGATAATAATTTCCATAGAGA